GCCGGTTGACCTCAGCATCGTAGAAGCAGAACGTGTAGCTCACTCTTACCGGCCGGTCAGGATGACCGTCCTTCTCTTTCGTCACGCGCACTGAGGGGACGCGTCTCCCGTCTGTCCACGGATCACTTATGGTGATCAGATGTTCCCACTCCATCTAATTTTGCGCGCTGGAGACCCCCGGCTTTAGCCGGGGGAGGAAAGCGCGCCCTCCTTTTGGGTTGTAAAGCGCTTCGCTCGTGATAGAACGCTGCTGGGGGCCGGGCGGGCCCCAGCAGCACGCGGAGAGACGGTAAGACATCGGCGAGGCTTCCCCTCGACGCTGCGCGTCGAGGGGAAACGTGAACCATCTTGATAGGTTGTGACTAATAACCAAAGTTGCTTCCTTTCAAGAATCCCTCGCCTTTAGGCGAGGGAGGACGTCAAATAGCACCAACTCCTTGACTGCATGGATGAATGCGTTACGCTCACCTGCGCACATCACCCATGTAACCTCCACTTTGACTTCAGGGGCCCTGATACTGGGGGGCATCAGAGCCCCTCTTTCCTACTCCAATCAAGACCCGAAACGGTCTACTCTGGTACGCCATCTGGTATGCGACGAACGCCGTCAATGCCGACGATAGTCATCGGGCTCGGCCACCGCATCAGGTCTTCTATTTCGGCGATAATCTTGTCCTTGGCCCGGAAGGCCGAGGGGTCGGTTGCCATGACCCTGAGCGTCACCGTAAAATGGTGAACTCGCTCCTCTAAGCTGGCGGGTTTAGCCGCCAAGGGCGGGAGCTGTAACTGAACCCCCTCCATGTACTCTGGGAACCGGTTGATGAGTTGCTGCTGCAATGGGTCATTCTGCAGCACCACCCACCTCACGATGTCGTCGATGACCGAGTCCTGTCCGTCAAGCAAGCCCATCGGTATCCAGTCAATCAGCCGGTGGACGTACCAGCCGGCCGGTCCAAGAGAGGGTCCGAGTGAGTGCGGCCGGAAGGAACCTATCTCCTGCTCCCCGTAGCAATCGGGTAAATCGTTAACTCGGAGCTTGATCCCCTCGTATAGCACAAAATCCTGTTTCCTCACTTTCACCCCCAACGCTCCCGTCCTCCAAAGTTGATGCGCCCCCGCTTCTATCTCCTTCACCAAACTCGGCGCACGTACCTGCTTCCACAGGGTCTTGCACACCCTCCACCTCCGTATCCATCCGATCCGTCACATAGAGCCGGAGCTGCTCAAACACTTTGTCTACCGTCACACTGGCAACCTCGCGCTCACCGGGGCTCATGAACTCTATCTCTTCCGGCTCGTAGTACAATTTCAGCGCGGCGTCGTATGCTTCCACCCGCGCTTCCCCTTGCAATCTTCGTCTGTGGTCGAAGTTCAGAAAATGCATCGAGAATAGGCTGTGCTCGAGGGGCGTCGAAGGCCAGTAGCTGGGCGTGCTCTGTTGAGCAACCCAGAAATCGACTCCCATCTCACTGTTCCCCTCCTCTCTCAGTTTGTCAGCCAGCTTCCACACGGCCTGGCGCTGCATGAGGACCTCTTCCCCATCCTCGCCACACCAATTGAATATTGTGACGTCGCCCGACCAGAACGCGATGCGGAGCTGGTGCATCGCCTGGTTGAGCTCAATCCCACGCTGAGCGTAGAGCATCGCAATACGGCAGAGGTACGATACGCACACCGCCGGCCGCTGCTTATCGTAGACGGCACAGAGCACACCCCCCAGCGTCCGCCCCTTCAGATGCATGCAGGGGAACCTGATGCGCAGCTTCCCCTTTTCTACATTCTCGTCGGGCCGAGCAAACCGATCAGGGTTCCCGGGGTTCGCCGCCTCTGCCTCCTCAGGGGTGCAGGAAGCGTTCAAGATGGCACAGCAGAGCCCGCACCTGACGCACAGCTCACTTGTCGAACGCAACGAATCGTCGTGGTAGAACATGCGCCCTCCCTTGTATCGCCCCCCTCAAGGCAGGCCAACCCACCCGGGCCATGCCCTTGAATCTGTTACCGGCCCTGTCGAGTTTGACGCTTGAGCCACTCATGGCCTTTGTCCGTGATCTGCAACCCAGCTTTAACCCGTCCTGTGAAAGGGTCCTCGATGCTACACCGCTCAATCAGCTCGTGCTTGAGCAGCGGCCGAGCAGCGTTGCGCACTGTGCGGACGGTCTTGACCTGAATACCCGAGGTCTCCGTAACCACCTCCCCCTTCTTGACGCCAAAGACGCGGGTCACCAAATCGGGATACGTCAACCCGCCTTTAGGACATGACGACAGAGCGCGGAGGACTCCAGCCACGTCGGAGTTGAGCGAGGGGTAATCAGGAGAGGCAGACTGTTTCACCACCGGCTTCTTGGAGGCCTTGGGTTTCGGAGCGGCCTTAGGCTCAGCCTTGGCCTTAGGTTTGGCCTTCGTTTTGGGCGGGGCTTTAGGCTCAGCCGGCGTGACGAACTTGTCCTCCATAGCCTTGGCCGCCTGCGCTGCCCGCCTCTTCGCCATCTCAAGCGGGTCCAGGTCCTCTACCTCACCCATCGCAGGGGGAGCCGGGCTCTCAGCTTGTACGGGCTGAGGCGTGGCCTTGGGCTTTGGGATAGGTTGGGGTGCTTCCGCCTTCTTCGGCGGCTCAGGAGCGGGCTCAGGGGCCTTCATGCCGCCCGACCGGTCAATGCGCCGCGGCGGCGCCTTTTCCTCCTTCCCGTTGCTCTTGGCCAAGCGGAGCTTACTCAAGCACGAGTCAATCATCACCCTCGGCGTGAACACCTCTTCAATAGGCTCAAGCGAGTCACTCACCCCGCGGAGCTCCGCGTTCCTCGCTCGAATCGCGTTCAGTCTCTTCATCCCGTCCATTTGTTACTCCTTGAAGCGGCGGGTGTGGCCAGAACGCGCCGCCCTCGAGCTCGAGTACGACACCTCGTTCACCCACCACGTGAAAAAACCATCCCCCACACAAAGGGCATTTCATCTCCTGACCCTGTTGAGGGGCAGGAATCGACGAGCTCACGGGCACCATGTCCTCGGCCAGGACATCAGCCCCGCTAAAATCACGGCCCACAGCAAGGCAGTCATAGAGCGGCTGCCTACACTGGACGCAGATAATTCGAGCGGTCACCGTTATCCTCCTTGTACCCTCTTCGCGGCCATTTTTACCCCCTTTCCCCAGGCTGCATATTGGGGTAACGTGGATCACGGATCAACTAGAATGGAGGGATTTTCCCCACATGAAGATGCGTGAACGCGTTCGTGCGTGCGGCACTCAAATCCAGATTACTGTCTTGCAAGGCCCCCCGAGGCACGCCTGGGTGGTCACAATGCATGAGGCTCACGACCTGGTCGATAGCCTCTGCGATGCGATTGAGGAGGCGCAAGGCAACGCCAAGGTGCCAAGCCACCCTTTCGCCCCCAAGCGAGGTAAGAAGAGCCGGCCGCTGTCCCGCGGCAACTGAACCCCAACCACGGATACCAACGATGAACCACGAGCTCACGCTCCGCGTATCAGACCCACAGCTGGCCCTCCTTCAGCAAGAGGCCCGGCGCATGAGTGCCCAACACGGGCGAGAAGTGACCCCCGCCGAAGTGTGCCGCGCCCTCATCGACCTTCACCGCTACCGAGTGAGGCAGGTGGGCAATGCAGACCCGCGGACACTGATGTGGCTCTACCAGGAAGGACCATTTAATGCCCGACGAACTGAACTGGGACCCCAAAGCAGTCGTGGACGAGATGACCCCTACCGCCTTCCCCCCGCAAGAGGAAGCTCCCCTCCCAGCAGTAACCCACCCCGAGGGCTCGATTGAAGCCCGCTTTGGGATAACGCCCAGGGCAGCGGCCACAGTGGCCTTGGGGGTGTGCTCGCTTTACACGGCGCCTGAGATTGACCAGCTCGAACTGGCGGCTCGGGGCATCTATGTGGACGAGAACGAACTGTTTGACCTCATCCACCGCTACTACGCCAGCCCCGTAAAGCGCCCTTAAAGCAGGAACCCCAGAGCTGACGGTGTGCTCTGGGGGCCTGCCTACGGATCAAGTAGATGGAGTACCTCTTGGACCAGCTCTCCAGGAGGTTATCCAAATGTAGCAGAGGCGCTCACCGGCGCAACACGAACTAGGAGCGCAGATCCGGTTTTCAACTAATTTTCAGGCAGCAGACTGGACTTAGTTGACATCCTCCCCGGCATAAACGCCGGGGATTCCTAAGCGGCCTTTGCCGCTCGGGAGCGTCTCTTGCGAGCTGCTCGCGGTTTCTGCTTCGCTGAGGGCCCCAATGAGCCCTCTCCACAGACTGACAGGGTCTGCCCGACCCTCAAGATATTCTTAGCAGCGTTGATGTCCGCATCATCCTCGTGGCCGCAGGCCACGCAGACAAAACGTGCTTGTGTACGACGACTCTCAGAGCTGACGTGCGCGCATCGTGCGCACGTCTGACTGGTGTACTTCGGCGGTACAGCTACAACCTTCCCACCTCGCCATTGCCCCTTGTAGGTGAGCTGGCGGCGAAATTCAAACCACCCCTGGTCGAGAATAGCTTTGTTCAAGCCTGCTTTGCTGCGGACGTTTTTCCCCGGCTCTTCCGTGGTCCCACGTGCCGATGCGCTCATGTTTTTAACTTTCAAATCCTCAACATACACCACCGCGTGGCTTTTGCTGATGGCCGTCGAGGTTTTGTGCAGAAAGTCGTTTCGAGCGTCGGCAATGCGGATGTGCAGCCGAGAAACGACTGCTTTCTGTTTTTTCCAGTTGCTGGAAAATCTCTTCTTCCGTGACAGGGCACGTTGCGCGGTGCCCATTTGCTTCTCCAAACGTCGGAAGCTATCTATGGGCTGAACAAGCTCGCCGGTCGACAGGGCGGCGAACTTCGCCACCCCCATGTCGATGCCGACCTCGGACGAACTTGGATGAATGGAGTCTGCTACCTCTCGCTCGGTCTGCACCGAGATGAACCAGTGGGCACCACGGCGCTTGACGGTAACGTTTTTGATGGTTCCTTCGATTTCTCGGCTCTTACGGAACCGTACCCAGCCAAGCGCTGGCAGCTTGATTCGACGACCATTGACCCCGATGCTGTCGTTCGCCTGCGAAAAACGGAAGCTATCGAACGACCGGCCCTTCTTCTTGAAGCGAGGAAAACCTTTTCTTTTCAAGAAGAAGTCGCTGAAGGCCTTGCCCAAATCCTTAAGAACCTGTTGCTGTGGCCTACTGTGAACCTCGGAGAGAAACGAAAGCTCTGGGTCGTTTCGGGCTACAGTGAGTTCGCGACAAAGCTCTGCATAGTTCAGTGTTTTTGAGTGCTTACTTAGACGATGCTTCTGCAGGGCAAGAGCTGAATTCCAAATAAAGCGTATAGCTCCCGCCGTGCGCTCCAAAATCACACGCTGCCCTTCGGTAGGCTCGATTCTGAACTTGTAGCCTTGACGCCGCAGCATCGCGCTCGTGTAGCACCGGTGTGCGCTCCCAACAAGCAGAAAAGCTACTTCACCTAACTCCCGCTGAACCCTAGGGGCGCACCTACCCCCGTGTAAACCACTGAGACCACTCAAAGCGCAGGATCTTGTTTCAGCCCCCGCGTAACTTTGATACAACGCCCGTTCACGTAATCCGTTGGTGAAACAAGATGAAGCGCAGACAACACAGGGGAGGGAGCAGCCAACACGCTTAAAAGACGAAAGCCATCAGCCCGGCAGAACTGATGGCTCCTAAGTCTGTCTATTGACCTAACCAGTCAAGGCGAGTCCTACCGCGAGTCGTCCCGGAGGTCAATAGGTAAAGAGTGCAGAGCTGCCTCTTATTGAGGCACTATGTATACATCTCCGCACATTCAATCGTCTTTTTATTGCGTCACCTGCCGAGTGAACGTTGTCGCTCCCCCTGTTCTGACTGCGCAGGGAGCAACGAAGTGCCACGAGCCAAGAGAAACCGCGACGGCAAGCGAGAGTTCAAGTACGCCGACACCTTCGACCTGCACCCGGCCCTCATGCCGGTACAGGACCCCAGCCTGCCAAGAGGTGAGCGTCGACGCGCACAGCGCGCTCTGGGGTTCCACAACTACATCAAGCGGACCAAGGGGGTAAGGAGGTTCCTGCCCTTGGAGGCCATCCTCACCAAGCTCAGCGGGCTTGAGATGGCCATCCTGCTCTTCATCTGCCACGTTTCAATCTACCGCGACCAGCGGTTTCACGGCGTTTGCGTGTCCATCCGCGACATTGTGGGCTACGTGAAGGACTGTAAATCCATTGGAAAGGTGCATGACGCTGTCACCCGGCTAATCGCCCTCAACCTTCTCGTCGTCCTCGAGAGGAATAAAGGGGGGCGGGCTCGAGTCCTGATGCCCAACCCCGGTGGAGGGGCGTGGACTCCCCCTCCTTTGTGTTCTGAGCAGAAACCACACGGGAATTCGTGTTCCAGCCAGGCCAGAACAGAAAGGACAGGGGATGACTCCGTAGTGTTCCAGCCAGACGGAACAGAAGGGGACCCCTCTCCTATTAAAAGAAAGAGCTCTGAAGAAAAGAAAGACCCTCCGCCCCCGGCCCAAAAGGGCCGGGGCGGGGCGGAGGAAGCGCCACCTGTTGAGGACACCGTCCCCATCGAGGAAATCTTTGCTGCAGCAAAAAACTTCTGTAAGCCGCCGGTTACTCAGAAGAACGAGCAAACTCAACGTCCTGTGTACAGGCAGGGGCTAGGTAGCGACTTCGCCGCCCGCTGCGCGGCAGCTCAGCACGACCCGGCGGTACTCGCCGCTCAGCGCCGCTTGGAGGAAGCGCAGCGGGCAAGGGGGGTGCACTAGGGTAACGACTGAGCACAGCTGACACAGGGGATAGAGGAGCTGGCCGGCGACCTCAATGGTGAAGTGCGCCTTGTCAACCCCTCACCCTGTTCGGGACCAAAACGACACGAACACGGCTAGGGGCGTGTGGGAACTGCGGTGAACTGATTGAGATGTCGACCAGCTAAGAAGAAGGGGCGCCTGCAGCACGTCCCTTCTCCCTGAAATCACAAGCACCTCCGCACAGCGTCGATCACATCCTGCGAGAGGACTCCATTTCTCTCGGCCGATGACAGGGCCAAGAGGAAGTCCTCTCGCGATGCCGCATAAGTCAACTCCATCGCCACGTCAATAGCGATGAGCCTGTACGTCTCTGATTGAGGTTTCGGTTGCACACACCACCCCAACGCACGACCGAGAGGAGCCCCAACACGGATGGCCTCCTCCAGCGCATCACGGGACGCGCTGTCAGTCACGCATTTCAGAATTTCGGAGATAGTCATGTCATCCCCCTACAGCTTGACCACGTTGAAATCGCCTTTGGCCCTCGCCTCTGTTATTTGTTGCGCGAACTTCTCTAGCCCGGTGGGCTTTTCCTCTTCGGGAACCCACTGCCAGTTCTCTTCCGCAGCAGCATCGGCATCGTAGTCCACACGGACTACTGAAGCGCTCCCAAGGGAACGGCTCTGGAAGTACAGCGCGACGAGCATGGCCCACGGGGCGGCCAAAGGATTGAGGAAGGCGAACGCTGTGGCCAGTGTCGAGATGAACATGCTGGTCTCCGCGTCTTTGATGCGCTGACCGGCCTTTTCCAAGTCGTGTGAGGTTTCGATGTCGTACAGCATCCGCCCAAGAGCGGCCTTCTGGTTCTCAGTGAGAGCAGTCTGAGCAGCCTTACCGAAACGGGCACGGATGAGAGCGTTGCGGGCGATGTTCATGATGGACATAGGTCCTCCTTTCCCCCAGCTATATGGGGGGTGGGCAAAAAGGTTACGATATCCTTATACCCTTAGAATCTATGGATTTTCAGTTGAGGAGCTACATCTGACGAGAGACACGGAAGTGGGCAGGGCCGGACATCCCATGTTGGTATGGACGGCTCTGAATCTCCTTGTGGCGCTTGGCCATAGCGCCGACGCCTTTGACGGCGCCTATGCCCGTGCCGATGGCACCGGCGGCCATGAGACCCTTGCCCACCAGGCCGAGAGCCTCTTTCTCGATGGGCACCACACGACCTACCCCTTGGGGTTGCTCGGCGGCGAGCTTCTGAGCGAGGGACCGACCCATCTGGTCAGCAGCTGAGAACTGGAGAGCCTGGGCCGCCCAGTTCTCAGCTACCTCGTGAGCCAGCTTCTGGATCAACTCCGGAAGCATTAGGCCGCCTGCTCGAAGCCACTGATGAGGCCGATGTTGCTCACGTTGACCGGACGCAGCCGCTCGTACTGCATGGCCACGTTCTCCTGAACCAACGTGCCCTGGGCGTCAGTGGCCCAGGTGTGGTTCGGGATGACCACCGACTCGATGTAGACCGCGCCCAACGTGTCCAGGTTGGAGTCGCGGATGTACATCATGAGCCCGATGGGCTGGTTGAACATGTCGCTCGCCAGGTTGATGAACAAGTTGTCGTAACCTGGCGGAATGCGTACATCATGCGGGTTGGCCACCTGAGTCGAGCCCGGGTTCTGCCACACGGCCGGCACCTGCACTGGCAGGACGAGGTCCTGGTAGTAGGCGTAGAGGCAGCGGAGCAGCGAGGGCCCGTGGTAGTGAATGCGGGAGAGGCCCAGCTGACCCACGGTGCGGGCGCCGATGAAGTAGCTCCGCTCCGAGCCCAGCTCCCAGACCCGCATGAAGTTCTTGTTCTGGTTGACGTTCACATTCTGAAGCGCCCCGATAGGCCAGACGATGTCCGTCTCCCCCGAGGTCAACTGCCCCTCAAGAGCGGCGGCTCCGCCGAGCTCGGCCAGCCGAGGCGGGCCGGCAGCGATGAGCGTGAGCCCACCGCTGACAAACCTCCCGTCCACCATTCCACCCTGGACGTAGGAGGTATAAGGATTCCACTGGGCAAAGCTTCCCATTACTTAGCTCCTTCCTCAGACGATGAGGGTGATGCGGATGCGGTTGGCCGGGTAGAAGACGTCGACCGTCACATCCATCAGAATGATGTCAGGGTTGGTATCATCCTGGAGGAGGTTGTTGAGGTCGGCCCCGTTCCAGACCCTCTTGTCCACCAGGTATTCCAGCGCCGACTGGCCCACCGTTGCGAGAGTCTCGAGGTAGGTGTCGGTGATGTTGAACCGGCCGATGTAGAACCGCATCACGGCCCGGAGCAGCTTGGACCCGTAGTCGAGAGCATTGGTGATGCTCTGTTCCTGGGTCTCCAGCGAGCTCACGTCCGTGGTCAGCTGGTGGCGGCTCTTGAGGGGCGTACCCGCCCCTTCTTGGATGAGCCACTCGGCTCCACCGGCAGCCCCCTGGTTCATCAGGGAAGGCTTGTAGATGTCGTTCGAGCCCGTCACCCCGGTGAACCCCGTGATGGGGAACTCGGTGTAGGGTTGGGCTGGGCCGTTGCCGGCGAGCTGGCCGGCCTTGGCGGCCGAGGCGAAGAACCCCGGAACCAGTTGGGTCACACCGCTGACCGAGACCTGCACCTGGTCACACTGCTGCATGCGCACCCGGCGGGAGGCGAAGCCTTGACCACGAGCAACGATGGTCTCGATCTCCGTGGTCTTCCCTGCGGTGGTGGAGGGGATGGCAGCGCCGCGGATGTTCACCGAGAAGGTGTCGCTGATGGCGGCCGGCAGGTTGCCCGTGGTGTAGAACTCGTCCGTGTTCTCGTCGGCGGCGAAGGTCGTGTTGATGGTGACCACCGTTCCGCTGATCGAGCCGATGTTGTAGTAGAGGTCGTCCGTCCCGATGTCGAGGAAGACATCGTCGTCGACCGTGATGGCGTTGGGGTCGATGCCCTCAGCCAGGAGGGCCTGGGTCAGCGTGGCCACCTTGGTGTCGAAGGTGGTCGTGGTCAACCGGTCCCCATCGGTCCCTGAAGCCACTACCGTGTTGCTCGCCCGAGTCGGCCGACCGAGCCAGCAGTACATCACCCGCTCGCCCTTCTGCTCTGGATCGCTCATCGAGAGCACGTGCGTCCGGCCTGCGCTCAGGATGTCAGAGTCGTCGGTCAGGAAGGCCAGGCCGTAGACGTCCTTGGCCTCCAGGAAGTCGAGGGCGCTCTGCCATGCCGTCGAGGTCCCGTAGGGGGCGTCTGCACTCGTGGCTCCGACACCGATGCCGTAGACGAAGTTCGTCCCCGCGTTCTGCAGTGCGAGGAAGAGGCCGTAGGCCAGGGGATTGTCCGGCGTGACGGGAGCCAACGCTGCCTCGAGCTCTGTCGAGTCACCGAAGGCCAAGAGAGCCGGGTTCTCAGCGTCGGCCGAGACGTCGAGACGCAGCGCCGTGTAGGCGTGGTACAGGTTCACCCCGGCGCTCAGGGTGACTGGGTCACCCGAGGTGTCGCGCAGGATGTCATGTTTGATCTCGATGTCCCCCTGGGTATTGATGAAAAGGTCCGGCTTGGGCACGGTCACGCCGTACTGAGCCGAGTCCACCAAGTCCAGGTTCTTGGCCACGATGTACCAGGTCGACCAGGTGGCCGTCTCTGCTGACTCCTGAGAAAGCTTCATCTTCCCGACGGTGCCACCCGAATGAATCTGAGTGACGTCGCCAATCCACGTGCCGTCAGCGTAGACCGAGTCTCCGAGACGAACGGGGAAGCTTCCTCCAACATGTCTGCCAGCTTGCAGGTCAAAACCTAACGTGGCGAGTGAGGTTGAGTCCGCATCCACTACGATGACGCTTTCGCTGCCCATCGTTGGACTTAGGAGGTAGAGGTAGTTTGACGCGTCAAGGAATGCGAAGGTTCCTCCCCAAAGCGCATCGATCTGGTCAGTGATGCCGCCAATGGGTTGGGAAGCATTCTGCTTCTCACCTCGGTTGACCTGCTTTGCTGTGGCAGCACCTAAGATTTCCGTGGCTGCTGTTCCGCCGGTCACCTCCACCTCAGTCCCGTAGACGATGGTGGGAGGAGCGCCGCCGAAGAAGAGGCCCAGGTAGTCACCACCGGCGTCAACGTCACCCCATTGACCCGCGGCGTAGGCGACTACCGTGCCAGCTCCGATGACGGCAGCGACCTGGGTGTTGATGTCGCTGATGACCTCAGCCAGAGTGGCCACGGCCCCACCGAAGGTCACAGTGACCGCGGTGCCGTTGACGCTCATGATGAGCGTGTTGGACTGGATGTTGCCATAGGTCCAGCCCGTCGAGTCGACTGAGATGATGGGCTGGCCGACGAGGTCGAGCGTCTGGGCGTTCCCTCCGTCAAGAGAGACGATGAAAGTCTCACCGTGAATCTCGACGTCGGCTGAGAGGTCCACCGTGCCCACGGCGGTCTGGGCGGCCGTGGCCGCGGCGATGAGGCTCTCGCTCACGTTGACGAAGGGCGTTGTGGCGTCACCATCTCCATCGCTGACGACGGCGATGGTGGTGCCGTTGCGCAGGAAACTCTCGCTGCGCAGGAACTCACGAACCTCAGTACCCAGGTCAACGAAGGCTCGGATGGAGTCCTCTTCGACGTCGAGCTCGTCCATGATGCCCCGGGGGTCGGGCAAGCTCGTCTGAGGCATGTAGGCTGCGTAGTTCGAGTAGGCCCCGATGCCGTAGTAGGTCCACCCTACCCGGCTGCCCCAGCCCAATGGCGAGAGCGCGGTGCCCCCCACCAGGCGGATGCTGGCGGTGGCGCCCGAGGCTGTGGTTCTAAGCTGGAGTCTCCAGTCTGGTGAAGCCACAGTACCCACGTTGACCGCGTAGGCCGTGAACCCGCTCGGGGCTACGGTGGCTCCGTTGATGGCGGCAGCGGCGGCGACTGCGGTGAAGGGGTCCGTTCCCGAGAAGCTGAAAGTCTGCTCCGGGCCTTCGGACACCGACACAGTCAGCGTCGTGCCGTCCAAGTTGTAGCTGGCCTGTGAATTCTCAGCGGTGGCAACTGCAGAAGCCGAGGTCAGCGCGTCACTATTGACCGTGCCGTCACTGTTGAGTACCTCGACAATCTGCTTGCACACCCCGATCACGCAGGGGGCCAGCGTGGGGGTTAGGATGGTCGGGCTGACTTGGCGAATCTCCTGGATAACCTCGACGCCCGGCCGCACAATCTCTGACGCTGCTGCCATGGTCTCCTCTCCCTTACGTCCTGATCTTGAGGGTCAGTGGCTGACTGTCGGGAACCCTCTCCAGGGCCTCAACTGCGAGGGGCCGGCCGCCCAACGACGGCGGCTTGAGCGACCCTGACAGTTTGGGTCCTGTGCGAGCTCCCAATGCTGAGCCGCGCATACCCGGTCCCGGCGATCCGTCCAAAGCTGCAGCTGTCACCCGCCGAGCACCAAACCCAGCGGTCTGCATCTGCACCTCAATCGCCTCTGCCTTCCGTAACTCTTGCTGTGTAATGGTATCTTGCCATTGAAAGTAGAAAGGCACCACTACCGGTACGTTATAGGCCTCGCCCTCTACGGCGCCCTGAATGAGGGCTCCGGGGGGACTGGCTGACATCAACTGAATGCGTTGGCCGAAGTCGTGGAACCCACTCTTCAGCATGATGCGCCGCAGAATCCAACAGTGCCTGGCTAGAATCCAAGCCAGGTACTCAGCGGTGTTCTTGTGCCGACCCACGCAGTTGTACGTGGCGTTGCCTGAGAGCAGGTCGGTGTGCTTGCGCTCACCGGTGGCCATGTTCATCGACTGCATCTGATCCATAGCTGCGCCGGCGAAGGCCATGGGCGAACGGATGAAGACTATAGCTGGGCGGTGACCCACCATCTCGCTCTCGAGGGGAGCCTTGTCTGTGATGAGGACCTCGGTCTGAGTCTCGTCCGCATCCCAGAAGAAGCACCCCTCACCCCGGGGGGCCTGGGCGAAGAGGCTCTGCGCGAAGGAGAGGCACAGTCGAGTCACGTGGAGGAGTGGGTTCTCTCCCCAGCTGCTGACAGTGTCTCCATCGAGCAAGGTGCTCATGCGGGACCTCTCAGTTGCCGGCCCTTCTCTTCGGCCTCGTCCATCACCTGCTGCCGGCCCTTATGCATGGCCTTTCCAGCGAGATAGGTCCCCAAGGCCACAACTGTGGGCAGGCCCGCTTTGCCCGCCCGGCTCGCCAGAGCTTTCACCCCTTGAGGTCCATACTTTTTCTCGAGGGCGATGCGGCCCAGGCCGCCGACGAGGTGAGCCGCGCCCGCGGCGGCCCCCGCCGTCCCGATGAGCTTAGCCTCTTGCTTCAAGCGCGCTTTGGTCGCCTCGTCCAAGGCCACCTTGATCAACTCGTCACAAAAATAGAGGTTCATCTAATTTTGCGCGCTGGAGACCCCCGGCTTTAGCCGGGGGAGGAAAGCGCGCCCTCCTTTTGGGTTGCAAAGCGCTTCGCTCGTGATAGAACGCTGCTGGGGGCCGGGCGGGCCCCAGCAGCACGCGGAGAGACGGTAAGACATCGGCGAGGCTTCCCCTCGACGCTGCGCGTCTCGGTGAAACGTGAACCATCTTGATAGGTTGTGACTAATAACCAAAGTTGCTTCCTTTCAAGAATCCCTCGCCTTTAGGCGAGGGAGGACGTCAACCGTCGCCCCTCTCGTAGCCGTTGATGGCTCGCTCAGCGAGATAGCCCTCAGTGGTCTCGGTGTGCCCCTCAAGATTGTGCGGGTTGGTGAACTCCCGCTCGGGCGCCGGCTCGTAGGTCTTGAGGTCGCTCAGGTCGATGGGGAGCTTCCACTCGATGTCCTGCCGCGGGATGTGATGCAGGACGAGCTCATAGTGGAGCGGGAAGCGGAGGCGTTGGGTCGACGAGACCCGCTGCACCCTCCATCGCCGGTTCTCGAACTCGACGAGCATGTCGAGGGGCTTGATGGGGAACTCAGCTACGCACCGAGCAGTTGCGTTCTCCTGCTGAGTCTTCTGGATGTCCATCAGCTCGACGTGCTTGGGCGTCGGGTCAATCTGGACGCGCAGCTCAATCGGATCGAGGAACCCTCGGACGTAAGTCGTGTCGTAGCAGGTCACGCACCCGCTCTTGACCTGCTGCCCCGTCACGTAGTCGTAGCACGAGGGGCAGCGCTGGCCGAAGGTGCGCCTGGGAAAGAGGAAGGCCCGCCGGCCAATGTGCTCTCGGAAGAGGATGTGCTCGAGCCGCCGCACTTCGAGGGCGATCAAGTCAGGCGTTGGGCCCTTGGCCGCCGTCGAGCTGTACGTGGTCTCGCTGTCGCTGACTCGCCGCACCTTGATGCGGTAGTGGAGCTCGGCGTAGAGGTCCCACCTCGGGACTTGCACGTCCCGGAAGTAGTACTTGTCCGTGAACTCCTCAGTGACCGGGTCGAAGGGGCCCAGGGGACTCTGGCTCCGCTCCACGGTGAAGCGGTAGTCCCACACGTCCTCCCTCGTTGGCTCAATCTCCCAGGAGACGTCCAGGTAGTCCAGTGACAGGCTGGTCACCCGCAGGTTGGTGACCGTGAGCACCTACTTGGCTCCTCGTCTCCCGAGTCGGGAGAACACAGGGGCGGTCAAAGGAGCGAGTCCTTTGGTCCGCCGACGCAGGACCTTACTCACCCTACTCGTGCCCAGTACTGAAGAGAGTCGCTCTCTCGCTCCTGACTCACTGGCGAACTTCGCCAACCGAGGGTGGAGCTCGGCCGACCCCTGTTTGGCGGTCATGGCCTCCACGGCCTCCGGCCCCTTGGCCCCGCCTATGAACCCACCTATGACGCCGGGGAGATGAGAGTAGGCTCCGAGTGCTTGAGCTCGAGCCCTATCCATTACCATTTCCCGCTGTCCTCCCATCGCCGCAAGTTGCTCTGGGCTGAAGGCCTGACCGGTTTGAGGGTGGAACTGAGGCACGGGGCCTACGCCGGCCGCGGCCCGGTTTTGAGCTTTGACTGAGACCACCCCACCGATGCCGCCAGCTGCGGCCCCGACGGCCGCGCCCATGACGGCACCCTTGGCCGCCTCACGGATGGCGTTGGCCCGCCGAGCCTCCGCCTCCATCTCTTGCGTCTTCCCGTAGGTCGTTACTCCGCGGCTGAGGCCGCCACCGACTGCACCGATGATGGCACCCTTGGCCGCGCCGTAGCCGGCCCTCTGAAGGGCACTTAACGGGGCAGCCTGTTTACCCAGGCCAATGTCTTGCATACGTCGGGCGATCTCTTGTCCACCCATGCCTACAGCGTATTCTTCGCTGCCCTTGGCCGGCCCTCCAGAGGGAACGGTCATCTCTCGTCGGCGGCTGACGGTGACGTCCCCATCGCTAGGGTTTTCGGATAGTGACCTGAAGAGCTGGCTGAGCTCATCGGTGGACAGTCCTTTGAGCTGGTCGGCCAGCTCATCGACAGAGGCGTCGGCCATCTCACCATCCATGGCCACCTTGCGTAGCCAGGTTGTAGAGGATGAGGGTTGCCACATGGCGGCTTGCTTCTCTTTGAGGTCTGCATCTTCCTTCTTACCGAGCTCAGGGGTGGCCTCAGGTTCGAGTTGTTCCGCGTCGACAGCGCTCTCCAGCTTCGAGCTCTCTTCGGTCAGCCGCTTGATAGCGGGCCGGACTCGGCCGACGGCCGGAAGCTTCACTGCTGAAGCGCCGGCCAGCACGCTTTGCTTGCGAGGCTTGGGGTACTGGCTCATGGGGAGTTGAACAGTCGTGGACCCCGCGGCCAGCTTCTCCGAGCTCGTCTTGGGCAGCGCCCCGCCGGCGGGAGTCGGCACCTGCGGGGCACCCGCTATGGGACTACCAGGTCCAGGGGAAGCCATCTCTTCGCCGCCGGGGGCGGCCGGAGCTGGAGCCGCTTGTTGGGCGGCTTGCATCTCACCACCTACTGCTTCCTGCTCTTCGGCTAAGCCGGCCTGAGCCTGCTGTTGCTCGGCCTCGAGCTGGGCCTTCTGGGCCTCTTCTTGCTCTTTGCGCACTTTGGCCGGCGCCAGGGGGTCAGGCTCGACGAGGGGTGGACCCGCAGCCTCCATGGGTGGTGGGCCAGCGGCCTGACCTCGAAGGTCGGCCAAACCCTGGGCCATCATCTCGAGCTGGCCCTTCATGTCCGTGGCCGCCTGGGCTAACTGCTCCCGCTGCTCCATGGACTGAACGCGCTCTGAGAGGCTGGCCTGTTGAGCGTTGACCGCCTGCTCTTGAGCCTGGGCCTTCTCTTGGGCCTGCATCTCAATCTCAGCCTGCATTTGCTCTTGCGCCTGTTGGGCCTGCATGAGCTGTTGCTGGGCCATCTGCTCCTGCTGAGCCACCATAGCGAGCTGGGCCTGAGAGGCTTGAAGCTGCTCGGCGAGCTCAGCGTTCTCCGCCTTGGCCTGCTCGAACTCAAGGGCCGCTGCCACGCTAGGGTCAATCAGCGCTCGACGCTCAATCTCAGGCAGCGCTTCAACGCCACGACTCATACTGATGGCGGCGATCTTGAGCTGACCAGCCTGCACCTGAGGCGTGCGGACAGGGGGAGGACCGGGGACCGTGGGCCGCTGAAGGTCGACCAGGAACTCGGCTGCCTTCTCGAACGGAATCTCACCAGAACCGGTGAGCCAATCATCGAGCCTCGACATCTTGATCTCCTTCCCCTACCGGTACAACGTCACGTGCCAGGCATTGGTGATGCCGTTGTGGTCGATGCTTTGAACCTCACTGCTGGCCACCGGTACCTGGACGGTGTGAGCTGTCGTCGAGAATCCGAGCAGCGCGTTCGCCGTCCCTGTCGATTTCACGGTGAATGCCCCATCACGAACCAAGAGAAAGCGACGGTCGACGCCGCGGCCTTGATGGTCAGACAAGTTGAGGCTGTAGGGCTGAGCAACTCCAGCGACAGAGGCGTTGATCTTGGCCACAATCTCATCCACCGTCCACGCCCGGCTCTTGGCCGGAGTGAAGGTCGTGACGACGTCACCACCTCCGATGTCGACGATGAAGGTGAGCCCATCGACTTCAGCCCCTTCAGCCAAGTTCGTGGTTCCGATCAGCGCGCCATTGAGGAAGTTGATCATCTGCAGCTGATCGATACTGAATATGTGCCGCTCCCAGAGAGCCATGAGTCCTCCTAGCGCGTCAGATCAATATGATAGTACCCGCTTAGCGCGAAGTACTCCGAGTGAGTTCCACTGCCTGTGCCGAAAAAGTTTTCGATGTTCCACGCAACCTTTACCCGGTCTCGCCCCATCTCCCATTGACGCTGGAAGATGCTTATCCAGCTCTGGAGCAAAGGGGTCTTGTCTGAGACGGCCACGTTGAGCCCCCCGTCTGAAAAGGGGAGGTGATTGCGCGTCTGCAAAAGCCCCACGCTGATGAGAGTGTTCAGGATGGTGCCCTTGCGTAGGAGCGAGGCTTGGCCGCGGGCCATCAGGTCGCTAAAGGTGTACAGGCCCGTGTTAGGCGGCGTGCCATTGAAGTCCTCAATGGCATCGATGGCCGCCCAGGCCAACTGCCGCTCACTCGACTCCTCTCCCGCCACCAGCCGGTTCAACTCGGGGTAGTCCCGAATGTACATCCGGACGGAGTAGATGAACTGGGAGAAGCCGTGGCTTGCCCCCGGGATGTTCGTCGGCACCGGCAGACCCTGAAGCGACATTTACTTCCCTTCCTCGACGGCCAGAGCATAGGCCTCTTCCTGGAGCTGCTTCTTCGAGTAGAGGGCCAGGTCTTCTTCCGTAACGCCTTGGCCAGCCAGGTGCTTGATGAGCTCGGCCTTGGTCATCTTGTCGATAGGCTTGGCCACGGGCTTATCCTCGACCGCGGGCTCAGGCTCAGGCGCAACCACCGTCTCGGGTGGTGGCGGCGGGGGAACAGGCGCGTCAGCCTCGGCGAAGGAGTAGTCCTTGCCCATCGGGCCGCCAACCTGAACTTTGATGACCTTGGCCCCGGCCAACCGCTCAAACTCCTTGAGGTACTTCTGGAACATGGGGGCCGATACGGCCATGGGCCGGCCCCGTTGAAGCCTGAGCTTGCCATCACAAAGGAACATGGAACGACGAGGCCGGTCGGCCAACGTGATGCGGCTCCCACCCAACCATTCCCGCCCTGCAATCAGAGTCACCCAGTAGTTGTCCATGGTCTCCTCGCTTCAATTTTGGAAGAGAAGAAAAAGGGCGCGGCCATCGTGATCTCGTAGCCGGGTCACAACGCCGCGCCCTTTTGGCCCCTCCCTCAACTGCCCGAAGGCAGATGAACTCAGTAGCTGTCCACCGACGGGAAGGTCAGTCCATCGTCGGCCCGGTGGTTCGGGGCGCCGAGGTCCTTGACCTCCTTCGGGCTCACGTCAGCCAGGATACCGTCGGCATCGTTGGACGTGGCGTCACCGGAGTAGAGCTCCAGCTTGCGCACGGCCGCGATGTTGGCGATGACCATGGCGATGTCTTCCCAGGCCTGGAACGTAATCAAGTTCGCGATCTTGTCGATGTAGAACTGGACGTTGTTCAGGACGAAGAAGCAGCCCAAGTAGTCCGGGTCCGTGAAGACGTACACGTTGCCGGGTCGGAGGATGTCGGTCTTGACCGTCCGGACGAAGCTGAAGCCCATGACCATCTGGTACTTGTAGCCGTCGACCGTGGTCTCGCTCTGGACCTTGTCGCCCATGTCCTCGACCGTCCACTGGTGGAGGTCCAGGAACTCGCCCTCGGTGAAGAGGAACTTGCGCGGGCGCAGCCGGTTGTTGGCCAAGAGCTTGGCCAAGTTGGTCAGGTCCGGCTTCTGGAGCGGATAGACCGTGGCGTCGTCAGTGGCGGCCTGACGAGCGATGGAGCCCTTGCGCACAGAGGCCTCAACCGTGGTGCCGATGGCCGACGCGTTGAGCGTGGTCACGGAGCCACCGTTGGCCTCTTGCTGCACGGCTTGAACTGCCGCCTCGATGTGGATGGTCCACTCGCGGTCTTCAATCTCCTGGATGTCTTTGAGGCTGTTGTCCTCAATCCACTTGGTGATGGAGACGTCGTAGGCGTACAGCTCCTGGGTGAACTTCTCGAACTTCTCACTCGAGATGGTGTAGAACGGCACCTCGATGCGAGGAGCGCGGATGATGCGGGCGTCGGGCTGACCACGGAAGGTCAACGGCATGGCCCGGCTCTCGGGCTCGAGCGTGATGAGTTTCGTCACGGTGTCGTAGTTGACCGAGGGACGGACGTCCGCCTTGGTCACGGGCTCGGGCGGAACGAAGTTCCGAGCGTAGGACACCTCGCGCAGCCGGTCCCGGATCATTTTGCCGGTCAGCTGAGCGATCTTGTTTTTGCCCTCCGGCGTATCGAGCCGGGAGGCGAACAGGTCATTGATCAAGCTATAGTCTGTGCCTGACATGGTTCCCTCCCTATGCGCGGCTCATGAGCACCCGTAGGTACCCGCCGTTGTTCGCTGCAATTTGGATCACGTGGCCCATGACCTGCTCACCGCCGGCGGCGTGAGTTTTGAACCCGCTCTTGTTCGTCAGGCTGGCCGCGGCATTGGTGACCGTGGCTTGCATGAGGACCGCGCCCAATGCGGGGGCAGCGGCGTTGTCGAACACCAGCGTGTCGAACATCATGGCATCGACGCCGATGACCGTCACCGAGCTGATAGCCTGCACGTCAGCGCGACCAGCGCTGTCGATCAGACACCAACTGGGCTTGGTATCGTCCGTCGCCCGGATGAGCTTGCCCGCCGAGTCCAGCTGCAGCAGCTCGCCCATCACCAACGGATTGGCGTTGGAGGGCTGGAGCAGGGTGGGGTCGGCAACCGGCCACACGATTCGGTCTCGCGACTGAATCGGAGTGACCACCTTCCACGTCTCTTTCGTCGCCATCTCTTCAACCTCATAGTCGAAAAAGTCCTAATGCACTGCTGCTGGTGCGCCCTCTATTCCAGACCCTCGAGAATGTAGCTTTCGAGATCGTTACGGGCGTTACCCGGCGTTACGTCCATCAACTCGCCGAAGGGGCGACCCGTGGGGCTCATGCCGACGGCTTCCTCAATCACATCCAACTTCCCTTCGGCCGCCTTCTTCTCGAGCAGACCGATGCAGTCATTCAGGTTCCGACTCGCGTCGAGCCCCTTGCGCTGCATTTCACCGGCGAGTTTTTCGATGCGCTCACGTCGAGCGATCTTGGTGTGCTCGCCCTCTGCCCGAAGAGCCCGGTCGCGCCAATACTGACGCTCTTGCGCCAACTTGCGCAGCGTGCCCGGCACCTCAGTGAGGACGGCAGCGATCTTCTCTGCACTTGTTTTGCTGATCATGTCTCCCTCACATCATTGGGTTGCCGCCAGCCGGCGAGGGCTCGACGGTGGACGGGACATTGGAGGCTCCAGGAACGCTACCGTTTTGGGCCTCTTTCTCAGACGCACCTGACTTGGAATCGAGGCGAGACGCGACTCTGCAGAACTTGCACTCCCCTTTCTCAAGGCCTTCCTGTTCACAGGTACAGCCCTCGGAGGCAATCTTGCTGATCAGTGCCCGAGCTGCGGCGATTTTGAGCTTCCGCTCACTCGCGATCTTCGCCCCGGCTTGGTCAACAACTTGGGCTCCCAAAGTCTGGTCCAATGCCTTATCGGTAGAGCGGGTCAAGGCCTTCTCACTGAGCAGAGCCGCGAGGTCCTGCTTTGAAAGAGCCTTGGCCTTCCGTTTGGTCAGATTCAGAGCAGCCTCGTTGGAGGCGAGCATGGCCCGCTGTCCTTCAGCTCCCGCGGCGAGCGGGGCGTTGAGTGGACGGTCCTCTGGCAAGACCGCACTCTTCGAGGCACGGATGTTGGTCTTGGCGTTGTCCTCCGCATACTTCTGATGCATGGCGGCGACGTACTCTTGGAGCGACCCCGTTTTGGCTTTCGCCCCACGCTCTTTGCCCACGTACTTGTGGATGTCCCCGAAAGACATGGAACTGGGGTCTTTCCCTGTCGCCTTTTGGTAACGAGAGAAAGCCCCCTTGAGCTCCGGACTCTTGGGGTTCTGCGCGAGGACATCAGCTAAGGCCGCTTGTTTGGCCTGAGCAGCCTCATTGGTCGCCATGGCGGCAGGAGCATTCTCCTGCAGCACCTTCTCTTGAGCAGGGTGGGTCGGGATCTTGGCCCTGGCCTCACCAAAGTTGGACGGCGCCGACTCCGCCTGCTGCTTCACATTGGTGGGCATCTGAGTGGCGTTCTCAGGGGCCCCTTCCATGGCCGTGACTATCCGGCCGACCGAAGACTGGTCGCCCTGGAGCAGGACGCGGACCACCTCTTCGATGGCACTGGCCATCTTCTCCACACGGTCCCGGTCGGTGTCCTCCGACTCAGGGTTGTCCTGACCGCCGCCTTGGGCCTTTTCTTCCTTCTCGGCCTCGCGCTCGGCCTCATCTTTCGACTTGCGAGAGGGGGCTTTGCTTTCGCCTTGAGCTTCTGCCGATTCATCCATCTCATCGGCTGCTTGGGCGATCTTGCTCAGCGCCTGCCCCTCTGCGCCAGCCAAGACCCCATCGATCATCTGTTGGAGCGTGAGCATGCGTGTATCCTTTCAGAAACACAGAGGAAACATGGGTGCTGACGCTTCCCGTGCTTCCGCCAAGTTACTTTCCGTTGCGAAGCTCCCAGCTTTTGCTACAAAGCCGCTGGGGGCCGGGCGGGCCCTTTCAGTACGTGGAGAGACGGTAAGACAGCACCGGGGCTCTCCCTCGGGGTTGCTCGTTTCGTTGAAGCGTGAACCATCTTGGAAAGAGCGGGCGATAACCAAGCCCACTCCACCCAAGAAGCCGCTTTTTTGATGGAAGCGGTGGACGCCAAGTGCGCCCCCGCCACCAACCAGAAGGCGGTGGACGTCAACTGCTGTAGCGTGAGCATGCATTTCCATTCTCACACCCGCACGGGTGGCGGGGGCACCATGTGGGCCCCCGCCACCACCGAGTTGTCCGGTTGCACGACTTCTGTGTTTGGAACGGTGTAGTTGGTCTTCTGCAGGTTGGTCTTGGAGACCACCTTCCCAACAAGCTGCTTAGACGTAGTGGGTTTGGACGGATTGCTTTGCATCCGTTTCCCATCCCCTCCAGGGTTGGGAGGGCTGATGATTGAGGGGTGTGAAGTGTACGCTGCAATCTTCAGCAGCTCCTCAACCATCGCCCGATAAAAGACCGGCGTGATCACGATTCACCCGTTACGCCGCTTCCTGATTGCTTTTCCTGCCCCGTAGACGCCGATCCCCAGAGCGGGTAGCCCAACAGCGGCAGCAACGCCCGGGGCAACGTCTTTCACAATCCGTTTCCCACGACGTTCCGCTTCGCGACGGGACACACCGAGTAGGCCTTCCCGCGTGGCATGTCGCCGCCCTAGAGCGCGGTACACCCCACCTAAGACAGCGTTCTTCTCCAATGTCTCAGCGCGCAGGAGAGGCTGATCGCTTACAGCGATCTTCTCAAGTTCATCGATCATCGCGTTATAAAACACCGAGTAATCCATGAGCTGCTCCTAGTACCATTCAACCGGGTAACCCATCTCTTCGAGCAGGCCGAGAGCGGCTGCGTCGACGTCGTGAGCTGTCTTCTCTGCGTACTCCGGAGCCAGGAGGTCTCCGTCGTCCGTCATGAGGCCGGCGGCGGCCAGATGCTCGGCAGCCCGCTCATAGACGGCTTCGTCGAAGCTCTTCTTGTTCATGTCGGACAGCTTTTTGCCGCCGTAGGCAGCGGTGCCCAAAGCCGCGGCAGCACCGGCACCGACGCCTACCTGCTTGGCGCGACGCTTGATGATCTCTTTGCCGGCTTCACGCCAGACCGGAGAGTTACCCTCGAGCGCAGTGCTCACTCCGGCTTGACGGAGCTTTTTTTGCCCTGCTCGACGACCCACCACGTTGGCGAGGCGGCCGGGGAGGTCTTTCACCGCAGCGCCGACGTCTTTCAGACTGACCTTGGCCTCTTTGCGGATGGCATTGACCAAGGGGTTGCCCATGCTGTACTCGGCGACTTTCTGGATGCCGCGAAGTTCAGCCACGAACGAGTGAGCCATGACCTGGCCAGCGTACTTGCTGTTGGCAAACATTTGCTCGTCATCGCTGGCGACCTTGGTCACACCTTCGAGCTCGCTCATCGCCTCGATGATTTGCTCGTCGGAGAGCTGACTCACGTCGATGTCGTAGGCCTCAGCGATTTTCTGGAGCAGCTCCAGGCTGGCAGTCTTGTCGAGTTCTTCTTCGGTGGGTCCAGTGTCGAGCGTGCCGAACATCTCGGCCAGAACAGGGTCCATACTTGCCTCCAATCGATTTTTCCAACTGCGTGTTTAGGCAGCGAAAAAAGCGATCTTTGAGACAAGTCCTGTCTCTACGCTTTGCTCCTAGTCGGCTTCGAGCTGTTCGCGCTCTAGCCCTGATGTCGTAGGACGGGCGTCCAATGCTTTCGATACCGGCTCAGACAAGTGAGCTCGGTTGAAGTACATGGACGGAAACATCCCAAAGACTGATTGAAGCACACGTCCCTTTTGATCCGCAAGAGGGTCGTCAACTTGATCGGGTGCATCAGGCCCGCAAACCCGCTCAACCATTGAGGGATGGTCACGGAAAAGGAATTGAACAAGACGGGGAAGGACTCGCAAAAGTCGCTGGCGATATCCAGCGTAACCGTCCGCGAGTTGATCCATGCAGGGGTGATCAATAGGTCGGTCACCCATATCAGATTTGGGTTTGGCCACGATGACAATGCGCGTGACTCGCCGCTTCAGTGGGGGGTAAAGGCCGCTACGCCCCTCTATCAACGGGGCGAGGTGCTCTAATAACGAATCCCTTCCTGACAGTGGGCTAAAAGGAAAGATGTCGTTACCAGGCCCGCCCCGCGGCCGAAAGCACTGCCCCCGGCCCTCGAGCTCGTCTGCCAGCCCACGATGGCCGGCTGAGCACAGGCTCATCCTCTGGTACTCCCGAGGCTTGAGCACCATGCCCAGTGAGCCCATGCTGCCCATCGCCTCCCCGGGACACTTGGCCATCTCGGCCAAGGTCTCTTTGTCCAGGTCTGGCTCCTCACTGTTGAGCGAGGGTAGGGCCCGGTGAAAGTGACTCTGGATGCGCTTGATGATTTCGGCCCGCTTGCGCAGGTCCATCTCAGCCTGCTTGCGCTTCTGATTGAAGTAGGCCGTCAGCTCCCGTTCAGCCTTCGCGTCGTCGAAGTCACCGCTGGTGGCAGAGCCACCCTCGAACTCTGGAAACGCAGGGTTCTGCGCCTTTTTACACTCGGCCATGGGGCCTCCTAGAGGGACAGGGATTGAGTAGAGCCGAAGGCACAGTCATGGCACCCCCCGCGGCACTGCTGCTTCTCTGGCCGAAGAGGACACTGGCCGGCCAGCTTGGCCAGGATGTAGCTGGTCTTGTCGGCGCCGATGAACACGACCGAGAGGTCAAAGAAGCGGGGGTGCAGGTTCCACATGAACACCTTGCGGCCGTCAGGATAGATCTTGCCCCGCTCGAACATGAGCTGCGAGGAGTAATCGGAAGTAGTAACCGACAACCCTCGAATGGGTTTGCGTCGGTGCTCAGCCAAATCTCTGCGAAAGTTCCCTGTTATTCTCGACCAGTCTGTGGTGATGCTACACAGGTCATAGGGAACTCGGGCACCCATGCTAACTGACGGGAATTGCCCGCTCTCGAGTTTGTCTATGACACCGTCTGCCCCTTCGAGACGTGCTTTGTTCCTGTCGAAAGCGCAGATGAGAAGGACCCTCTTCATTAGCGGGTCCCAATACGAGTATTCGATAGACCCAAAAGCTCGTTTAGGGTCTTGGTTTTTATGATGTTGGAAAACGTTCGCGTTATAGAAGGTGGGGTACCCCCACTCCCACTTGGCCCCCATCGCCTTCTGCATGCGGTGGCTCATCCCGTACCACCCCTGCGGTACATGGATGAGAGCAGCTTCCGGGAAGTAGTCTCCGTTGCTGTTACTGCCGTAGTACTCCCCCGCCCCAAGCGCCGAGATGAGAGTGAATATCTTACCCGGGTCCGGGGCCAATGAGCGGAGGAAAGAGCGGAGGTGCTCTTGTGCCGGCCCCGAAGCCTCCCCCTGTTTGATGAAACCGGGGCCTTCACCATAGCCCGGGTGAACGAGCTGGAAGAGGCCGCCCTGGTTGGGGTCGACAATGAGGTGGCAGCGCTTTTCGATCATCTGAAGGCCGCACGCGCTCGAGCTAAGTTGGCTTGACGCTCTTGCTCTTTTTGAGCTTGGCCCACGTTAGCGGTAGCTCGTTGTTTCCCAGTTTCTTGAGCAAACGCTTTTTGCTCGAGCAGGCTGCTAGCCGACGCCGCCGTAGACTGTTCAGCTTGGAACCTCCCCATCTGCTGAGCAAACGCTTTGGGCTGTTCAAAACTTTGCCCTTGGCGAAGCTTTGCCCGATTCATCCGAAGCTCATGCCGAGCTCGCGCCTTGTCCGTAGCTACGGCCTTGGTAATCTCACCTGGCATCAACGCTTGCTGCCGGGCTACATCTTGACCGATCTGAACCGGGCCAAGAGCTTGTTGCCGACGAATGAACTCTCCCGTCCGGCGCCGCTCGCCTTCAGCCAGGTCTGCAACCTGAAGACCTCCAGGAGCCATCCGACTCCCGTACGTGAACGCTGTATCCCCACGGGCTCGGTCACGGGCGGCCATGAGGTTGCCGATGTCCTGCGTGGTCACCTGCCCCATCTCAGCCACCCGGTTGACGAAGGAGCTGGCCACCAACGGGTCCTCAGCCATCTCAGGGTTGAACTTGTGGAGGGTGTTGTAGGCCATCTCCACCCGCTTGCGGTCCATCTTCTTGAGGCCAGGGTTGGCTTCGACCATAGCTTTGTAGCCACGGGCTCGACCGATGGCGTTGGAGGCCTTGTCGTAGATGGCGTCTAGCCCCTTCATGCCGGCGCCTACAATGAGGCTGGCCCCAGCGAGAGTACCCATGCCCTTCAGCGTGGAGCCGAAGGCCTGACGAAACCCTTGGCCGGCAATCTGCTGACCCACCATTGGAGCCGCCGCCGCCATGACGGGGTCGATGGCTGCTTGCTTTTTCTTTTGCTTTTTGGCTTTGGCTGCCGCCTCTTCTTCTTGTTGAATCTTGTGGCGCTCTCTCCCCGCAGCTATCAACCCCCCGCCTGTGCCAGCAATGTCAATAACACCAGGGAGGACGTACCTGCCCATGAAAGGGCTGTGGAGAGCCAACGCTGATTCGTGAATCCCACCAGCAACGGCTCCCTTGGCCGCGCCTAATCCACCCTCAGCCAAGGCTCCAATAGCCGCTCCCTGAGGTCCGCCAGCTGCAGCTCCGCGAATTCCGCCTCGCACCGCGCCCAAAACCCCTCCACCAAGAGCCCCGCCTTTCATCGCAGCGATTTGAACACGGGGGTCATACTTTATCGGAGGTTCCGCTGGACGGCGTTCCGCCAGTTTTTGCTTCCGCTCGTTCTCGAAATCGAGGAACTCGTCGATGGCACCCATTAGATGAACCTCTGCGTGTAGGGGTCGTAGTAATTGCGCGTGGCGTACTGGCGAGCCTTGAACTGGTCGTACTTGCCCTTCATGTAGCGGCCAGCCCCTGCATGGTGAAGTGCCCCAGCCCCAATCAAGTAGGGGGACACTCGCACGAGGCCGCCGACGGCAGCTCCTCGAGCTCCACCACCGGCCGCACGAGAGGCGGCCTGCCCCGCTCCCTTAGCCCCGGCGTCGACGACGCGGGCGACGTGGCCGGGCAACCGCCCAATGGCGCCCAGTACACCACCTACGGCCTTGGCCTTACTCGCCTCCTTGTGGAGCAAGTACAGCCGGCCGAGCTCAGCCAAGCGCTCAAACTCATTCATCAGGCCACCTCGCTTCGCAGTTGCTTGCTGACGTCTTTGATCTTCTCCCCAACATACTCCAGGGCAGCAGCAATTTTGAAGCGCTCAAGCGCGGCCTTCTCGAAAGCGAAGAAGGATTGGACAAAGGGGTGCTTCGTCCGCACCAGGTATGCGTGCTTGCTCAGGGCGACACCGTCGTCAACGTCTACACCTCGAGCGGCCCAGTCCTCTTGGATGTGCCGCATCGCGATCTTGGCCATTCCCTCGATGTGCTGCACGCGGCCGAGCGCACGGGCTACATCGACAGACGAACCACCATCTTGGACCAGCTGACGGGCCTGCTTGCACAGGTCGAAAGCCGCCGTGTCGTACTCGTGAGAGGCGTCACGGTACGCGTCGGCGAAGTGGTCGTTCATACGACGCAACTCGATCCACTGCTGTTGAGCACGCTTCTCGATCATCTTCGGTGGCTGTTGCTCTGCTGCTGCCTTCTCTTGCGCGAAGATATCCCCCGCCGAATCCATGCCCGGAAGATATCGATCACCTTGAGGGCCAGCCATGACTCCATGGTCCATGCTGAGCTCCTTGAGCACTTGAGAAGGATCAGCCGGGCCGCCCGGGAAGCAGACGACTCGGTGAGACCCCTCCGCAGTTTTGAACATCGTTTGGAAAGTCTCGTTGTTCGTAAACTCAATCACTCTGCGGACTTGCTCGTGGTTGAGCTTACCATGCCACCGAGCGACCTTGACCACCGCATCACTCAGCGGTATGCCCGAATGAAGGTGCAGGTGACTGGCCTTCTTGCCCAGCTCCTGAAGCTCCCTCGGGTCTACAAGACTCCCCTCCTTACGGTGGGGCATCGTCTTCGCTCCTATAGCTCCTGAGCCCTTCATGGCGTTACAGGTGCTTAGATACACTTGTTTGTCAAGATAGCACGAGGTGGATCAGATGGGAAGGAGCGGACCTCGGTGGGTATCTTACCTCAGCGCCGCTGAAAAATTGGGAATCACCTTGTCTGAAGTGGAGGCTCTCGTACAAAGTCACCTTGTCAGGAGCCTCGATGACGGAGAGGCCAAATTCGTTGCTGAAAGCGACCTGGACGAGCTCTCCAGTCTGAAAGAACTTCCCCCAGTTGATACCGCCCGTCTGGCCCGAAACCAGGCGCTGATTGATCAGCGAGTTCACCGACTCGAAGAGGCGGTGAACCTCCTGTTCGAGGCCAACCAATTCACCTCGTTCAACATGGGCTACCTTGACGACCAGACCTTGATCGAGCTCTACGGCAACATCCTACAGATGCTCGAGCAGCCTGAGTGGCCCTTGCCCCGCCTCCTCAACTGCGCCGAGGTCTACCACAAGCTGACCGAAGTAGAGGTCGAACGACTGATTGAGCTGTCAGGCCAAGAGCACCCCTGGCGCCCCTTCCTCGAGCTCTGCGTCAAGCAGCTGGTTTGGCTGGCCAAACAGCCTTCACTGCTCGAACAATACGAATGGGCCCGCGCACGAGACCTCATCCACCACGGCCTTGGCCAACTCCGCCGACTCACCATTGCGTACTGCTCGCTCAAGGGCGACCCCTCTCCCCTCGTCGCCCTCGCTGCTCAGGCATGTCGAGAAGACACGGATTTGATCGACATTTTGGTGTGTAAAAACTACTCAAAAACACCGTAATTAGAACACGCGTAAACACCCATAAAAACCCGCAAAAATCAAGACTTTATAGGTATAAGTATATTGTAACCATTTTCCACCCCCAAACATAACTTGTGGGGTAAAGGAGATTCTCATGACAAAGAAAGACCAAGGAATGTCGGCCTGGGATTACATCGGCACCGGACTCGGGGGCGCTGTCCTCGGCGCCGTCGGCGCCGGAATTGGCGGAGCCATCGGCGGTGAGATGGTTGCAGCGGAAGCCGCAGCCGCCAAAGCTGCTGTGGATGCCTGTGTCCTCACCCAACAGGGCGTGGCCATTGGCGCCACCGTTGGCGGCGGTGTCGGGGGTGCACTGGGCGCCATGGGTGCCAGCTGGTGGAACTACCCCGATTTGGATGCCTCCCTGGGCGCACCCGCTCAGCAGCAAGCTCCCGCACCCCCGGCCGCACTGCCCAGCCTAAAAGAGATCAGGGAACAGAGCGCCGTCGACCGCGCCAAGCTGGAGGCCCGAGTGGCCTACCACAAAGCGCTCGAGGGGGCGTTGCCCGCCCAAGGGGGCGGTAAGGGAGTCGAAGTCATCATGAACTCAGTCCGAGCTTTGCTGGAGGCCGGGAAGGTCGCCGAGGCGCAACTCTTACTGGCGCAACTGACCAAGTAAGAGTTCAACCGGGTGACGCCCCGACAACGTCACTGGAAACCCACCCCATCACGTGAGTGGTGGGTTTCCTTTTAGTTTCCTACCATATCGTACTCAATCGGGATGATGATGTCCGGCCGTGGGTGAGTAATCATCGAAGCGAGCAAGCAGCTCAGGATGGAATGAAAGGTGTCATCGGGTTTGCCTGGCGTCCGCTGGAACTGATCCATGTTCATCGACGTCGAGTACTCTTTGAAGATGTTGAGGACGTCCTCGCCGAAGGGCTCTTCAAACTCCTCCCACTTGGGCAGCCTGATGACACGGCCTGTCTGTTTGAGGGCGTTGAACAGGTCCTGCATAACCTCGGTGCGGAAGACGGTGAAGCGGCCCAGGCCAGGCTCCCACTTGATCTTCTTTTTTTGCCTCCACACGTACTGGTACTTCTTCACCCGGTCCTTGCCATATCTCCGAGCAAGGGTGTCGTTGCGGTCAAAGCCCCCGCCGTAGTCAGCTCCGATGATGGAGACCTGGTGGTCGTCGAGGAACTTCATCAGCATGGCCATCATCGTCGTCGGGTCGGCTTCAGTCCCCTCGAAGCGGTAGCAGAAGAAGATGGTGAAGACCCCTTGCAGGTAGGCCCCCAGGCTGAGCACGGTGTGGCTCGACCCCTCACTGGTACCCCAGTCGATGCCAGCTGATACGCCTGAGTAGTCACCGCTACGGCTGTGCTTCAGGCTGTCGGCCATGCTGATGTGGTCGGCGCAGGTGGCTATGAGCTGAGCCCTCGTGATGGGCCTCTCACCGGCGTCCGCCGACAGAGCCAGGACCTCGTTGTAGTAGGCCGTCTTCGAGTAGCTCTGCAGGGGGAACAGAATCTTCTCTCGCCACTCCTCCTCGTTCTGCACAACCCAAGGCACCATGAGCTGACAGATGCGGTACCCGTCATAGGTCACCCGGTCTTGGTTGGCCTCGGTGCGAGGTTGGAACGAGACCCACTGGGCGTTGGGGTGCATCGGGTTGATGTAGCCCCCGCACTTGTCGCAGATGGGCCCCTTCTTCCCGATGTTCTTCATCCCCAGCGTGTTCCAGTGCCAGGGGCTGTGCTTCTCACAGGGGATGGCCCACTCGTTCTGCGTCGAGTAGCGGTTCCAGTAGACCGCCATTGTGTTGTCAACAGACTTCGGCGTACCGCTGAGCCGCTCCAACCTCCAGGGGCTATGACTCGAGCACTGAGCAATGACGGGGATGTTGTCGACGAGGATGTCTTGGAGCTCGTCGAGCAGGTTCAGGTCGCTTGAGATACCTCGGACCCGGTCAGCATTGTGGAAGGCGTAGCGGATGCGGATTTGGCTGTGGTTGCGGAACTGCTTGAAGAAGACGTTCTGGCTGAGTCGGCTTGATACCAGAGTCGAAATGATCTCACTCATTTCCATCGGCTCTCGAATCCGGTCGGTGGAAAAGACGATGGCCTGCTGTGTGGACGAGGTGACGTACAGAGTCTTGAAGCCCACGATCAGGCTGGCGTAGGTCAGCGCTGTGTTGCCCAGGTACGTGCTCTTCTCACTCTGCCGGCTGAAGCAGAGCAACACCCTTCGGTGTTTGGCGTCATAGGGCTCCTTCAGGTAGCGCCGGCCCTTGAAGGAGAAGTTCCGCATCTCCCCCTCGATGGGCATCCTGATGGCGAAGGGAACGAACTCCGAGGGGAGGATGGTATGGCGGTCAATCTGAGGCCTCTCGTACTCCAGGTCCCCGTAGGCCGCCTCCTCACACTCGATGTCGAGCTCCTTGTCCGCCCGCTCTTCAGCGTCGAGGAGCTCCTCGATCTCGCGGTCAGTCCACACCCCGGCCCGCAGCTTTTCGGCGGAGATCCGCGGCGTGTGGACAGCTGGAAAGTCCATTTTTTATCCTGCCTCTTTGGAGGCCGATGATGACGGATGTGCGAAAATGGCTCAAGACGCTGCTCCCGCTACTGGCCGACCTGCTCGACGCCAAGGTCAAGACCGAAGAGGAGAAGCTCGCTGAAGACCCCAAGCCAGGCAGCGTGCACTTCCTCTGCTACATCCTCCAACCCAAGGTAGAGGGCAAGGTGCGGCACCAGGACTTCATGAACCGCGACCTGGGCAAAACGCTCTACACCACCATCCAGACCGAAGCCTGGCACTCAGGCATCCCACTACGCTACGTCACGATTGATTACGACCCCAAAAGGATGGAGATTCGACTGAGTTTGTCTGTCGACTGTCAACGATAGCCTCGAAGCGGCCAAGCGTGTGAAGCAGCGCCGTCTTCACCTCGTCTTGCTCAAAAGGCAGACGGCAATACCCCTCCTTGATCATGTCGATGACAGCGTCGGTAGGCATTTGTTCAGCAGCTTCAACCACCTCTTGGCAAATCGACACCTGAAGCTCATTCACGCCAACCCCTCCCGGAGCAGAGTAAGCACTTGCTCCTCCCCCCAGTCTTGTGGCCGACCCTTTTGGAACACACGGACGCAGTAGCTCCGTAGCTCCTCAATCCATTCTACCTTGACCTCTTTGGCCCCCGGCCAACCGCCGTAGACCACCCTCTGCAATTTTTGCCCGAAGTTGAGAGGGAAGGGACCACTCGGGCAAAACGCATGCAGCACAAAGTGCGTGGGCCGGAAAGTGAACTCAAGCTCGATGCGCCCCAGTTTCAGCTCAGTGAACTCCACCGACTGTACCGACAGCGCCCCTTTAGGGATACCCGCCTTCTCCCTTTGCTCTTCGTTCACCAAGTTTTGCAGCGACCGCGGTACAGGTAGTGACATCACGACTCCTTCGCTTCGAGTTGGACCTTTTCGTCTGGGGCAGAGATGGTACCACCAAGCGAATCCACTGTGGTGGCCTGGTGACTCCGTGTCTGTAGCTGGAATGCACGGAATGAATCCAGCACGTCAGTCATCGCCGTAGCTGACGCCGTCGCCTCCTCCTGCGCCATCTTGGCCGACAAGACGTAGTTGCGGAAAGCTGTGGAATGGTCTTTGCTCGCCGGCTCGTGCTCGAGCTCGAGGGCCTTGAAGTACGCGATGTCTCTCAAATGGGTGAAGAGCTTGTTCGCGTCAATGTGCCGTGCGGTCCCCACCCCCGTTTTCCAGAGGAGCAAGTGGACACCACTGGGCCCCTGGGCTTTGACCGCCAGCTGCAGCCAGTCCTGGTGCGCCACCCGGCGCCGGCGGATGAACTCGCCCCACTCTTTGCCGTTGAGAAGCGAGCTGTTCCAGAAGTAGTGCTGAAAAAGTTGGTAGGCCTCTAAGCTGACTCCGTGATTCACCTCACGGTTGATCCGAGTCACCGCCTGCTCGGGGGTGAGCGGAGACAAGATGAAAGTCTCAACCAAAGCTCGCCGCCTGGGCTCGCCGAGCAGCTCAATCGCCTCCTTCATCGACGGCGTGCGCACCCACGCATCGTAGATGCCCTGCCGGCGGACGTAGACCACGCTTGGCCGATGGGCGAGGTTGTTTCCCCGGAACGGGACGGGCATGTCTGCCATGACCTGCCCGCGAACAGTGGTGAGGTAGGAGTTCTCAACCGGCCCGAGGTTGGCCATCTCGCACATGGCTTTGACCTCGTCAAAGGTGTGCTCGCACCGGGAGAGCAGGAACTTGATCCAGTAAAGAGACGGGTGTTCAGACATTAAGCTTGGATTTGACTCCTGAAGGCGAGCTCGCGCAAGGCGACGATAACCTCTTCGATTCGCTTGACCGCATTGGCCACCGACATTTCAGGAATGTCGGGGAGGCCCAGGCGCGCAGCGATGAGCGTATGAGACAGCTTCTGCACCGTCTCTTCCAGCTCAGGCAGGTACTCGACGAAGGTGGTGAAGTTCTCAGGGGTCATGAATCCCAAAGAGAGCACCTTGTCTACGGCCAGTGGGTCGTTGAGGTCTGCCGCCTCTTTGAGGAGGAGCTCCTTTTTGGGCAGGGCAGAGGCGAGCTTGACTGCGTGGTCTCGCGCCTCTTTGTAATGGCTCGACGGCATCTGGATGAACCGGCAGTGGTTGACTGTGGTGTAGCGGCCCAACGATGCACGCTTGAGCTTGGCCGAGGCCAACTTCTCTGGCATGCCCAATGCGCCGGCCATCAAGAGCGCGTCAGGGCGCTCGATCATTGTCCGATGTGCGTGCGGCACCTCGGCCACGGCCGGCCCCTGGAAGCTCCACGTCGCCCCGTCACCCAGGATGCGGACTGAACCATCCTTCTCGAGGTCACCTGGCTTGACGAACTGATTCGGGTCCTCGGTCAACGCCAGGGCTGAGCCCTCGAGCGGGCAGAAGCGGACAGACTCAGGCAGGCCGTACTCAGCCGGCCCCAAAGGCGCGGGCTGTTTGAGCCCAGGCACCAAGCGCAGAGTGACGGACTCGCCCATGATGGTCTCGAACCGTGTGGCCGGCCCTTGCTGGTCAGAGAAAGCGGCCTTGACTGTCCCCGGGGGGAAGGCCTGAACGCTGCCGGCCTCGGTCACCCGGTAGAAGAACCCGTCCCCTTCAAGCAGGTCCTGGCTGGGCAGGTCAGGCGTCTTGCTCTGAAGCACACCGGCGATGTCGCCTTGTACGGCTGAGGCAGACCCGCTGGTGAAGATACGCAAGGGGAGCGATACCCCCTCGAAGTCCGTCACGGGGAAGACCCATCCCAGGTGCTCTCGGCCCATCGAGTCCAGGACCTTGTATTGCCCGAACTCGTTGATGACCTCTGCTGGGAGACTCTTGTCGGCGATGTCATTCTGCTCAACAGGGTCAGTCGTGACGAGGGCTGACTCTTGCGTGTCCGCCCGCTTGACCAGCTCTTCACCTACGAGCTGAGCCATCTTGATGCGGTCGGCATACAGCTCTTTCGGGTGGAAGAACCGGCTGTTAGCCGTCTTGAGCAAGTAGGTGTCACCTTGCCGAGTCAAGAGCACTGTGTCGGGTCTCACCCCTTCGGCCGCCGTCTTGAGTATCTCCTCGGGCAACGTCGGCTCCGCCCCGGCAATGAGCTGTACCAGCTCAGCGTGTTTGCTGATGAGCTGGCAGGCCGTCACCTGGTCCCGGTTGAGCTCGAGCTGCATCCGATCCTTGTCCTCTTGAGTCATGGTTGGCACGAGAGCTGAGAGCAGCATCCGGTCGTGACCGAGCTTCATCCCATCAGAGGAGACAGCCCCACGGCCCAGGACCTGATTCTCCGCTCGGTCGGGGGGGAGAAGATGAGGCGACAGGAGCGCGTTCTCCGCCGGCGGGTTGCCCGGGGAGTCGAACACGTTGGGCCGGAAGAGAGCCTCGCGTACCCGACGGTCGGTCAGCGGCATCGGTCGGCCCCGGCCGTCGATGAAGACGTCGAGGCTCTTGAGCCGCCCGTCTCTGATGATGACGGGAATCTTAATGCGGGCTGACCCTTCAATCTCGGCCATCGTGCGCCCAGCGGGCGTGTTGAGCCGTTCCGTCTTGGTCCGAACCAGGATGAACCCCAGCCCGTAGGCCCGCTCCCCGTCGACCTGGCGCATGACCACCGATGAATCATGGTTACCCAGGAAGGCGTGCTGCTTGTGGGCCTCTTGGAGAATCTCCTCTACCCAGGAGTCCGGGTTGTCAGAAAGCTTCGCCTCCATGGCCAGCTTGGTGTGCTCCGTCTCTCGTCGCGTTACAAAGAGCGGCTCAATCATGAGATTTTTCCTCCGGTTATGACTCCCTGTTGCTGAAGCATCGCGACGATGGCACGGCCAATGGCCAACATCTCGGGGCGTGCTTTCTTCGGGTCGATCTCCATCGGGCCGATTTGATCGGTGATGGTGTAACGAGTCTCACCCGACGCCGCTGTTGTCTCTTCCACGTTGCGCCGTTTGACTACAGGTGGCGCTGCAGCGAGTTCCTCTTGCAGATATTTGACTGCCAACGTGGCAAAGTCTTCCGCGCTGAGCGCCATCACTCACCTCTCACCTTGCGAGCCTGGTACATGTTGGGGGCCATCGACGGCGTCGGCGGGCCTGTCTGCGGCCCTATCACCTGATGGGTGTGGGCGGCTAGGAAGGAGATGAGCGCAGGCGTGGCCAACACCACGCTGAACGCTGCGCTTTGACTGCCCAGAAGAATGGAGTTGCTCTGAATCACCTTCTGCCCGTTGATGCGCTCCGTACTCGAGGCGGCTTCGAGCTCGTGACGCCCTGACACGTTGGTCGACAGGTTGGCCCCGCAAGTGACCTCGACGTCCCCCGTGCTGCCCAGAGTCGCGCTGCCTTCAATCTGGCCTTCCAGGTCACCACCGACGGTCAAGTTCACGTTCTTGGCCACGTCAAGGGTGACTGAACCTTCTTGGTCAATGGACAAATGATAGACTGCTTCGCCCTCAAGATCACCGGTGACCGCATTCAGCGCCTGTGGGGCAACCACGAGCTCGAAGCGCTTGTCGTCGTCTACCCGGCCAAGCTTCACCGCTACCGTGGCCTGCTCGTGCTCAGCCGCCTCCTTACCTACAACAGCCAAGGTCGCGTGAGACTCTCCACTAGCGTTCTCATCTGCCCGAGAGACAAGCCAGGTGAGCTGGCCGCCCTGAGTCCAAAGCGCGTAGTTCTCACACACGTCCCGCAGGTAGTTGAGCAGGGGAATGTAGAAGCGCCGACAGGCCGCCGTGGCTCCTATCTCGAGCACCCCGCCGCGGTGGAGGTAGAGCTCGTTCCCGTCCCTGCCCCGAATCTGAATGTCACCTTCTTGCATGAAGGGGCGGCCGGCCTGGTAGGTGACCTCTGTGTCCCCCTGGTCCGCCGCCTGGTCCCCGTCCTCTTCCGCAGGGATGCGCTCGAAGGGGGTGACGAAGCAGAGGATGAAGGGGTCAGCGTCGCTGGGCCGACAGACCTTCACCTTAGCCCCCACCTCAGGCATGGAGTTGAACCCCTCGCCGCGGCTAAAGTGGAAGTACGGGGACCCCCAGGTGAGGTCGAGGAAGGTTCGCTGACTCACCAGAGTACGCACGTCGCAGGTGAAACGGCGGGTATTCACATTGACAATCCGCCCCTCCTCAACGCGTACGTGGTTGAGCCCGCGCTCAATCGTGCTCTCACGAAACGGCCTGGTCATCGATTAGTACCGAGGGTATCCCGCTTGCCGCTGACCCATAGCGCGCCCGCCGGCAAAGCCTGCAGCTGCAGGTACGGCCAAAGCAGTTCCACCCGCCAACGCGCCAACACGCCCCATGTGAGTCCCCATGACTCCGCGGACGCCACCAGCGCGGTACGCTTCACCCATTTGCTTGATGCCTCCAGACAGCCCCATCTGCCGCCACCCGCGAACACCCTTAGCCAGAGACGACGCGGCGGCTTGTGTCCCGCCGGCAATGCCCCGACCTATGTCCGCCGCACCGCGCCCCATGCTCCGTACCCCACCAACAACTCCTCCTTGAGCAGCGGCCGGCGCTGCTGCTGCTGCAGCCGCTGGAGCAGCACGAGGCACCGGAGGTGGCGTTGCTGCCCGTCGAGGTACCGGAGGTGGCGTTGCTGCCCGTCGAGGTACCGGAGGTGGCGTTGCTGCCCGTCGAGGTACCGGAGGAGGCGTTGCTACGCGCCCAGCGTGTGCCGGAGCCGCCGCAGTGGGAACTGTCGGCCGCGGTGCAGGGGGACCCGTCAACTTAGCTTTCGGAGCACGCGTTGCTGACCTTTTCACCGCTTGCGTTAACGTTCGGCCAACTGCCCCCGAAAAAGCCTCTTTGACCAGTTCCTCACGCAGGAGGTCGCCAATCTCACCAAAAGCTGAACTGAAGAAGACCTCTTGATCGATATGCATGTCGCCCCTCTCAGTACGGCCCCTTTTTGCCCTTGCCAAATTCGGCTCCATAAGCAAGCCCTGGGACCGGATGCGCCCCATGCAGGTCGCTAACCCATCCCCGTTGGGCACCCTCTATAACGGTTGACTTCAGATTCTCATGATTCAGCCGAGCAAGCCAATCCTCCTGGAGGTCAAGGGGAATTTGGCCGACGCCTTTGATCATGGGCTCGTACTTGATCGGCTTCTTCCCCTTGAGCTCACCGCGGTTGATTTGCTGGATTGTACCTAAGGGGACCTGGTCATTGCGAACGACATCTATGCTGTCCCCAGGGTCAACTACCCGGGCGTTGTTGGTCATCGTGCGCACCACCACCTCTGAGTGCCGGCGCTTGACCCCCTCTGCGGAGTAGATGCTATTGAGCTCATCGGCCAAGTAGTTCTGCACTGTGTTCACGTTGGTCAAAGGCAACAGCTCATGCGGGTTGACGGGTCCCCCTGTCAAAGGCATCCCCTTCTTCACGCGGTCACCTTTTTTGATGTTGAGCTTCCGATTGGCCCGTACATAGTGCCGCCGGCCGGCTACCATCACGTTCCACCCACCAGCGGGGTCCTTCTTGATGGACTGTACCGTCCCACCCGTAGAGGCCAGCACAGCAGAGCCTTTGAGCTTTTGAGTGAGGTTCAAGAGCTCGTTGGAGCGGCCGAAGTCATCAAGGGCTTTCTTCTGTCCTGCAGGGGCCATGACACCCCCGGCGTGGAACTGCCGCATCTGAAGCTGCGTTCCCCGCTCACCCAATGACTGCGAGGCTAGCACCCCAATGTTTGTCCCCTCGTCATAGAGCTGGCCCGTCTCAGAGAGTCCCAAGCACTTCTGGCAAACTCCGTTGGTATGAGCGCATCGCATGGGCGAACGGACCACAACCTTAGGGACCTTGGCCTTGCGCATCTGGCTGAGGTGCTCAGGCTTGAGCAGCGTGCCCGCGGGAATGACGCCGTCACCCACTTTGATATCGAGCTGCGTGTGCCGACCCAAGATGTCGGACTCATCGGTCGACAGGGCAATCCCCGCATCGGTCTTGCAGTCAGCTGAGTCGACGAGTTGATTCATCGAAGCGTTGACCAGCCGCTTGGACAAGTACCCCGGCTCAGACACAGACTGGACCTTCTGAATGATGCCCTTACGGCCGCCTGACACCGAGGCCCAGTAGTCAGCCGACGAGAGGCCCTCTGAGTAGGAGCGCTCAACGGGAGAAGGGACCGGTCGACCTTGGGCATCCTCGTACAGCACGGGGGCCGCAGTGAGCTGACGGTAGCCGTTCCCTTTGATGCCAGCGCTGCGCTCGGTGCGGTCCAAGTTCGTGAGACCCTTCTGGGCTTTCCCCTTCACCTTGGTCTCAATCTCAGTCAACGCATCGGCGTAGACCGAGACCAGCTTCTTTGCGTCCTCCTCCTTCTCCATGTTGAGACCGGCCGTGCGCTCCCGGGCCTTCTTGAGCACCGGGTCTCGAACGTCGCGGTGAACCTTCAGGTCGTCGAGGCCGACAGTGTACCCCATGAAGTAAGCGCGCTCGTTACCCAGGTCCTTGAGTCGGTCGACTCGGCGAGCGTAACTCTTGGGGTCGAGCTCCGCCATCTGCTGGTAGGTCTTCCCCTGTTCCTTCTTGTCGAACCGGTACTTGAAATCGCTCAGGATCTTCTCATCCTGCATATCCTTGGGGAGGGTGGCGTGCAGCTGCAACCGTCCCAGGGTCGTCTTCTTCCCCCCGACCTGGGCTACATCGGTCACGTCCAGCTTTCCTTGTTTGACCGCCTTCTCAAGATCAGCTTGGTTGGAAAACTTCAAGTTGGACTGCTTGCCTACCTCAGTCAGATTGTAGAGCCCGACTTGCATCTCTTTGATGGGCGTATAAGCGACTTTCCCAGAGGCGGGGGAGAAAAGGATGTTCGACGGCTTCATCTTCTCCGCTTCTTCCACAGCCTCGTTTGTCATAGGAACAAACGCTGCCATGGTATCCCCGTCAAAGTCTGCACCATAAGAGCTGGTCACGAGCGGATGTATTTGAATTGCTTTGCCTTCAGTCAACCGAGGTTTGAAAGCTTGAACTCCGTGTTTGTGAAGAACGGGGTCGCGTTTGAGCAACACTGGTCGCTGTTCAGCCGCGCGCTCAAGCGCCTTATTGGCGATGGCCGTATTCTGTTGGATCTCTTGTTTGGCCTGCATGGGAGTGAGGCCAAAAGAATTACGGATTTCACGGACGACGAACGGCTTGTACATCTCCATCGCCGCTTTACGGGGAATGCCCACCTCATCCAAGCTGAGGGACGGCTCCGGCACGATGGTCGAGCGCATCGTCATGTCCTGCCGCTTCTTGATGAGTTTCCGCTGGTAGAACCCCGTCTTGGGGTTAGCCCCCGCGATGACGTCGAGGATGCCGGGGTAGTCACGGTTGAGGGTACCTCCAAGACCAGTGAGGCTCTTCATCTCGTCATAGAGCTCGCGACGCAGTGGGGCCCGCTCTTCATCAGGGAGCCCCTTGTGCATGGTGCGGAGCTTCTGGTTGGTCAGTGAGATGTGCTTGTAGAACTGGTTGACATCTTCAAACTGGATGGACCCATCGCCTGAAACGCTCATCGGCCGCATGACGGGGGGCATGACCGGAACGTGCTTGGTCATGTACGCCTCAGTCGGCGAGAGCTTGGCTTTCTTCAAAGCGCTCAGATATTTGATACGCCGGTTGGCCTTGTTGAGCGGCGTGCCGCGGAGCTTCCCTATCCGCCCCCGTTCGGCCTCGAGCTCTTTGTCGATGTCCACATTCTTGAGCAGCCGACCGACCGCACTCGGCCCGTACTGGGCCCCCTCAACGTCAGCATCCACCAACTTGCCGTCAGCGGTCACCCCTTTCTCACCATTGATAACCTTCTGGTACTCCTTGCGGTCCACCCCAGTGAGTGAGGAGATGGCCCCTTCGAACAGCGGGTTGGGCATGGGCTCGTGCAGCGTGATGTGGCTCCACTTCTTTCCCTCTGTCCCGCCCGTGGTCTCAGGGTCGAACAGCCCCCCCTTCTCTGGGTCGAGCGTCCCGGCCTTGACTGACTTGCCTCCGTCTTTGATGGCGCCTGAGCTCGTCTCGAGGACCTGCTTGTCCGTGAGCGGAAGGAGGTTGAGACTGTTGCCCTCCTTCTCGACGTTCACCCCGACCGTCTTGAGCATCCCCTCGAACTTTTTGAAGGCGAAGGTTGGTTTGGGTGGTGGAAGGAGCTCGCCGGCTTGCAAAGCACCCCAGAGTTCGTCGTTGTCACCGTGTTGACCTCGATCAGCTTTGTACGTGGCCATCTCGCGAATATTGTGAACGGCGCCGTGAGATAGCAGGGAGTACAACTCCATCTGTCCCATGGCCTGCCCCCCGTGAGGGTGGCCCGACCGCGGGGCCAGGTTGCGGTCGTAGGAGGCCCGGGAACGGGCGGTCATCTTCTGGTCGACCTGGTGGTGGAGCTTCAACGTATACTGCTGCCCCGTCATGACGTTAGGAATCTCTTTGCCCGTCTTGGGGTCAATGAGGTTCTCCGTGTCAGAGAGCTCGGCCTTCTTCAGAGCGGCCTTCACCTCACCCCGCGCATCGTCGAGGGCGAAGTTCTGCACCTTGAAGGGCTTCCCTTCCTTCTCCGCTATCTTGCCGGCCGCCGTCTCGAGTATCTGGCCTACGTTCATCCGGCCCATGACGCCAAGCGGGTTATGGAGGACCTGAATGGGTTTCCCGTCCTTGGTCTGAGGCATCTCTGAGTCAGGAGTCACACGAACGACAATCCCCTTGTTAGCGTGACGACTTACAATTTTGTCGCCAACTTGCGCGGGTTCCTCGGTCTTGACGTGAACCTTGACCCCGTCACGGGACTTGGTGACCTCGACGACCTCACCGGGGAAATCCTGGTCCCAGACCTGGCCCTTGTCGTCGTAAGTCCGAAGGAGGCTCTTGTGGATGCGGCCGAGGTCCATCTCCCCCTTGCGGACCACACGCTTGGTCATGCCGGCGATGAGCGTGTCTCCGGGCTCCACCCGCTGGCCCACCTTGATGACTCCGTCGTCGCCGAGCTTCTCCTGCTGTTTCACCGTCATCCGCTGGGGGAAGTTGGCGACGTAGGACTTCTTCCCCTTGAGCTCACCCTCGGCCTTGTGAAAGCCCTTCTTATACAGGTGTTCCGACGTGAGTTGGCGAGCTGCGGACTCACTGATGACGATGCCGTCTTCGACGTTGTGCCCCTTAGCCGGGAGGTAAGCTACGCGGAGGTTGACGCCGGGAGCGTAAGTGCCTCCCTTCGAGAAATTCGTGTCGGCGATGAGCTGCCCCTCTTTCACTGTGTCGCCGACCTTCACTTGGGGCTCAGAGTTGAGGACCCCCTTTTTCTCGTTAAGCGGGTAGTTGTCGTAGATCGGAACGTCTTTGACCTTCCCGTCTGCGCCCTTGATTTTGATCGAGTCCTTCTCGACGCCGACTACCTCCCCTGCAAGGGGAGCCGTTTGAGCGGTGAAGCTTCCCATCACGTCATCAAAGCTCTTGCCGCCCTGGACCGACTGGACTAGCGGGGCCTCCCGGTACTTGAGGGAGACGGCCTGCTCCTGGTGCCGCCCGCTCATGGTCACCCGGTTCTGGGAGTTGTTCCCGAGGAAGGGGACCATGTTGAGGGGGAGTGAGAACATCTGGGCCGCCGAGGGCATGACGTAGTCAGCCTTCTTCATCGAGGTGAGCCCCATCTTCCCCTCTTTGAGGCTGGCCTTAAGCTGGTCCCGCTTGGGGGTGGGCTTCCCGTCCTTCCCCCACGTCACCTCATCGGCCATAACCACGACTTTCTCTTGTGCCGTGGCGGGGTCAACTCTCTCCACTTTCCCCGTTTTGGTGTTGTAGAGGGGGATGGTTATGCTACCCTTCTCTTTACGCATTCCAAGCGCAGTGTGAAGAGTTACGCCTGTCTTCGGACCTTCCGGAGTATGGAGGGGGTCTAGGAACCCCAGGTGTGAAGGGTCAACGAGCTTCACTTCCTCGGTGAGCTTGTGCTCACTCTGAATGCCTCCCTCGGTCCCAACGACGGTGGTCTTTTGCTGACCGCCCACCATAGCCACGGGGTTTGTGTCGTCGGCTTGGTTGGCCAGGGAGCTCTTGGCGAAGAATTGGTTGATGGGCCGGTTGAAGTAGTCCGTACCCACGATGTCTTTGATCTTGCCCTTGCGGTCCAGGTTGTTCAGAACCCGTCGCTCAATGATGGGCTTCTGCTCTTTGATGCGGTTCGAGATGAAGTCCTCAACCCCTTGGAGCTGCTTGAACTGAAGAGACTCCCGGTTGTCCGGCTCCCGCTCCCCCCGAGACACCTTCAAAAGGTTGGAGCTGGTTTCCATCATGGCCACTGGGCCCAACGTTTTTATGGGCTTACCGAGAGTCTTCTTGGTAACCTCCGGGTCGAGCTCAGCTCCCTCGAAGCGATCTCGAATCACCTGAGAGGCATCTTCAAAGGTGGTCGCCTTGGCCCGCGGGTTGATCTTTCCCGCCAGGCGGATGATGTCTTGCTCCACCTTCTTTTGGTCCACCTTGTTGGCAGCGAAGATTTCGCGACCCCACTTCTTCTCGAGGGCCTTATCCCCTACGCCCAGGGCCTGCATGACGGAGTAAAGCGGGGGGTTGGACCCACCGATCCGCATCTTGAACTTCCGTTTGCCTGGGTCAAAATCAAGGTGGTAGGACCCACCCCTGATGTTGATTTGGCTCTCAAGCTCGCCGTTCTGCTTCACCCTCGAGTAGACCCCCGGTCGCAAAGTCCAGAGGTTGTCCGTCTGATACTCAGTCCCGTTGACGATGTACGAGTACCTGCGGGTGATTTGAGGTAGTGTGGCCACTCGCCTGGTCGAGGTATCAACTACTTTGCCCGTCTTGTTGTCGACTAACTCGAAAGAAGCTTTGACGACTGATCCAAAGGTACGCCCGGCCAGCTTCTTCTCTTTCTGCGTCCGAACGTCATGCGTGTCTGGCTCGTCTGTGACCTCAACCCCGGTCACCCTGAGAGTCTGAGCACTTCCTTTGATAGGGAATGACTGATGAATCGCCTTGGTCACCCGTTCTTTGAGAGCTTCTTGGCTCTCTCGCGGGTCAAGTCGCGCCATGTGATCCTCACTGTGGTGTGCCTATACGGACTCTAAGGTAGCGAAATTTATAAGTCAATGCCCGATATAAGAACTATGGTGCGAGACCGTTAGCTCATCGGTCTCTAGGAAGGTATGAGTCAATTGAATCCCAATGGAAGTGGAACCTCTAGCGAGACCGTGTTCTCTGATGCCCTTAGTCTGTTTGAGGGCGTTGTGGAGAGCATGGTGACTGAATGTTGTAGTGGATCTGGTCTCCTCGGTGAAGTCGGATCGGGAGTAGGCCCTTCAACCTGTTTGGCCGATGACATCGATATCGTGTCGTCGTCCCTATCGGATGAGGGGGAATGAGCGATGCTTCTCTTCTTCATCAGTGTTTTCGTAGCGACAGTGTTGTCGTGTATTACGGAGACTATGGCGGATTGGGAAGCGGGTCGCTTTTGGTGCTGGTAGGCACCTGAGGCGGTAACAGGTGGCCCTAACCTCACGGGAGGGGCCACCTCCTTTTAGATTGCCGCCGCTTCCGGACCTCGACGAGGAGCTCTCCCTTCAGGAAGAGGGGCTCCGGCACTTCGAGGACCTTGTTGATTCCCACCGCGGGTGAGCAGCTCAACGACCATGTCGGCGAGTTGCGGGCTCTGTTGCGCTATCTGTTGCAACGCCACCTGCTGATGCTCTGGGGGCATCTGAGCCATCTGCTGCGCCATCTGCTGAGCAATCTCAGGGAGAGGTTGCTGTGGAGGAGGTTCAGCCGCTGGCTGCCCCGGAACACCGCCCTGTTGCACCCCCTCCAATGCCTCGCCAGGCGCCGCGTCTGTCATCCCCTGCTGAGCTTGCATTTGCTCACGCTGCATGACAGCTTGGCTCCGCGCCTGGTACTTGCTCATGACCACCTGGGCTTCGCCTTGAACCTCGGCCTGGGCCAACTGGTTCTTTTTTAGCGTCTCCATGCGCCGGGCCGCCTCGGCCATCATGAGCTCGTCCTCCTTCTCCGGAGAGAGGTCGGCGTCGAGCAAGAGTGTGGAGTCTGACACCTTCTGCGCCTGGTTGTACTGGAAGAGAAGCGCTTTGCGCTGCAGGTCGTCGGCCATCTTGAAGGGCTTGAACCTCACTCGAGGCTCGGGCCACTCGAGGTACGTCGCGACGTTCTTCACGATGAAGTGGCGCAGGACATGGGTCATGTCCGAGACATAGCGAATGAAGTGATTCTCCAGCATCCGCATCGACACGTTGCTTCCACTAAAGGAAAGCCCTCCGGTGATAAACTCTCGAGGGACGTGCATGCCGGCGATGATGTGGTCGTTGAGCATCTGCATCTCCTGGAAGGTCAGCAGTGCTCGGCCGTCTCCTCCAATGACCTGATGCCCCAAGGGCAGCGGCATGATGGGGACGTAGGCCCGGTCCTTGCGCCACCGATTGATCTCAGCTTGCACGTGGTCCCGCCATTTTCGAAGGTCAATGGAGCTGTTATGAGTCGCCACCCCAGCCACACAAAACGATTTGTCCCCACGCACCTGGAAGCCGCGGACCACGTCAACTCCTTCAATAGCAACTTTGCTCCGAACCCTGAGGTACACATAGCCGTCTCGGAAGAACCCGCACCGTGAGTGCCCTGGAGGTGCTTCTGGCCCTCGGCCCAACAGGTGGGCCAGATAGTCCGCTTGAGTGCCGTTCACGTTCACCTGGTAGTACGGCAGTTTGGCTATCTCGTCCTCTCGCGGGATAGTGCATTGGGTCGTAGGGAGCACTTCGTGGGAGAGCAAGATGGTGCGCGCATCCATCGCAAGTTGAGGGCTTACGGTCTTCAGCCCAATACGCCTCGTCGCAGTGCTGAAGTCACACCCATCCCCGAGTAACAACCCCTCGAGAGCACTGAGCGCTATGGGGCCTGGTGCCTCCATAATGAATCGAGGGAGCCGTTTGCGCTGCGCCCCTCGGCCACATGCGAATAGGACACTGCTGAGGATGACGTCATTGACTACGTACTCAATGCACCCCGGACCATGAGCGAAGGTCCCACTCGGTTTATGGGCTAGTCCAGCAAGCGCCTGGTCGAGCCTTTGACGTAGGTGGGGTTTGTCGATGTCTAAGGCTAGTGCGGCAAGCGCGCCCTTGGTCGACCCTTGTGCTGCGTAGAGGCCTATGACAAAGGCCAAGTCACTGGTCACCGGGAGATACCGAGGGGTGCGCTCAATCTGCCCTTGCTGCACAAAAGCAGCGCGGGCGTTGTTGAACTCCTCAATAGACCACCCCCGATCAGCCAAAAAGTCCATCCGGGGGGAGGCCTGCCGGGACAACCCCACCCGAGAAAAATCTGGGAGCCCCTCCTGCTCAAAATACTCATAGATTTCGGCTGACTGCTGGTTTATCCGACGATAAACCCAAGACTTAGTGGCTGCCCGCTCCGGGTTGTACTCCGCCAAATCAAGCTGTAACGCAGTCCACGTTGGCCGGTGGGTGGGATAGCAGACGTAGTCCTTCTCAGCCACATCCTTCGCCTCGACCCATGAAGGCTCCCCCAAACTATCGTAACCACGCCATTCCCCAGGCACCCGTTTCACTGCCAATAGGGGGTGCCCTGCGGACAACGTAAAGGGGAAGGCCGTCAACGAAGCGGCAGTCACCTTGAATACCGGTTCCCCAACCTCAACAGGACGGTCAACTGCGGCCTCTACTTTTTCCCACCGACCCTTATGGGTACGGACAAAATCACCTTGATCCACTTCCCCCGCAGGTTTAATCCCCTTTCGTGTCTCGATCAGAGTGTCGTGAGTGACACAGTAAGGGTCTGCCTGAGCGGAACCAGCTGCAGGGTAAATGATAGACAGCGGGTAGATGCGCTCAAGGGCCACGGCCTCATTCGACTTTTTCAACACCTGAAGCAAGAACGCGTCTTTGAGCACTGGGAGGAGCATGGGGATACCCATCCCTGCATCCTTGGTCCCCGTGAGCATGCTTGGCCGCCGGAGGTGGCAGAAGTTCGTCTTGTAGAGCCGGAGCTGCTTCTGCTTGCGTACGGCGTCCAACACAATTTGAGGCATCACTTCTATCACGTGGGGCTTGCCCAGCATGATGTCGTTCTTGACCGACCGCGGTACCCGGAAGAAGTAACTGTCCTCTCCCGTAATGTCGTTGTGCACCACGGTGATGTCTTCCGGATTCCAGATAATCAGCTTGATGTCGCGAGGGCTCTTGATCTGAACATCACGGACTTCAGCCTCGCCGCTCACCCCACACTCTGGACAGGGGTTGAGGACGAACTTGTGATGCTGGAATCTGTAAGTCGAATCTTTGATCGCTGTCCATTGACCGCAAGAACCGCACTTCAGGTATTTCACGAACGGGTACTGGATAGAAATCATTGAGTTCCCGTACGCGTAGTAGTACAGACCTAAATCGAGGAAGAACTTCCGAATCTGGAGAGTGTCTTCGAGGAACTCCTCCCACAACTCTGTGACTTCTTTAGTCTTGTGCTCCACTACAATATCGGTGAGCGGGTACTCAGCCATTTTGCTGATGACTGCTGAGACTGTTGGGTTGGTCAGGTAGAAGTAGCGGCACCATCGGAACAGCCGACGGATAGTGTCCGGAAGGTAGGTCTGGGCAACATCGAAGAACGGGGATGGGTAGGAAAGTCCACTCGAGCTGCCGCCTGTAATGCGGCTGCGCGCAGGGCTGAAACGCTCGAAATTCCCTTGGTTATAGTCAAACATCAGCCCTGCGTCCCTTTCCCAGTGAGGCGGCCTATGCCGGCACCTACGCGCTTGCCGACGGAGCCAAGAGTTTCACCTAGAGCGAAATTGCCTACGACGGGAAGTGCACCACCTGCGACGTATCCTGCACTGCTGCCGATAGCCTGTCCCACTACTGCCGGGTCACCCGTACGGACGCCTTCAGCTATAGCTGGGGCGGCCATGATACCCGTCATCCCAATACCGAGCGGCCCTTGTACGCGCCCGATGTTTTTTAGAGTCTCAAGGCGTTTGCCCTTGGTCGCAAACCCCCGCATTACCCCGGGAATGGAAGTCAGCCCCTCTTGGGCTGCCCGTTGCATCTCAGGGGACACCTCCGTACCTGGAGCCAGCATGCGCTTGTAGGCCTCTTCACGCTCCTTGCCCGTCCAACCCCTACCTCCGAAACGACTCTTGCCTGCGACAATCTGCGCCTGCGTTCGAGGGGCGTACCCTGTCAGAGAGTGGGCCTGTCGTTGAACCGCCCGAGTTACCTGCTGTCGGCCGGCCCGCGTTGCCAACTGCCCCCCAGCCAAACCTGCCGCACCCCCCAGAATGGCCCCCCGCACGGCCCCGGCTCCCCGAGCTCCCTCCGGGGCAGTTGCGGCACCGTGCGCGGCTCCAACGCCTGCCCCCATCAGTGCGCCCGCCCCACGCCCCGTCCACGCTTCACGAACATGGGCTTTCCCAAAATGTTCGCCAACCCCTTTCACCCCAGGGATTTTGCTGACCAGCTGGCCTACAGGACCTGAGGCTCGCCGCAACGTGTCTGACGCACCGCCTAGTGCTCGGCCGACCGTGCGGAGGCCAGGCAAGAACGCCTCTTTCTGTAGAGCGTCGTCCCAGGTCTCTACAAGGGCCTGACTGAACTCGGCGCTATTGAGTTTTTGCATGGAAGGCCTCCAGTTGCTCTCTCAACGTCTTCGTCATCCCACGCGCATACTCGAAAGCCACGAGGAGTTTGCCCACTTGGACGTCGACGACACTTTCTTCCAGGTAGTCCTCTCGATCATACCCTTTGGAGTAGACCTCGTGAAACCGCTTGCGCACGGGCTCAGGATCGAAGACGGGAACCTTTTTCAGCGCCTTCTGCGGCGCACCGCAGGTATCGCACTCCTGGTTGTCGTCATCGGTGTCGATGTTGCCGCACCTCGTGCACCGGTACTCCGCCCGTGCTGCGTAGGGTTGAGCAAAGTGAATTGGGGGCGGCGTGTAGAACACCCCCTGCTCGAGGGAGCAGGCCGCCGCATACCGTGCAACCTCCTCTGCGAAGAAATGCTCCTTGGCCTGGTTCATGACCTGGACACCGGCTATGAGCTGCGCCAGCGTGGGCATATCCAGCACTTTGAAATCCGGTATCTCCCCGTTAAGGCCAGAGATAGTGAGGGTGAACACCTCCCACTGGGTCCACGGGGTATTGACCAAGTGCATCGTCTTGATGGCGTTGATACGGTTACGGTTCTGCGCGCTCACCTCCACCCCAAACTCACTTTTGATCTCAGACCAGATGGTAGAGGGCTCCCAGGTCAACCACTCAGGCTTGAAAGCGTCGAGCAAGATGACATCGAGGGCCAGCGGATGCGCATTGGGATTGGTGAACATCAAACGCGTAGTGGAATCCCCTTCAGCCACCAGGGCCTCCTTCAATTTGAGGTGTCCTCTAGAGATACCTGAAGATTGAGGGAAGTGCTATGCGAGGACACCGGTGAGCGACTGGGAGCGCACGCCGTCACTCGAGAAGGTGATGGCTACGAGGTCACCAACGGCACGGGCATCGGTCTCTGCGGTGAGGTCGGGCACGGTCACAGTGCAGGCCGTCTCGGTCAGAGCGGCTCCGCCGTTGGCGCCAGTGGTGTTGGCCGGCAGACACTCCACGCCGCTGACCCAACAGGTCCACCCCTCGCCGGTCCCGCCCGTCAGCGCGGTGGCTGCGGTCACCACGGGGGTTCCCGCGCCGCCGCCGTTGCAGGTCAGATAGCCATCCGAGTCCGCCGCGTTGGCGTTGACCGCGGTGGCTATCTGGTCGGCGGTCGAGACACCAGCCTCTACCGTAATGACAAAAGCGTTCCCAGTCTTGGCCACAGCTTCGGAACCCGCCGTTCCACCGTCCGCGATTGCGACGGTGAAGTCATTGCCCGCAGTACCAGGCTTGAGCGCTGTGAACACGAGCTCAGCGGTCCCCGTGCCAAGGGTCAAGGCCGCAAAGTCTTGACCTTGTACCATGTTTGAGCCCTTGAGCACGATGTCACCGCCGGCTGCGGCCGGGTGACCGCCATCGACCCACTCGAGCTCGGAAAAGGTGCCGGAGCGCCCCTCGAGCACGGAGAAGCCGTTCTCGATGTCACTGCGCAGGTCCCCTATTTCACCGGGAACGCCGCCTTTGCCATTGGACACCAGATGGGGCCGCCGTGGCGCTTCCCCTCCAAAACTCTTGCTGATAGTCATCGTTCCTCCTCACTCACGTTGTTGTCTGGGCTTGCGCCAACTGAGCGATCAAACGCTTTTGAACCAGCGGCATTGATTCAAAAATCGCCACCGGACTCTTTGTCATCTCTTTGACCATATCGTCGCCGAAGTGCTGCAAGAGCACGTCACGGTTCTTCGCCGTCAGCTCGCGCAGACTCCGCTCTTCGAGGACCATGTTACCCTCAGTCCACTTCCACTCAGCCACCTTGGCCACGCCAAAGGTAGTCTCCCATGGGTCCGGGAGCTGAGAGTCCCACAGTCGGTCGGCATGGTTCATGATGTCCAACTGCGCTAAGACCTCGGCGAAGGTGTCGGGCTCAAGAGAAGCCTTCTTTTCGAGCAACTCGTCGAGCAGCGACACGCTCTCACTCGCACCATCGCGCCATAGCCGCTTGCGCAAGTTGACAGCAACCTTGATACCCCCGATGTCACGATACCCATCAGCGCCATAGTCCGAGGCAGTCTTGGACAGAGGGTACCCAATGGCATGGGCCCGAGCCGCGAGCTTCTCGCAGAAGCTTCGTCGGGTACGCGGGTGGAGGTGACGGTAGTTCTGGTCAAAGTAATCAGCGGCCTCTTTGACCTGACGGTAACTGATCAGAGGAAACTGTCGATCCCCCTGATCAGAAATCAAGGCATACCACCCATCGTCGTACTCCTCGGCTTCTTTGACAACATCCTCTCCCGTCACGTCGATGTAGGGGTTGGAGATGGTGTCATCCACAGCCAGCTTGCGCGCTGGCGTGTAGGCCGTGATGGGCATCTGACGGCTCCCCACGAGCTCACTATTTTTCTCGTGGCGCTCACCAGGAACCACTTTGAGTTCCGCACCATCAGACTTGATTAGCGTCTTGGTGGCCAACTTGATCACCGAGAGCGGAGGCTCAATTTCGTAAGCTCGACAGGCTTTAAGCAAGTTGGCCGCCACCTTGGTCTGCGCCACCGGAGGGAGTGAGTCCTTCGTGTGGTGGAAATACGCGCAGGAGAGCAAGGCGTGACCCACGTCATGGCAAGCGAACTTACGCAGTTGCTCATCGCCGTTAACCAACACCCCGGCGAAGGCGTTATCGGGGAGACGGGCCTGCTCCTCAAGGCCCAGCATCTCCAGTGAAGCGAGCTCATCCGGCAGGGCCGCCCCTGTCTTGGTGAGCAGCGCACCGTTGTCGTCGTAGATATCGAGAACAACCCCAGCGAATTTGTTCATGCCTTCTGCTCCCTGGCAGGCGTCCTAGCTGCGGTGAATGCAGTCAGCTTACCACGAGACGCAAGCAAGCGAAAAGTTGGACCTGCCGCAGGTACAAGAACCCCGAAGCCAGAAACCTTAGGAGGTTAGTACCATGGCTCTGATTGCAACGAAACCTGCTATGCGCTGTTTCGCCGATGTCGATACATTTGACCCGGCCAAAGATCGGTGCGCCGCATGCCACTTCCAGGATGCATGCGAGAAACAAATCGACGAAGACAACGTTGACGAACTCGAGCAAGAGGACAGCGAAGACGAGCTGGACGGCGTCAGTCGTTTAGCTGGGAGGGCGAATCCGTTTGCCTCCGCAGTGAGCGGATTCGCTCCAGGGGTAACGCAATATCACACAGTGACTCCGACAGCACCGTATTCCCCGCCCAGTCCCAACCTCTCCTGTGAAGGCGTGTCGCCTGTAGTTCAGGTCCCACGGCAAGAGGGTGAAGAAGTCTGGGGTCGGCTGGCCAAGAACGTTGGCCTTGGTGCTTTAGCCAGGGCCCTGGTTGAAGCGAGTCTGGTCGCAGAGGACGAGCGAACGCGACCGGTGGGTCAGTGGGGCCGAGTGGATCGACCACGAAAGAAATAACTAAGAGGGTGATTCATCGTCCGGGGTGGAGTACATATTAAGCATGACGCTTCGATTCCCCATCCTGGACGATGAAAAAGCCTACCTTGGAACATGGTTGTTCCTGCCCAAGAAGTACATTGCGGAACAGGTCCTCCGCAGTTCATTGACACTGCCCATTGATCAAACCCGTACAATGGTCTGTTTTCAGGATCATCCCAACCACTTAGCTGTACCCCGATGCCTAATCCCGCGAGCTGAGTTGGAAACTCAGTTCCCTGTGGTGGACCTGATTCCCGCGTCTCAAGAGCACACCGTCCAGTCGGACATCACCCTCGACATGATGCGGCCCGACAGGAGCGTTCAGCATGACAGTGTTGAGGCCATGATCGAAGCCGGAGGCGGTATCCTCAACCTCAGCTGCGTAGCAGGAGACACTATCCTGGGCCTCAACCGAGGAGGCAAAGGGTTTTCCATGCCGATCTCCACGGTCTACGAGCGATTGCGTGGAGGGAGGTACGCTTGGGATACGTCGATACCTACAAAAATCCGAAGTTTGAAGGAGAACTGGGTTGGGCTGCATCGACTCGTAGATGTAGTTTGTACCGGAGTCAAAGAAACCGTTGTGTTACGACTAACCAACGGTAAAACCGTTACCCTAACTCCAGACCACCGTGTCCTAACGTCTCAAGGGTGGGTACCTGCTGGTGAGTTACATTGCGGGGACCTTGTAGTGACCGACGCTACCGCCCCCTCATGCAAAGATTCAAAAATCGAAGACGCGCACTGCGCCCACCACACCGCCGGATACGTCGGATTCGGTTACGGCATGCCTTTTCAAGTTGAGGTTGAAAGCGTCACCCCAGGGCCTCAAACTCAGGTCTACGACGTAATCTGTGACGACCCTCATCACAACTTCGCAGGTAACGGAATAATTCTGCACAATTGCGGAATGGGAAAAACCGTAATCGCCCTCGAGCTCGTCGCCAGGCTGAAAAAGAAAACCCTCATCGTCGTCAAGGGTGACGGACTGATTGGGCAGTGGCGGGACCAAATTCAAGACCGCCTGAAATTCCCCACTGAGCTTGGCCTCATTCAGGGGCCGGTCAACTCTTGGAAGTGGGAGGGGTGCGCTATCACCCTTGCTTCCCTCGACACGCTCGCACGTCACCACGCCAATGTGCCTGCCGAGCTACGACGCAGCATGGGCGTAGTGGTGTGGGACGAGTGCCACTCCGTTGCTGCGATGAGCTACAGCAAGACTGCGGCCTTGTTCCCCGGCCAGCGCTTTGGCCTCACCGCCACAGTGCACCGGGAGGACGACATGGAGAGCGTCTTCCTCTGGCACATCGGGCCCGTCGCTTTCAGCGACCTCACTCAAGACCTCATCCCGACGGTCACCCTTCTCCCCTCACCCATCGACCTGCGGTTGAACGACCCCTACGTCTACAGGCAGGTCTGCGATAAGCGGCGAGAGCTCAGCCACACCAAGTTGATGAACTACGTCGCCAACCTCGAACAGGAGATCAACTTCGTTGAGCGGCATCTCAGAGAAGCAGTCAACGCCGGGCGGCGCATCCTCGCCATCAGTTGGTCGAAGGACCAGCTCAACACCCTGCATAAGCGCTTCCCCCAAAGCGGCCTCATCACTGGGGACGTCAAGGGGGCCACTGCTCGACAGCGGGCTTTGTCTGACCACCAACTCACCTTCGGTATCGCCCAGCTTGCTCGAGAGGCCCTTGACGAGGCCGAGCTGGATACACTGTTCATCCTAACAGAGTACCGCTCAGCCGGTATGCTCCAGCAATCGGTTGGGCGAATTCAGAGGCTCCTCAAAGGCCGCAAGAAGAGCCCTCGCGTTGTGATCATCCAACACAACCGCGTGCAAGGCATCAGTCATCGAGCCCGCCATATGATCCGGTATTTCCGTGCCCAAGGCTTCACTGTAGAAGAGGCACCTCAACGATAGCAATTAGGAGTAGTTATGGATCAAACAGATGCGAGCTCCTACTTGAGTCACCTCGACTGGGAGCTCGCGTGGTGCAAATGTACGCTGTGCCCTGAACTAGCCAAGCACCGCACCTATGTCATTCCCGGTTGGGGCAACCCAAAATCCAACATCATGCTGGTCGGGGACAAGCCGGACGAAGAGGACGACGCAGCGGGTTACCCCTTTGTTGGCCGAGTAGGGAACATCCTCCGTGTGCTCCTCTACTACTACGCCGGTCTGTCCGACCATGAGTACTTCCTCGACTACGTCGTGATGTGCCGTACGGCGCGCGTGGCCGGGGGAGTGCTCAAACCCCGAGAGCCCAAAGCCGAAGAGGTCAAGAACTGCCAGGAACGGCTTCAGGGCGCCATCTACACCGTCGACCCCACCATCATCGTCGCCCTGGGCCCTCTGGCCCTGCGGGCGCTGACCGGTGAGGCCGGCGGCATCACAAAGACCCGTGGGTCAGTGTTCACTGCCAAAATCCCCGGCGTGCTCACTGAATCCATCATGTACCCCGTACTCGCCACCTACGCCCCCAGCTACCTCGCGGTCAACACAAGCAAGCGAGAAGTAGCTAATGGGCTCTGGGACCAAATGAAAGCCGACTTGCGACTGGCAACTCGGCTCAGCGACATAATGAACGAGAAATACTACGGAATCCCCCGGCCAGACCGGGAAGCTCTTGTCGAACAGAGGAAGGAAGAAGCCCGTGCACAAGATGAATGAAAAGCGTGTTCAGCTCGCCCAGCAGCGCTACGAAGAGACCCGGGAGGCCCGAGACACCTTCTGGGTAGAGAACGCGGAGGTACTCGAACGCTATCAAGAGCTGTGCGAGCTGAACAACATGGCGCTCAAGCGCCTTGACCAAGCTTGCAGGGAGACCAAGGTCAGTGCAGGCCCGATGAAAGTACGCATCGCCCAACACCCGGTCTATGACGTGGACTACCTGGAGAATCTGTTCTCCACTCAGCCCGAGGTGTGCAAACAGCTCATCTCGGTGACCAAGAAAGTGAACCGGCCCTACTTTGAGAAACTGGCTAACCAAGGCTGCTTTACCGAAGAGACTCTCGGCCGCGCCATCACGCGTGTGGAGGAAAAGGTTCAGCTCATCGGAGCCCCTAAGCCTACAATTCTTCAATGAAAATCAAACACCACATCGAAATCACGATCAAAGGGAAGGAGCCGTTTGTCTTGCCCCAAGAGATACCGAAATGGGTTGAAGAGCTCAAAGGTCACGTGGAGTCACTGGTTGGCGACGGGAAGGCCCAAATCTCCAGGAGCCGCCAATTTGGCTTGGCCACTGACTTTTCCCGAGTCAAAGTGTCCGGGCACTTTGGGGTTACCCTGACGTGCAATCAGGACATCGAAACGATGAAGATGGCTGCTGACCTCGCCGGCTACATCGCTGACACCATTGTCTTTGAGGAAGACTACGAGACGATGACCAACGTTTTGAGGCACTACAATGTTGAGCAACAAGCCAAGTAAAATTCGCGGGGTAGCCTGCACCAAGATTGAGATGAACATTCACCCCGCCCACGGGGCCGCAGTCGAGGTGAGCTACGTGCTACACACTGAGGCCGGGAGAGCCGTGGCCGAGGGGAAGATGAGTGGGCCCTGGCCACAGGAAGTCGCTACTGCTGTGGACACACTCGTGAAATCAGTAGAGGGCACGATATTGAATAGTATATTTGGAGGTGAGACAAATGAACCCGATTTTGGAGGGAGCACACACTCAGAGGGCAATCGTTCCGCTCTCTTTGGAGCTCGAGTCCCAACCCGAGATTAAAATTCACAAGTTCGACGAAGTCTACTCCGCGGTAGACCAGCTCAACCAGCTGAACATCCCCTCCCCACCTGAAATCAGGACTCTCGCCGACCTTGAGTTTGAGGATGCTGACGTAGTCAACGCTCCCGGCATCGGCCGGCTGCGCATGACCGACTGGGCCCAGCGGCGTATCGGGAGCATGATGGGGGTGAAATGGTCCAAATTCTTCGGGCCGATGGAACCTGACGCCATCAAGACGGCCATCACGAGCCACCTCAACGGCGTGGGCGATAAAGGACAGGGTATCAAGCTGGTCAGCCGCGAGCTGATGGAGAGTGAGTCCTACAAGACCGACGGCATCCTGCGCGGCGTAGTCAGCCCTTCCTACAGTGAGTTCCGCGACGTCCACGCTCTGGACCGCCTGTACGAGGTGGCCGGCAGCATACTCGAGGTCGAGTGGGGCTTCACCGAGGTTCACCTCCTCGACAGTGGATCTTACTTCAACCTGATCCATACCTACCCATTCCCTCTCATACCTGGATCGGGTGACACCGCTTACGTGGGCCTGCAGCTGCGCAACAGCGAAGTAGGCGCGCATTCTTGGGAAGGTATCGCTCGGGTCCTGCGCCTTGTGTGCGTCAACGGTATGATGGTCCCCTTGTTCTCAGGCAAAGTGTTCCGGTTCATCCACAAGGGCATGCAGCTGGAACGGATTGACCAGTCAATCGAGGAAGCATTGGATCAGTGTTACCAGTCAATGGAGCAGCTGCCCCCGATGTACGGGAAGCTCTTGGACCGTCCTATCGACGAGCCCGAAGAGCACCTCCGTTCCTTCCTCGAGAGTCACAACGTCAGCTTGACCGTAAGGGATGCTGTGGTCGATGCGTACGCTACTGAAGAAATCGAAGGCGACAACGCTTACCGCGCACTGCAAGCCATCACCCGGATGAGTCCTGCTTTGCGCGACGACCCCCAACGTCAGCGTGACATTGAGATTCTGGCCGGCCAATACACAGAACACATGTTGCAGTAGGTCGAGGGGAGCGGTGGGCCCGACCTGCCGCTCCCCTTCTGTCTTCTGAGGAGGTGTGATTTGGCGGTGCACAACGAGCTGCGGCTAATCAGCAAGGTCATTGAGACCGGAGACGTACGTCCCCTGATTCGTTCCCGCATGACACCATCGTTGTTCCGCAATCCTGAAGCCCGCGCCATGTTCGAGGAGCTGTGGCGCTACTACCACAACCAACGCCACTACGGCGAGACCCCCAAGCGTGGGTGGATGGAGTCGAAGTTTCAGAGCTTTACCCTCTTCCCTGGCATCGACGAGTCGGTCACAGAGCTGGTCGAGTACGTTCGGCGTGACACGCTCGCCCAGCGCATCTACGAAGTGCTCACCTCAACCTATGAGCACATCCACACCGACCCCCATGAAGCCCTCAACCTGCTCTACCAGCAGGCCGGCGAGCTCAAATCCATCAGTGCCCACAAGGGCTCGAACTTCACGCTACACGAGGTGACTGAAGAAATCTGGGAGCGATACCTAGAAAAAGAACGTTTACGCCTATCTGGAGGAGTCAGTGGCATCCCATGGCCTTGGGCGCCACTGAACAAAGTAACTGGAGGACTCGAGAATGAACAGCTCATCGTCCTTTACGGTCCTCCAAAGTCAATGAAAACCATGTTCGCCGTTCAACTCGCAGTCCATGCCTACCTGTGGAACAACCAGCGGGTCCTTCTCTACTCCGCTGAGATGCCACGAAAAGATATGCAGGACCGCATGGCGGCGTGCATCGCTGAGGTGGACTACGGTCGCATTGACCTTGGCTACCTCACCGTCGACGAAAAGGCGCGCTACAAGGATGCTCTCGACTTCATCCGCGACGAGGCCCTGGCCAACCCGTCCGGCCGAGGACCTATGCTCCACTACGCTTCGGACCACGAAGCAGACGTGCGAGGCAACGTAGCCCTCATCCGGTCCCTGGCCGAAGAGCTCGAAGCCGACCTGGTCATCGTCGACTCCTTCTATCGCCTGGCTGACCGGTCAGGCCGAGTGGACCTCGACTGGAAGGTCGTCGGCAACGTCGCTCAGGATCTTAAAGCGCTGGCTAAGCACTTGGGCATTCCCGTCCTCGGCATCACTCAAGCCAACGAGGGCAAGCAGCTGGCCTTCTCAAAGGTTATCAGCATGGAGACTGACCTGGCCATGATGGTGGAGATGGCCTACGAGTGTTCAGAGTACACGGACCTCAACCTCACCTTCACCGCGAGCCGCAAGATCAAACAGCCCGGATTTCAACTTCGAGTCCAACCCTACACCCGGTTCTCCTTCCAAGGGTGGTTGGAGTTCAAGGACGCAGAGTCAAACTACGAGGTTGACCAGGGCACCAAAGCAACCAACTTCGGCAACAAGCGGGCACCCCGTCCCAAGGGCCCGCCTCCCATCAACAACGACGCCGCGCTCATTCACGACCTGGTAACCCGAGCACACTGAATTGACGTCCTCCCTCGCCTAAAGGCGAGGGATTCTTGAAAGGAAGCAACTTTGGTTATTAGTCACAACCTATCAAGATGGTTCACGTTTCACCGAGACGCGCAGCGTCGAGGGGAAGCCTCGCCGATGTCTTACCGTCTCTCCGCGTGCTGCTGGGGCCCGCCCGGCCCCCAGCAGCGTTCTATCACGAGCGAAGCGCTTTACAACCCAAAAGGAAGGCGCGCTTTCCTCCCCCGGCTAAAGCCGGGGGTCTCCAGCGCGCAAAATTAGATGAGCGCAGTAGTTGAAACTCTCACCCCCCTGGTGGGCTCTTTCCGCAAGAGCGGGACTGACTGGGTCACCCGGTCGTGTCCCTTCCACAGCGACCGCACACCCTCATTCGCGGTCAACACGCGGAACGGCTGCTGGGTTTGTCACAGCTGTGGGCAGAAAGGGACGCTGCCCCGGCTGCTGAAGCTCCTCGGCCTCCCCCGCGAACAAGTCGACCGCATCATGACTCCTCTGCGAGAGCAACTTGAGGAGTACGTGCGGAGACAACAATTTGCGCTCGACCACCGGTTTGAGCGAGACCCCTTCCGGGCCGACTACCCCTTGCCTGAGCACCTCTTGGGCCTCTACGACTTCTGCCCAACGCTCCTGCTCGAAAAGGGGTTCGACCCCGCGGTCCTGCAGTCCCTCGACATCGGATTTGACCGAGGACGCAACCGCATCACCTTCCCCATCAGAGACCTCTACGGGAACCTGGCCGGCCTCTCAGGCCGCACCACGGTCGGGGCCTATCCAAGGTACAAGGTCTACACCGCCGGCTTCGAGGCAAGCACCGGCTGGGTAAACAGCGACTTCGGGGCCAACTTCGATGAGGAGTACCCCGACTACACCATCGACAAGAGCCGCTTTTTGTGGAACGGCCACGAGGCCCTCCCCATCGCAATGGACTCCCCTTCAGAAGAGCCTGTTATCGTTGTGGAAGGCTACAAGGCGTGTTTGTGGTTGATTCAAGCCGGGTTTCCCTTGACCGTAGCCCTAATGGGCGCCTCGCTGAGCACATTCCAAGCTGACCTCTTACGCCGCTTGGCCAACCCCATCGTACTGTTCCTCGACAACAATTCCGCGGGTCACGCGGGTACAAGAAGAGCAGTCGATAGTCTTAGCCGTTCCAACACCGTAAAATCCGTGACATACCCTGACTGGGCAATTTCATCTACGCAACCTGACGACTTTGAGACTGACGTACTTAACCACTTGATACTCAACGCAAAGCCTGAGTACTGGAAAGGAAACTGAAATGCCTGAGACACGCTACATCACCAAGCCTCGAAGGTTCCATCAAGGCCTCGGCCATCAAATGCGGAATGCCGGCAGCGCCTTCGGCAGCTTCTCTGACCGGTGGCAACCACCGGACGCTGGTGAAGCTCCTCCAGCCTTCATCACCCTCATCAACGGGAACTACGAACAGGAGGTTGAGCTAGCTGACACCGGAGAAAAAGGAGTCATCACTACTCACTCTTGGACCTACTTCCGCCACTGGATGCCCTTCGCCCACAGGTACGAAACTTGCTCTGCCGGGCTGAAACTCTACACCAGCGATACCGGAGCTTGGGTATTCCAGGTAGGAAGTGGGCCCTGTGAGCTATGCAACGCTGACGGAGTGAACAACCCTCAGCTCATTCAAGCTGCCACCATCGGTGTATGGGGGTTGCAGCATGAGGTGAAGACAAAAGTCCCTGGCCAAGACCGGGAACGAACGAGCTGGGAGCTTTGCGCCAAGCGGGGCTGTCCCCATTGCGACGCAGGGAATACCCCTGTCCCCGTCCGACGCGCCTGGTGGCCAGCACGATCGAAGGATATGGCCGCCCTGGGCATCTACGAAGCGGAAAACTTGGGGCTCAAGTGCAGTGCCGGTTGCGACGAGGACATGCACACGGCAGGCAGTCAATGCGGAAACTGTCCGCATATTTTCATCGCACTCGAAGAGACGAGCATGACTGAAGCAGAGTTTCAGAGCCACTTGTCTGCCGCTACCACTTGTCCGGACTGCAACTCTTACGAGTACCCTCAGCCAATTCGAGAATGCCCCACTTGCGGGAACACCGAATCCCCTGAGATCTATGACGTGCGTATCAAACTCGTTATGAAGAAGGAGTCAACCACTAATCGTCGAGGTAGGCAGCAAAATCGTTACGAACTTCAGCTTCTAGGTGACCGCAAGATCACTGCAGAGCAGCAAGCTCAGCTCGCGGAAATAGCTGTTCCTTACGATTTCGACCAGATTGTTGGTCCATCTTCTCTTGACGAGCAGCGGGCATTGCTCAACGAACCTACTCGAGGAGGGCAAGGGCAACCGAGCCAACAGCTCCCCGCCTCCTCCCAGAACCAGTACGTTGACTATAACCGCGCTGGTGGGCAACATCCCGCTGCGCCTCCGACGGCCCCGCCGCTTGCAGGGCGACCTGACTTCTTCCGGAAGCCCAACCTGACCAGCGGCCAACGATAACCTTCAACCCAGTCTCCCCCAGGGGCCGAAGCCCCTGGGGGAGACGTCTACCTACGAGGTGACCATGCATTGGACCATCGACCGGCCCGACCCCGTACGCATATGCACTGATTCAGATTTGAGAGCCCTCAAAGACAAGCTGGCCAACAACCCGGTGGCCGCCTTTGATACTGAGACCACTGGCCTTCACCCCACTGACGACCACATCCTGTTTTGGTCTCTGTCGACCGGCGACGACCGTTACTTCCTCGAGCGCCAGCACCTCGAACCCATGCGCCAGGTGATGGAGGACCCTGAGCGGACATGGATAGGGACGCATACCAAGTATGACGCCCACATGATGGCCAACGCGGGCATCACTTTAAGTGGTCAGTGGTACTGCACCCTGGTCATGGACCGGATGGTGGACTGTGACCAGCCCCACGGTCTGAAGGACGTCTACGAGCGAGAGTTCGACGAACACGTCTTGTCCTTCGGGGAGGTGTTCTACCCGCGCAACGCAGTGGGCAAGCCGGCAAAACCCAAAGGTAAAGAGATGGGTGAGATCCTTCTCGAAGCCTGGGACAGCCGACCCGACGAAGTAATCGAGTACGCCTCCCTCGACGCCTGGATGAGCTTCAGGATTTTCAGGGTCCTCCAACAGCGCCTGAAAGACACGGTGACCTGGAGAGGACAGGACATGTGGGACCTCTACCTCGACATCGAGGAGCCCTTCACTCACGTCCTGCACGGGATGGAGCGGCGAGGCATGGTCCTCGACGTGCCCTACCTCGAAGCCCAGGGCAAGAAGATGGAGGAGGAGGTTGACCGGCTCAAGCGCAAGCTAGCCAAGGTGGCCGGCCGAGTCATCAATCCTGGCAGCACCAAGCAACTCGTTGAGTATTTTTTCGAGGTCAAAGGCCTCCCCGTCACCAAGTACACGGACAAGGGAGCCCCTGCCGTCGACAAGCATGTCTTGGCCGAACTCACCAAGATGGGAGTGGAAGAAGCTGGAATCGTCGCTGAAATACGGAAGGTCGACAAAACCCACAGCGCCTTCGTCACGGGACTCGTCAACAAGATCAGCCCCGACGGCCGTATCCACAGCACCTTCAACCAGCACGTCGCAGACACCACCCGCCTGAGTAGCAACAACCCCAACCTCCAGCAAATACCCAACCCCGAGAACGACCCCTGGAACATCCGCAAGGCCTTCATCGCCCCTAAAGGGCACGTCTACCTCGCCTGTGACTATGATCAAATCGAGCTTTACATCACAGCCCACTTCAGTCGAGATCCCGCGTTACTCGACGCCATCTCCAAAGGTCGAGACCTGCACGCTGCTACAGCCGCTTTTGTATGGAACGAGAACTACGACGATATAGTTGCCGCCAAGAAGAACAAAGAGGACACCGGTGAACGCGCAAACTTCTTACGAAGTATACGTCAGTTTGCGAAAGTTGTCGGGTTCGGTTTACTTTACGGGAAAGGGCCGAATTTACTAGCCTCCGAGCTAGGGTTCTTCGACAAAGTAAAGGCAAAACACCCCAAGGCCACCGAGAAACAAATTACGTCAGAGGCCAAGAAGATGGCCATAGAATTGACGGAAAAGTATTTCGACCGCATGCCTCTCGTTCGAGACTTCATCAAGCGCACCCACGAGATGGCCGCGGACTTCAAGTACGTGGAGACGTGGATGGGCCGGCGGCGTTGGCTGCGTCAGGTCGCTGACCAGGAACTGATTGACGCTCACCAGGCCCACGCCATCGAGGTAGCTATTCGGCGGCACCGTGACCCCTCACAGGCCCTTTGCTGGTGTGACATCTGCAGAGACACCCGCGCTGGCGAGAGGCGGGCCACCAACAGTCCAGTCCAAGGTACAGCCTCCGACGTCATCCAGTGCGCCCTAAACCAGATGCATTATGATAGTCAGTTAGGGGGTATCGGACTCATCCTTCAGGTCCATGACGAGGCTGGATTTTACGTGCCAAAAGATATCGTGCAGGATGTGAAACCGCGCATACAATGGCACTTAGAGAATCCCGGGATCGACGACCTGCAAGTCCCCCTCCGTGCAGGCCTAGAGACAGGGCCAAACTGGCAGGAGGCCAAATAGTATGACTCGGATACAACTGAGGAAGAGGGTGTTAGCGACGGTGCCCGTGGACATCCGAAAAGCCATGGGCGAGCTGAGCGAGCCCATCACGAACCACATCGTCGACGCTACGCTCGAAGCAATCATGGACGCCACGGTTGAGGGAGAGAAAGTGCGGATTTACGGGTTCGGCTCGTTGGAGACGAGCGTTCGCCCACCTCACCTGGTGTATTGCAACCTCAGCCACGATCCGGGTTTCAAAGTGACCAAGCCCCACGTTCGAGTCTACCTGCGGCCCTGTACCGCCTGGAAAGACCGGTTATCCTGTCAGGTCCAAAACCAGTTCGACGAGATAGCTGAACAGCAGCTTAGGCTCGCAAAACAAAAGACCAAAGGAGTTCGCAATGGATAAGTACGGGTACGTTCCGGAGGACCCATCTGACCTCGAGAAGCGCGCCGGCAAAGAGGCTGTCTGCCCTGTCTGCGGCGCCCAGTTGAGCGGCACCCCGCCGGTCTGTCCTTCCTGTGGCAGCCGGCCCTTCGAGAAAAGGAACACTGATGGGCAAAAAGACAGCTGAGCCTGAACTCACACGCCAAGAAGTGATTGCCCGCACCCTCCAAAACATCAACACGACGCTCAACGCCGAGACGGCCAAGAGCGAGTGGAAGGAGTACGTGGTCCTAGCCAAGGACGTGACAAGCCCCTTCCTCCTCCGCCGGCCGACCGGCCTTGCCAGCCTCGACATCTGCCTGGGGGGCGGCTTCCCTGCGGGAGGCTCCATCCAGATAGGGGCCAAGGACGGGGTGGGCAAGAACGCGCTGACCTTACAGACCCTTGCCATGAACCAACGTATCTACGGCAAAGAGTCAGCCGTCGCCTGGTGCCCCACCGAGGTGAAGTTCGACAAGCCCTTCGCCCACATGTTCGGCGTGGCCGTGCCTATGAGCACTGAAGAGGTCGCTCAGTACGCAACTGCTCGAGAGGGGTTGGGCTACCCCCCAATGAGCAAGGACGAACTCAAGATGTGCAAGCGGTCTGTAGGTACCTTCGTCGTCATCGACCAAGGCTCCACAGCCCAACGACTTGATGCCGTAGCCCAGCTCGTCCAGAGCAATGCCTTCCAAATCATCGTCATAGACTCTGTCGCCGCCATCTTGACTAATCAGAGGGACGACACCCCGCTCGACGAGTTCGCCCAGCAATCCAGCGAGGCCTTCCTCCTGAGCGAGTGGCAGAAGAAAATGTACGGCGCCTACAACTCAGGCTCCCCTCGAGACCCGAACTACACCACGACCATCATGATCAACCAGGTACGGGCCAAGCGGAACAGGAAGGGCCCCTTCGACCGAGACTGGGAGATCAAGGGGGCTCACGCGCTACGCCACGCCAAGCTCGGAGACATCGTCCTGTCCCGCGGAGAGATACTGGTCTCCACGGAGAAGCAGAAGGAGGACCCTGAGGACCTCACCGCCCGCAAGAAGGTGAAGCACCAAATCGGCAAGAAGGTGAGGTGGGAGATAGCCAAAGGCAAGGCTGGCTTCCACGAGGGACCCAAGGGCATGGTGGAGTACCACTACGACACCGGCTTCTATATCGAGAAGGACCTGGTAGACACCGCTTTCGGGCTCGGCCTCATCGTCCAGGTCAAGCAGGGCACCTACGCCCTGATAACTCCGGACGGAGAAGTGGTAGAAGAAGTACGAGGCAGGAAAGGTTTTTACGAAAAGGCGTATGACATCGAATGGTTTGACAAGGTGTACAAGATGATTTTGCGGAAGGCTGATATCACGTGCTTGTTCAAGCTGTAGCTCGGTTCCGCGGGGAGACCTACTGCGCTCAATGCCAACGGCTCAAACCCTGTACCACCCTCACCATGCAATGCAAGGAACGGGGAACGACGGTCAGCCATGCGTTCTGTGAGCAATGCGTCCGCGAGGGCATCGGCATTGAGGTCGCTCTCCCTGACCCGCAAGTCCAACGTTCACTCGCTCGCCGGCGGCGAATGTCCCGCCTGGGTGAGCGCGCTACCGCTCGAGAGATTGGAGGGAAGCTGACCCCCAACTCCGGAGCAACGAGAGGAGACGGAGATGTTTTGACCGACCAATGGATGGTCGAAGAGAAAAAGACCACGAGCAAGAGCTACCGCTTGTCAGTGAACCAGCTGGACAAGACCAAGGCCCAGGCTCACGCCCATCAGCGGGATTGGGTGATGCGCATTCGCATGCCCGAGACAGACCTTGCCGTGGTCGACTGGAATGTCTTGAGAGGACTGGTGATCGAGCGTGAACCGACTGACCGAGAATGAGTTCAATTTCATCGAAATGTGGGAAATCGAGAAAGAACTGGACCAATGGGCTCGTCATCTCGACGACAACCCCATCCCCTGGAAGACTGAACACGAATGGAACGCCCACCGAGCTGAGCACTGTTTCCACCCCTCCGCCCTGGCGCGCTACTTATGCGGCATTCAGCCCTGCAAACTATACCTCTGGCACATGCTGATGGGTTCGCCTGGCGGCGTGCGCCTTGGGTTGAGCGGGCGCAAACGAGCCGACATGGGCACGGCCGCCCACCTCATGATGGACTACTACATGGGGACGCGGGCCCAGCACCACGGCTACGAATACCACTGCGAGCTCAAGGTGCATGAGCCCAACCTCTACATCAAAGGTGCCGTCGACGCGTTGACCTACTGGCCGCTGAGGCAGCCCATCATCTGGGACTACAAGTCCATCGCCTCTACAGCGTTCCAGCGGCTCAAACGCCCGCACGCTCACTACATCGCCCAGGTCAACACGTACATGGGCGTGCTCAAAGTGCCGCTCTGCATCCTCCTCTACGTGGTGAAGGATTCATCACAGTTCTTCGCCTGCAAGATTCACTTCGACGAGGCACTATGGGACCGGACGGTGGAGGAGCTCAACGAGATCATCGAACTCAACTGGGACCACCCTGAACCCCAAACGGGCTCCTACTGCAAAGGTTGCCCTTACTACTACGCCTGCTTCAAGGAGTAACCAATGGCTGATGAAGCACCTGATTTTGATCAACTAATCCCCATTCACAACCAACACGTCTATACCAACATCATCCGCAAGGTCGACGACGAGTTGCGGGCCAAGGGTTTCTACGTCGCCCCACCCCCAGTGGACCAAGAGGGTAACGTCATCCGCCCCATCATGCCTGAACGGCTCAGCATCCTGACTCGAGAGCAAATACTCGACTTGCTCGGCCAATACACGGCCTATCTCGAGTACGTCACCCCTTCCGCGGCGGACTACGCGCTGACTCACGACGCCTGGGTCCGAGCGAAGACCCATCTCACCTCCACGCTGAGGGGTAATCTGCGAGGCAACGCCACTCAGGTCAAAGACGGAGTTGAGATGGACCCGCGATTTCGATCCATGGACGAACAGGAGTTCGAGGCCCTCGCCATATACCGACGCGTAGCTGCTATCGAACACGGCGCAGAAACATCTCGTCAGACGATCTCACGGGCGATAACTTCCCAGGGCCAAGAGATAGACAGGACTGTGCGCGAGCACAACGTCGCAACCAACAGGAGCGGTCAATATGGCGGAGGACGGACAACAGGGGTCCAGAGCAGATTCTTTCGGCCCGGACAAGGAGGGTAGGCTCAGCATGCAGGTCACGCTGCGCATGCCCCCCTCAGACAACAAACTGTACTGGCCGACCAAGTACGGCGGCCTCAAGCTCACGCCTGAAGGCCACCAGTACAAACGCTATGTCTCAGCCCACGTTGCACAGTTAGTAGCCAGGAACTTCAGGCTGGCCAAAGACTTCAAACAGAACGTACCCTATGAGTTCTTCCTCGCTGTCTATTTCGACCAGATCGAGCTGAAGAGCTGGAAAGGTGAAAGCGCCAAGCAGAGGTACAAAAAGGTGGACCTGGGCAACCGACAAAAATTGATCATTGATGCGATGACCGAAGCCGTGGGGGTCGACGACCGGCACATCTTCAAAGAGGTGCTCGTCAAACGATGCGACCCGGAGAACCCACGAATGGTGGCCTTGCTGCGAGAACAGGAGACAAGGGATGGAGAGCCTTCTCCCGCAGTGCAATCTGACTGAGCTGGTGGCCATCGCCGCCAGCAAGGGTATCCGCACCCACAGAGGTGTCGGGCGCGAAGCGTTAACCCGAGCAATCATTGAGAATGACAACAGCCTCCCAGCCAACCCCCTCGACAAGGAGCGCGATGACGTGATGTGGGCGTTAGAGGAGTACAAGACCCGGCTGAGGAGTCAAATCCAATGTCACATGAACTGCTACCTGCACTCGGACGGGCACGTAGCACGGTGTGCCATCAAAGCTGAAAGAATCCTGGATAAGGCGCGTAAGGAGGGAAAGAGATGAGTGCGGATTACTCGAATGTGAATCCTGTCGTGAGAGCCGATGAGGAAATGTTTGGTGTTCTCAGTAAGTTGATGGCTCACGTGTCCTCTGTAGCGATCAAACGGCAAGCCCAAACCCTGAAACTCGATATCTCCGCTCCAGAGTTTCAGGGTCCAGGTAGTCGAGTCCCGTTAATGGTAGCTATCTTCAAGAAGAAGTTCCCCGACGTGGAGCCCTTCATCGATACCGCCGAAGTGAATGGGCCTGTACCCCTCCCCTCCTCCGAAGACGCGCCTCCCGCCGAACCCCAGGCCGCTGCTACTGAGCCGAAGCCCGAACCAGCACCCGCTGCTGAGCCTGCCCCTCCCCCCAAGAAAGTCCCAGCCAAGAGCAAGGCCAAGGCCAAAGCTGCCCCAACGGTAGCCAAAAAGCGTACGACCAAAACCAAGACCAATACAAAGACCAATGGGACCGCCCCCAAAGGCCGGCTCAACTTCGTGGACGACGAGGACGAGAACAGTGAAAAGGACACCCCTGAAGGGGCACCCCCTGTAGCCGCAGCTCCCGCCCCTCAACCCTCACCCGTAGCAACGCCAGCTGCGCCTGACTCTCGTATAGACGAACTCATCGAGTACATGGCCCGCGTCGACGCCAAAATGACCCACCTGAGTGAACAGAACGACCGGATCGTGGAGGCTCTGGCGTCACTCGACCCCATCCTCAACATCGTGGTGGCCTCTGTTCAAAACGGCCTCCAGCGGCTGGGCAAGGAGTGGAACATCTCCAAAGTTATGGGGAACTTGTTCGACAAGATCACTGAGACCTACCTGCCTGCAACGGAGGACCAACCTGAACCGGAAGAAGAGGCAGAGGAGACTCCAACTTGACTGACCACACCTGCCGTGGCAATTGCTCCCGACGAGTTCAACCGGTTGTCACTGGAGGAACTCGTCGGGCTGACCCACCAATTAGGGTTGGCTCCCCCTGAGGACCTCACCGCAGATGAGCTGCGGCAGTGGCTACTTACCTTCGAGCTCACTCTCCCAACGCTGAATTGAGAAACCCCCCGGCCGCGGCCGGGGGGACTCATCCGTCGGGGCACCCGACAAGACGGTTGTACCACCCGCCTTTTCTTTTAGCTACGTCTCCGCCAGCTGAGAGACCCCCCAGATTGAAACGCCAGCCAAAATCACAGCTACTACCGCCCCCGTCACGAAGCCGAACCAGAAAGAGCTGTACCACTTCAGGTCACCTCGGGCCTGCTCAGCTGCGGTGCGGTAGTAGTCCCGGTGGGCGATGAGCTGTCGCTGCTGCGCATCGTGCACCTGGGCAGTCGCCGTCCCTCGAATATCCGCCCGCTGCTGGGCGTAGCGCCCGTCCAGCCAGCGCAACCGGCGCACAGCACGCAACCGAACCCCCATGAGCTGAAGGCGTTCACGGGCGACGAGCGCCCCATCAAAAGGGGCCTCTATAGTCTGGCCCGCCCTGATGGGTAACGAGTTGGGCATCTCGAGCTGAGGAACAATGGTCTCCTCCCCCGGCGAAGGACAATTGAAGTCTGGGGCTGAAGTGCCGTCGTACGCTTGAGGGGCGCATGCCTGAGCCCAAGCCGGCCGAGGCATGAACAAGATGATCAAGATGACGAGAGCTTGTCGAACCATTGGACCACCTCATCGAGAGGCTTGGCCTCGAGCTCGGTTAGCTCCTTCCGCTGCTCAGTCGATAACCTCTGCAGCTCTTCGGCGTGCTCCTGCTTGAGCTCGAGGAGCTTCTCATCACGTTCAATCAATACATTGCGGATCTCGTAGAGGGTATCGTCCGGCGCCGGAAGTTCCAACTCCTCATCGTCAAACAGCGCATCAACAACTTGGCGGCCAACGAACAAAAAACTGAGGATACCAATGGGAAAGAGCACCCACTTCCACCACCTCTTCCACCAGGCCCAGACTTTAGAGAGAACTGCGAGGATCGCGACGGCCATCATTTTGCCTGTTTGACTGGAAGGGCAAACTCTCTCAACGGGGGGACGTACTCCTTTTGGAAGCGCTTGATCAGGGCAGGTATCCCCTCAGTAAGACCGTGGACTACAGTTTTGATCCCCTCGGGTGGCATCTTGTCGTGGTGGAACAGCGTAAGACCTCCGACCTGATGCCCATGGACTCTCCCCTTGCGATAGCTCACCGGGAAAAGCCCCTTCTCTCCTGAGAGGGGTACTGCCAGCCGGGTAGGCTTGAACCCCATCGTCTTGACCGACGGCATCTGTGACGTGCGCACTGCCACGGTCTCGTGGCCCAAGATCCGCCCTCGAGATTTATCAACAGCTTTCGATATACGGGCCAAAGCCTTATCCGGCGCCAGCTTACGATTCATGCTCACCAGGGGGATATCGCTGCGAAGCTCACTCCGCTCCCCCCGCACTTTGCGGTAGGCCACGTCAATCGCGATCTTGAAGAGCTCCTGAGCAAACCCCTCTCCGTTCAGCCATTGAGCCACAGTCCCCTCCTCAACTCCTTCTGCTTCCTCGGGTCGTCATCAAGGTCAATCTTGATGCCGCGGCTCTCGATGTACTTCTTCACCCCCTTGACGATCCACTGGGAACACAGACCGGCGACGGAATAAAGGAGCGCCACTGTGAACTGGCTCGACTCGGTCAAGGCCTCGGGCCGGGGGATGGCGGGGACCCAACCGAGGGCGAAGCCAATGATGGGCGGCCACACCAACTTGGTCCCATCCAGCTCCCTCAGAATGGTGCGCAAGGAGTTGATGCGCCACAGCTGCCCGCCCACGAACCGGTTGAAGAACCCAAAGACGAGGAACACCACGACGCCTATGAGCAGGAACTGCCAAGAGAAGAAGACACCGCCTATCGCATCCATGCTGCCGCCTTGGTTGTGGAATTAGTATCGCTGAGGAGAGGACAAGGGGGCAAGGGGCTAGACGGTCGCGCCTACGACAGCAGACTCCTGTGCTTTGGAAATCCACACGCGGGTGTCTACCGTCCCCCCTGTAGGCTGAATAAACCTCCCCCCTAGATAGCGTAACGTTGATGGAACCGATACCAGTCCATAATCCGTTGGTTGAACCTGATCTTCCATACCAATGAGATTCCACGTAGTTCCGTAATCTGTTGACCAACGAACCACACCGGTAGTTCCCGTCAGTATGATAAGCCCCCGCCCATCACACCCAACATTGTTAAACTGACGCGTTGTAGACCCTGAAGACACAAGAGACCATGTTGCCGCAGTTGCATCATCAGAGAGATAGAAATCGTGCCACGTAACGTTCGGAGTAAGACCCGCCCATAGCCCTGAGCGCGCATCATGCGCTACGTGTACCAACGGCTGCGCGATGTCTGTCCAGGTGTCACCGCCGTCTGTTGAGCGCGCTAGACCGGCACCACCATAAACTAGAATCGTCCCGGTACCATTCGTAACGAGTTTGACTGGAACATTCGTCATTGGCGTAGTGACAGTCGCCCAAGTCGTACCGTCGTTACTGCGAAGAACTACTACACCGCCGCCGCCATCAGTACCAACAAGGATAAAGTACCCGGTGTTATCGTCGTAAACGACGTCCGTAAAAACCCAAGCGCCCGTGTTATACGGAGCCGGAACAGTTGCGTTTAACCAAGGACCGGGTAGTGCATCAACTGAGTACTGGATGACAGCACCGTTCGCGCCCGGTGCTGGACCATTTTTACCTACGGCCACCCAAATACCGTTGGCCGTAACCCCCATTCCCCAAGCGACACCCCAGAAGATCTGAGGGGTGGGCGCTGCGGGAGAAATACCACTCCAGTTGTTGTACGGCGTTGACCCTTGAACGAGCGGGTACCCTCCAGCAATAGTAGCACCGGTCCCGTCACCCCCAACCATTACCCACATCTGTCGTTCGATGGTGCCCGTTCCCTTCCCATTCCCTACAGCTATTCCGTACTGAGGTGTACCGGGGCCAAAAATGTGCGTGGACTCCGGGCTAAGCTCCCAATCCAGCGCACGGTACACCGTGTCCCTCCGCTCCATCGCATCGAGCCGCGCTGTGAGCGTAGCCACCTGGTCCTCAATGGAGCCTGCCGCCATCGGCTCAAAATCTGAAGTCTTGGCCGTGGCCCCAATACGGTCAGACCCATCGTCCGACGTGAGGTCCGTGATGATCTTGTCGAGCTGACTCTCCACATCCGTAGCTGGGTTGGTCGTGCCGTCGTGCCAGGCTCCGCCACCCGAGTAGGCGATGTTCGCCGCAGGGATGTCCTCGCCAGGCACCTCTTCCAGCCCGCGGAGGCCGGCGTGGGTGAGTGCGTAGACCGGGAGCTCACCGATGGTCGTACCGATGTAGTAACCGATGCGGTAGTTGGCCGAGGGCAGCGTCTCATTGAGGTTGAGGGTGGTTGCTGTGGCCACGAACTCATCACCGAGGCTATTGTCTGAGAGGCTTGTGACCTTCACCTCATTGCCGTTGACCCGAACCTCGTTGTAGTCCTCATCCAGGAGCTGGAAGAGCTGGTCCAGCCGCTCTTGTCCCGTCCAGCCCGTCTCACCGCAATACAGCGTGCCCGTGTAATTGACGTCTCCCGCGGCTCCGCCACTGGGATCGATGACAATGGTCGTACCGCTGTGCCCTGTCAGCACCCCGACCTCGGGAGAAGCGATGTCCCGAGTCATCCGGGTGTCGAGGTCGTCCGTGTTCTCGGCCAGGGCGGCGAAACTCCGATTGAGCACCTCGCCTTCAGCATCCTCACCGTTGTCGATGAAACGTGTCCCCGCAGGATATGTCGGTGTGTCTCCGGCCTGGATGGGCAGCGTGCTCAGCAATGTGGCTCGGCTACGAAAAGTCATGTCTTCTCCTATGCGAAGCGAAGCTCCCAATCGACCTGGAGCACGAACTCTGACGTCTTGGACAGGGTGTCGAAGGTGTTGTACGCCACCATGTAGCGTACCCCAATGGGCGGGTTGGCCGGCACAGGCGGCGTGACCTCACGATCGCTGGCGAGTGGTGGGAGGTCTTGGCTCGTCACCGACTCAGTAAAGAGCCCAATCTCTGACAGCGGCACTGAGGTCGCTGTGCCGAAGCTCACCTCATTGTAGCCCAGGACCGCGGTGAACCGGGCTGTGCCCGCCTCAGGGAACACAGCGGGGGCCACAATGCCGTCGTAGTAGTCCGAGGCCAAAACCTGGACCGGGTACTCGAGGCCGGTCACGTCGGGGTCAGCGTCAGTCTGCGCCGGGTTCCCGCTGCCGGCCGTCCCGTCATCACCGTAACCCCCCGTCGTCGTATCTGATGGAGTAGAGTATCCCCAGTGGTTGGGGTAACCCGCCCACGTCCCCCGAATGGTGTCGGAGGCCACCAGCTGCCGCGTGCCTCCAATGCCGAAGGCCATGTAGCGAATCCGGTCATCACGAAACGACGCGTAGCCCGTGTCGAGGGAGATGAGCTCGCTGATCCACTCTCGCCCGTAGTCGACGAAAATGTTGTGGTCTTCGCGCTGCTCCACGATGGGCCCGTCTTGGTAGGGGCGAAGCGTAAGGCGGACGTTGGAGCCGACGGTGATGGGGGGCGCCCCTCCCCCATCCCGCCAGCTCCCTCCTCCGTCTCCTCGCTTGAGCAGCCTCACCCGGTCGGTGACACGGATATCGTCCCGAAATCTCGTCATGTTCGCCTCGTGTCCCGCCGAATCACGGTGTACCAACCCGCGGGGATATCGCTGCCGAACTTCCAGCTTCGGTTCGGGGGCGAGTAGTCCGCCCCGTACGTCCCGGCGTCCCAATCTTCAATCGTCAGCCCAAACGGGCCATCCCATTTTTCGGTCCCACTGGTGAATCCTGCTGGAGGAGCGGCCGGCGCAGGGCCGGACAACCGTTGGGCGTGATCACAACTAGCCGCCCCGAATTGTAGGAAGGGCATGCCGAACTTCAATTTTGGCATCTGATCCTCAGCTCAATTCCATAGAAATCTGAAGGGTTACCACGTCGTCGGGACACCCTCCGTCAGTGAATCCGCCAGTGCGCCCCTCATAGTACCTGTGGAACCCCCACTGTTGCCAGCCCATCTCCTGCTGATACATCTCAACGTTATCGACGTAGAAGGTCCCGCCTGCGGGTCCAGTTTTGATGTGCAGCTGTGCAGCCTGGGTCGTCCCCGAGAGCTTCCAGGCGTGGAGCACCACCTCGAGCCACCCGCCCCCCGACGTGCCCTGGCGGGCCTCGGCAATGACCGTCGAGCCGTCTTGGTCGATTATCTCGAAGTGGGCCTGGCCAGATTCCACGTAGACCTGGAGCCGGGCCCCTACCTGGTGGCCCTCGTCGACCTGGACGAACTCACGATAGACCCCTTGACCGGCAGCAGTGTCCTCGATCTTGAGGCTCTGCGTGCCGGCATAGACGGTTACAGCGTCCTTCGCCTTGGTCGTCGGACCGGCCGCCGGGATGTCGGGCCAGTTAGCCACGCCCGCAGTCTCCATGTCCCGATCTCCCGACAGGTCAGGGTCGAGCACGCCAAACTTATGCACTGTTCGACCGCTACCGTCCCGGGACCCAATGCGAAACGACCCAAGCGATATGACCCGTGCGCTCGTGGCCGGGTCTGCAGTGGGCACGCGACCCGTCACGTCAACCAGGTGCAGGTTGCCTCGCTCCTTGGCCAGCAAGAAGTTGTCACCCACCGGCCGGTCAGTGGGCCAGCGCTCAGCGATATCGTAGGTCGGCGTCGCCACCCGGGTGACCCGCGTCTCGTAGGGCGAAGTCACCCAACCCAGCGGCGTGGGGTAGCTCCACGTGTCGTAAAGGCTCCCGTCTGACACCGGACCCAACGCTAAAGCGTCCGAGACATTGATGTCCCGCAGGTGCTCCGCGGTGACCACAAACCAGGGCTTGGTGTAGGGCGGTTTGATTCGATTCACATATTCCAGAACCAGCTGGAGGTTCGTCAGGTCAAAAATGGACGAGTCAACCAGGATGCCGAAGGTATGCACCTTCCACAGCTCCAGGAAGTCCCCTGAGCTGACGTAGGGGGCAAACCAGTCCGGGTCCGAGATGTAGTCCTGATACTCCACGCCTGTGCACAGCGGAGCGAACTGAACCACGGTATCGCCCAGGACGTAGGCCACTCCCGTCTCCGGGTTGGTCTCTAGTGACAAGCCGCTCGGGTAGAAGTAGGACCTCACCGTAGTGGAGTTAGCCGCGTCCCGAATGAGGACCCGGGCCCGGGTCGAATCGAAAGACCCGTTGATGTCCACAATCGTCCCCTTTACCTCAGCAAAGGGTAGGCCCAACAGGACCTGAGCACCGATACGCATGTTGTAGGGCCGGGGACCAAACCAGTACGCGTACCAAAGCCCCTGAACCGCTGATAGGTAGTCAAGCGAGTCCGTCCGGGCCTCCAAGTCCTCCTCGGTGAACCCCACCAAGCGACCGAAGTTAGCCTCGATGGTGGGCTTGTTGTCGAGATAGGTGACCTCAGCCCAAAGATACGTCGGCGGGGTATCAATCTCGAGGATGCGCCAGGATAGCCCCGATGCTGAGGCCAAAGCCTCGTCTTCGAGCTCTACTCGTGTCGCCGAAACAACCTGGAAGAGACGATAGCGGATACCCCCAATCTCTAGCACGTACCCGGTCAGGTCGGCGCCCGCGCCGAACAGGGTCTCGAAGTTCGTGCCCGCTGAGTCAAAATATCTTGGGCCGGCCGTAGTATCTCCGTCCAGCCCCCGGACGGCTTCGGTGAACCAAGCATCGCGGAACAGCAGCGTGTTGACCTCAGTCCCCTCGATATCACGAGTCTCGATGATGTGGTTGAGGTTCTCGTAGAGGTACGGGGCCGTGAGGTCGAGGTTTCGGTCGACGTACTGCTGCAATCGAGGGAGCCCCACCACACAAGCGTTGAGCCGCATAGCGCCGCGCCGAACTACGGAAACCAAGACTACCGTCTGGTCCGGGTCAGCCAGTGGGCCTGATATGGGGGAGCTGTCGAAAGAGAGCCGTTTTCGGCGGACCCCGTAAACAAAGCACTCCTCTTCCCGCACGTTCCCGTCAGCGTCGGTCACCTCGAACACCGCGCTGTCGCCGTAGGTCACCCCCTCGTACTCGAGGTTCTGGCTGTTGAGTACCGCCGTCGGTTTAATCAAGAATGAGGTTGGCCGGTCAGTCGTAGGTAACGGATCGACGGTGACCACCTTGGTCCCGTTAGCCCGAGCAATACGGTAGGCCGTTCCTTCGAGCACCAGGAGATACTTCTCAAGCGACGTCGTCGGAACGGTGACCCCTGTCTCATAGCTGTACGCGTTCGTCCCGGGGCTCGCGGAGTAGCCTGCCAAATCGTGGGTTGTGTAGAGCACCGCTGGGAAATCGTCCCGATCAGGGTCATCACTCCGCGAAGCGTAGGCTAACCATCGACGCTGGAAGATACGTTGGATATCGAGGATGGCCTTGGCGTAGTCGTGCTGCCAGAGCTCGAGGAGGAGTCCTGCTACCACCTGGGCGAAGGCATTCCACGACGTCTCAATCTTGTCCCGGTCAGCGACGAGAGACCAGAAGTCCGATAGGTAATTCCAAATCCACCCCTCATCCGGAACAAAGCCAAAGGGGACCGCTGTCTCCTGAGCACTGATGACGACCTCAGCGGGCAAACTCATCACCTCGCCGTCATGAACCAGGAGCTCTACTCTGTAAGAGCCGGCGACGTCCGGCAGCATCGAACCGATGGAACTGATGCGCCCAGACCAATGATCCATCTCCCACGGCAAAGCAACAGTCTCTTCCCATTGGCCGGCGGGGTAGTTGCCCCCGAGATAGCGGTAGTGTTGCCGCGTGTCGATATCAAAAATAAGGTCGTCAGCTTCAGGGCTCGTGAAAGACCACGACCCATTCCACGTCGCCAACCGGTCCTCTTGACCTGTGAAAGCCCCAGAACCCGTAGCTACGACCAGGTATGTGGCGCTAATGGTAGGGCTTCCAGGGGGAGCAGAGACCTGCTCGACTACCAGCGTACGTTCGGTGGAGAGGAAGCTGCCGCCCCAGTTGAGCTGTTTGAGGGCTCGCCATTCAGCGGAGGCATCGCCTGCGGTGAAGACTTTTTCCGCCACCACGAGGAAAGTCGATTCGAGGTAGACAACGAGAGCACCACTATCTCCAACGTATACAAAGTCGCCCACGTCAAGGTCGTCAAAATCACCTGTGTTACCCTGTAGCTCATCTGTATAGCCTGACGGGTCAGCCGGTGTTTGGCCAGTCCCCCCGTACCACAGAGCCGAACTCTCAGGCGCGCTGAGCAGCGTCCACCAATAGTCCAGCGGCGTTACGCCCTCAGGGTCATAACTCTCTCGGCCATCCAGCCCTGCGTAACTCCCGATGACTACACGTTGGTCCGACCCTGGGACCGCAACGGGCCGAGCATTGGGGATGCGGGCCTCGCCCGACAGCCGAATGCAATCCAACAGGATTTCGCTGGGAGCCGCCGCTGTCCCGATAACCTCGACGACGACCCGGTCGACGATGCCAATAGGCGTCTCGAGCAGGTCAAACGTGTAGCGGAGCTGGTGACCGATAGTGGCGATCAAGTCTGTGCGCGTGAGATACAGGTGAGCCCGGCCCGTGGCAGCGTTACCCACGAGCCGCATGGTGTAGTAGTCGGTCGAGCTCGCGTCGAACAGCTCATCGCTGCCTGTCAGCGGCGTCAGTGGGCCTTCGCCGGTCTGTCCAATGGCCAAGCCCTGGTTCTCGGACAGAGCCACGCCAATACAGTTGCTATACCTGTTGTAGACGCCGAAGAACACACGGTTTGTGCCGAGGGCCGAGAAGTCGTCTGGGAGCTGCTCAGGGATGAACGTGACCTGCAGAGAGAAGCTGTCAGCGATGGTTGTATCGACGTAAAACCCGCTGGCCGCCTCATCATCCGAGAGGATGTTCAGGTCGTTGTTCCCGTCGAACCACAAGTGCGGCGCCCCAAAGATCCGGTAAGGCGTCGTCTCAGAGAAAGAGAACAGCGCGAGCATCGAGGCGTCAGTCGGCTCACAGAAGTCGAACACTTCCCACGTCGTGCTGGCCGGAAGAGCCGAACCAAACCCGTAGAGTGCGCCGCCGTAGAGAAATGAGCCGTAAGTCGCCATGATGCCTCGCTATAAAAGAAAGTTGTCCGTCTCGTAGAACCGCACAAAGTCTACGCCGCCGATCATGACACCTGGGGCGGCCGTTGAGTTATTACCAAACTCTAGGGCCACCATGTCCGGGGTGAAGTCCAACCCACTGTAGCTACTGAAGTGAATCCAGTTACCAGCAGATGTCCCCGCCCAAGCGTGGAAAGTGGTGTTTATCTTGTGAATAGCCACGTACTCCAAAGCCTGGCCCTGCGCATCTACGTCTGTGGCTTCCACCACACCGGAAATGGTACCCCCTGAGGTCTGATACTGACTCTGAGCCTGAACAGCGCCAGTGTCCTGTTCGTTGAGACACATACACACTCTAGAATTATACTCAGGTTTTCCCGCTGTAGCCTCCACAAGAGCTAAACCAACTATGGAGTCATTATCTACCGCAGAAGACACGTTGGTGTTGAACTTCATACGGGCAACTACCAGCAGGTTCGTTGGCAGAGTGTAAGCTTTGTATATTGAATAAACCTTGTTCCTACTAGGAACTTGGACCAACGCCCAAGATTGCCGACTGCCGTGTGCGTTCACTCGCACCACATTCCCAGAATTAAACGTCGTATCGTAGGCATCCACAGCGTCATAAGAAAAAGTACCATCCGTCGCGTCTTGGAGGTTCCTTACCCCAGTCCAGCCCGACAGGGTGGTCTCTTCAAACTCATCGTCCTCAACGTGCGCAGACGTAGGAAAAGACCAGAGATTCGACGCAACCCCCGAAGCCACCGCTGCTAAAATTTCTTCAGTCCCCGAAAACTTATACGTTACCTTAGCTAAGGTATCAGCGTTTCCTGTATACTTTCCGCCATCTTGAACCACATCGCCCGCACCCGCCAAGTTCAAGATAAACGAATCATTGGCAGCGATGGTTTGCTTCAATATCTGGTGCTCGCTGGTGCCATCATAGTAGTTGAGCACGACTGTTTCATCTGACGTATTGGTATTGTGGAATACGATGTTCTGCACGTATCCCTTACGCCCACTATCCGGAACGTAGAGGTCGCCCTTCGTCGCGGGGAGCTGCCCAAAAGCCATCGGTTTCCTATCCAGCTGCATAGCGACCCCTAGAGCAAGAAGTTATCCGTCTCGATAAAACGTATAAAATCCACACCAACCACACGGGGACCTGGAGTGGTATCGACATTACTCAAATGTACCCACAGCAAATCGGGGGTATAGGGCACATCTCCGCTGTCGTAGGTGGCGACATGAATCCAGTTTCCCCCAGCGGTTCCCGCCCAAGTATGGTAATCCGTCCCCACCTTGTGTATAGCGACGTACTCCAGCGCTTGGCCCTGGAAGTCCACATCCGAAGTGTTGGTATTACCCCCAGCCGAACCGGTGCCTGTCCTAAACCTGGAATTCGCCTTGACCACCCCCGAGTCTTGCTCATTGAGAAACATCTCTACGGTGTTCTTGAGTTCCGCAACCCCTGCATTGGCTAGACTTAGCGTTAGACCTGCGTACCCATCCTCTGCTGTAGCAGACGTTGCGCGTTGGCCAAATTTCATTCGCGCCCAGATGAGCATGTTAGTCGTCAACGTGATAGGGCGATACACGGCGAAGCGTCGATACGGACTGCGGCTAGGAGCTTGCAGGAGCATCCAAGACGGTCTATCCGCAGGATTCTGGTTGATCCGCACCGCCGTCCCCGAATTGAACGTCGAGTCGTAAGCGTCCACCGTCCCGGATGAGATACTCCCGACCGCAGGTGTCTCCACCTCCTGCACTGACCACGCTGCGTCAATAGTGTCTGTGTCGAACTCCATGTCCAACGCATGCGGGCTAGCCGGGGGAGCCCACAGGTTAGAGCTTACGCCCACAACTGAGCCTCCAGCAGACGCAGCATTTGGGGTCTCCTCAGTCCCGTTGACCTTGTAGGTGACCTTGCTGGCTGTCGTAGTGTTGCCTGTGTACTTCCCGCCGTCCTCAACGACGTCACCCGCCCCGCGGAAGTCCCAAATCAGGGTCTCATCGACGGCCAACGACTGGTTGAAAATCTCATACTCATTGGTGCCGTCGTGGTAGTTGAGAACCACCGTCTCAGCCGTCGTGTTCGCGTTGTGGAGGACAATGTTGTGTACCAAACCTTTGTTGCCGGTGGCCGGGGAGTACAGGTCGCCCTTGGTACTTGGGAGCTGGCCAAAGGCCAATGACTTTCGGTCGAGCTGCATCAGTCGGGTATCTCCTCAGTGCCAGAAAACTTGTACGTCACCTTGGACGCGGTATCAGTATTGCCAGTTATTTTAGCCCCACCCTCGTCGACCACCTCGCCCTCACCCCGCATGTCCAGGTAGAGCGAGTCCCCGGCAGCGATGGATTGGTTGAGGATGGTATGCTCGCTGGCTCCGTCGTGGTAGTTCAACACAACCGTTTCAGCCGTCGTGTTGGTGTTGTGCAAGGTGATATTGTGGATGAACCCCTTGCGACCCGTAGTGGGGACGTAAAGGTCCCCCTTGGTCGAGGGGAGCTGCCCGAAAGCTAGATTCTTCCTGATGAGCTGCATTGCCTAAGCTTCCTTGGTCCAGGGGTGACTGAGAATCTGCATCTCACCTACCCATGAGGTCGCAGCAGTCCCATTGCAAGTAAACATCACACCTGGATTTTTAATGGTGCCCCCCGATTGCCAGCTCGAGTGGTAGGCCGCCGAAGACCCGTTCCATGTCGTCCAAGACACCCCACCACGCGGGTAACCAGGTACAGCGATGGCCTGATTAATGACTGAAGCGTTAATTTGTGGGTCAACCCCAGTATCTGGATCTCTGAGCATGACATCAAATTCAAAAACCACCCCGGAATCGACAGTTTGAGGACCACCAGACCGAAGGTAAATTCCGGCCTCGAATATGCCCGAGTTATTATTTCCGATTTGCCAGGTTGTCTGGGTTGAAAACCAAGCAAATGCAAGCGAGTGCAATTCATCTTGGCCCGCCAAGTAGGCTATGGGGGCACATCCCGCCGAATATGGCCCTAGCCGTATTCGGTAAATGAACCTCTCGGGTAATGCTGGCAAATCGTTGATAAAGAACACTGCGGCAGCACTGGTAGCGGTTCCTGTGGTGTACTTCAGGACGTTCCCACTTGGCGCATCTATGCTGGCTGTATGAGGAGCGCCAACGGACAGCGTCCCATCTGGGGACCCATAGGTGTGATCAGGCGTACCGGCCCCATTACCAAACTGCGTGATATCTGTACCGTTCCACTCCCATAAGACCTCAGCTCCACCCCCACCACCACCAGCTATTTGGGCCGACGCCGTTAAATTCGATGCACTCCTGATACCCATAGTCGTTCCCTCAAGCGTTCAGGCTCATCGCGATGGCCTGCACGTAGTCAGCCGCCACGATAACGACGTCAGCGTTCCCCGTGGCGATGAACCCGGCTGTTCGCACCTCTGTCGTATCGCCCGACGTGGCTGTGTTCTCCACCACTACCCGGTAGACCCTGGCCTCTGACAGGATTTCATTCGTCGACGCAGACGAAGCCACGATCGTTAGCGCCTGCTCGAAGACCTCATAGGTCGAGGCGTCACTGGTCTGGGACAGCGTGGCCACAAGCCGTGGAGTCCCTGGTGTGCTCGTCGACCCGTCATCATAGAGTTTGACCTCCGAGGTGCCCGTCGAAGCGAAGGTGGAGCTGATGGCAGCCCGGAAGGTCACAGCGTTATGGAGGCCGGCGTCGAAAATTCCACCGCCAAAGGTCTCAGTGTCCGGAGAACCGCCAGCGCTGGTCAGCGTGTGGTTCTCCCCCAGCTCCATATAGGCTGTCCCCTCGTCAGGACTCGAAGCTGTCCAGTGGGTACTCCCGTTGTCCCAGGTCAACACCTGCCCGTCTGCGGGGGCAATAGACGCGTCAATGTCGTCGCCCTGGAGAGACGTAGCGTCGCTGGGAAGGTTCCCTACCTGCACCCGCTTCTTGTTGTTGCTGTCCGCCGAGTCCTCGATGAGCAGGAGGTCCGCTGCAACCGGAACGGTCTTCTCGGTAACCGCGGCAATCTCCCCCGCCGCATTGTCGTGGATGGCATCCGCATCAGCCCCACCGGGCAGGTTGGTTATCTGGACCCTCTTCTTGACGTTGGCCGCCGCCGAATCCTCAATAACGAGGAGGTCCGCGCCAACGGGCGACGCCTTTTCTGTAAGGCCGCTGATTTCAGCCGAGCCGTCCGTGTGAATGGCTGTAGTGTCTGTCCGGGGGTCCGACGAATCATCAAGCGTTGCATCCGAGACCAGCGCATTGACCTGAGCCAAGGTTGACGAGCTGTGTTCAGATCCACCAAGCGCATGTGACGCCGGGGTCGCAGCCGGGAGGTCCCCAATTGTAATGGACTTCTTGTTGTCCGAGTCGGCGGCATCTTCAATCACCAGGTAGTCTGACGTGGTCGGCGTGGCCTTGGCCGCAATGGCGGATATCTCTGCGGCAACGTTGTCGTGGATGGCATCAGCGTCCGTACCGCCTGCCCCTCCCATCGCCGTCCAAACAGCTGACCCAACAGTAGCTGTAGTGCACTGATATGAAGTGGAATCACTGATCGAGTAGCACTGGTCCCCAACCTCTACGGCCGCGTTTTGGATGGAGGCTCCGGACACATTAGGCAGTTCAGTTGGGTCTGAGACGTTCGACCACTGATTGTGTGTCTCTGAAGGACTTCTTAACGCCATGACGCCTCCTAGACGTTGTGGGCGACCTCGTTACGGTCCCCCAGATCCTCAACACCGTAGCCGGCTACGGTATTCACGTCGTTGCCAATTACAATGTTATAACCAGTATTTGCGGCCAAGTGGATAGCCTCGGCGGGAGTACCGGTACCGTAGTTCCTGATATGGTTGTTGCATACCCTCCAACCCTTGCACCAAGTCAAAGCAATACCGTACTCAGCATTGGACGGGTTGTTCCCATCGTTGTCTATATGCACATTCGAGATAGTCCCGGGCAACACCCCCTGGGCGGTAACTCCCTCTACGCTGATCCCTCGATTAGCAATAGCTGCCGTAACCTGCCCATTCAGCCGAGAGTTGGAGATGCTGGACTCACCTCCATTCGTTGACCACACTTTTTGAGTAATCCCGGTATGCGTGTAATTCAACAACTCCAAGTGCTCCGCCCACAGGCCGCCCCTGTCCACATAGACCGCGTCATAGCCCCCGGAGACAAGTATTCGACGCGCCCAGGCCCTATACCCTTGAGCCACAGCCAATCCGTAGAACTGAGGTGTGGTGCCCGTGCCGTCAGGTACAGAATCCATGAAGCAGTTCTCTATTTCAGTGTCATCCCCAAAAACCCCAATAACCCCCTTTATAACGGTATCAGCGGCGGTCCAAACTCCTGAAAATCCAAACTGCAGGCGAAACAGGTGGCTACGAATACCGGTGACAATAATGTAGCTCGCGATGGTCTGCGTCACAGTCGGAGCTACGATAGTGAACTTCATGTCCGAAAGCGTACTGAAATTATCCACGTCGAAAGCTCTGCCGTCAGTCCCGGTTGGTGTACTGATGATGGTCCCATCACCTCGCCCCGCCCCAGCAACACGAACATTCGCAGGAATAGAAATCTGGGCATTAGGGCCGCTCGCGAGGTTATAGGTTCCCGCTCGGACAGACACATAGTCTCCGGCCGAGGCCGCCTCGATAGTAGACTTGAGCAGCACCCCATCTCCAGCGTCCAAGACATCACAGTCTGCCAACGTATCCCCAGCAGCAGAGTTCCCGATGATGACGTTGGAGTGACGGGGTACAGTTATGCTACCGAAAGTAACCGACTTCTTGTTGTCGCTGTCTGCCGCATCCTCGATAAGCAAGTAGTCGGCCGCTGTCGGACTCGCTTTTGAGGTAACTGCTGATATCTCCCCAGCAACGTTGTCGTGGATAGCAGCGGCATCGGTGCTGGACAGACTCGAGATTTGTACTTTCTTCTTGGACCACTGCGTGGGGAACGGGTCCGAGTCCTCGATGAGGATCAAATCTGTACCTACGGGGGACACCTTCTCCAAAATAGCGTTGATTTCGCCGTCCACGTTGTCGTGAACGGCGTCGTTATCGGTGCCTGAGCCCCCAGGGAGGTTGCCTACCTGGACGCGCTTTTTGTTATTCGAGTCCGCAGAGTCCTCAATAAGCAACAGGTCTCCTGAGACGGGAGTCCCCTTCTCCGTGACCAGCGCTATCTCACCAGCGACGTTGTCATGAATCGCGTCAGCGTCGGTTCCACTACCCCCAGGCAAGTCCCCAATGGTGATGGACTTCTTGGCGTTGGCTGCGGCTGCGTCTTCAATGATGAGGATGTCGCTGATAGTCGGAGTAGCTTTTGCGGTCAGCGCAGCAATCTCACCTGCACCCTCGCTCAAGACCTTGGACCCGGCGGTGTAGACCGCCCCCAGGTAGTCGACATAGAACTTCTCTGAGAAGACGTTGTCGAAGTCGTCACCGACCGACAGGAGCTTACCCGAGGTGAAATCGTTACGGGCCGCTATTTGGAAAGCGGTCCCCCCATCCGCTTCGGGACTTACCGCACCGGAAGGACCCGCTCCGCTGATGTCTTCACCGAGGAGCTTACCCGTGGCCCCGATCCACAATTGAATCCTGCGTATCTGCTCATCTTGGTAGTCATAGTCGGCGGCAAAGACGGTATCGACCCCATCAGTCCGGTCCTCGGTACTGTCGACGCTCGTCGGCCAATCCGTATTGGGAAAGGGCATGGGCTCCCCTCAGTTGAGTTTGCCTAAGTATACCTTGGCGCCACACATTGAGGTACTCTCAGCTCAATGCCACACAAACCGGCCGACCAAAGCAAGCTCGCTGAACTGATCAACGACTACGAGGATGCCATCACCGAGCCTTTTCACCAAGAGGTTGAAGCGGTTACTCGGTTTAGCTGTCCCCGTTGTGGCGGAAACGTCCAACCCGAAGCCGACATTCAGCGCATGCTTCGCCAAGGGTCGACCCGCTACGGCCTCCTCAGCCGTTGCACCACTTGCGGCTGCCTCACTGAGCCTGACATGGGGATTATCGTAGAATTAGGTAACCTTGGGAGAGTTGAGCCCGCCATCCCCCTCATCCACCCCGACGACGAATACTAGGCTCGATGGACCACAATGAGGCTGGCCCCCTCAGCCGTCCCCTCATCATCCGGCAAAAACGCACTGAGACGGTCAGCAACCAAGCTGTCCTCTGACCGCTCCACGGTAATGCTGCGGTCCTCCTGGTAGCTCAACCCTACCAGCTCCACTGGAAGCCCCACGTGAGTTGCCCCTTGTCGGGTGAGGATCGAAATCAGGTCAGATGCCTCAAGCCTCTCCTCAGGCGCCACATCGAGGATGGCACTGGCGATATCTGCTCGCGCCGTGGCCTCTGTCGGCCCCTCAGCGTAGTTGAAGACCGCCCGCACAAACACTGGAAGCAGAGTCCTTACCAGAGGGTTCTGGCAGGTCACCCGCTCTTGCGTGCTGTCCACCAAGGCCTGCACGTTCTCAGTGAGGTCGCTGCGCTCATAGCTGATTTGATAGCTCGCGCCAGCGAGAGACTGCTCATTGGCTGGATCATCGAGTTCACCTGAGATGAGCACCCACGGCGTCACCGTGAGAGTGACCTCTTCCGCCATTGAGTATGAAAGCCGCTCATCGGCCACAGTCAGGTTGTAGCCCTGCGAGGTATAGCCCGTGACGGTTCCCCTCAGCTCGGCCGAGATGTTCCACGTGTCCCCGTACCCCTCGCTGATGCACTCCACATCGAAGTAGTACAGGCTCACCGCGTCTTGCTGGTCGGCCATCGCTGTAGCGCTGATGCGCTGCTCGCCCAACCGAGTAATAACGGCGTAGTGCCCCGTGGCTGCGTAGGTAGTGTAGGCCCCTGAGCCCAAGGCCGTCCCGTCGACGTCCTCCAGGTCAAGGGTGTCATCACTCAGCGCTGAAATGAACCACAGGCCCTTGTTTGGCGCATCGTTCGAGATGGTTTCACCAGCGAAGGTGGGCACCCCAGACAGCCAGGGGTTGTTCGTCACAGGTGTGGTGCCCATGACCACGTCCGTAACGTCGCTTCCATCTGCGCTGTTGTCCTGAAGCACCACCTCTTCAGAGGAGTCGATGCTGACGTACTTGGCCCCGCCGGTGTCCAACACTGCAGCAACGTCCCGAGAGAGCTGCGTGTTGATCTCGTCGACAATCTCATCGATGGTCAAGTCGTCGCTGAAGCGCACACGCTCAGAGCCCAAACCCAAATCAAAAAGCATCGTCCCGTTGGACGTCCCATGACTCGAGGAGCCCATGTTCTTGCTCCCCACGATGGGGGCGAAGGTGATTTCAACTCGATCACCAACCGCCAGACTGTGAAGTTCAGCGTACACCGCATTCGTGGTGTCGTGGTTAGTCATCGTGACCTGGGCCGAAGCCACTGTCGTCTCGAAAACCAATTTCGTTGCGTCAGTTGGCAGAAGCCGCCGTCGAACCTCCGGGTCCGGCCGAAATCTCCGGGAGACGCCAGAAGAGGTCACCTCAATGAGCGTGTCCGCCGAAGTAACCGAGAACGAAACGGGGTCCCGGAAATACAAACGGAACGACCCATAGCTCGGCTCACCCACGGCGTACTGCATTGCCGCATCATCCCAAGCCAAGTCCTCCGTCAAAAGCAACTCGTAGTCGGTCAACCCATTGGCCGCACCCGCAACAGAACCCCCCACGCCGCCCGTGGCCACCGTGTAGTAACCCGAGTTGTCTCCAGTCAGGATGTTGACCAGGTCCCCCGCCCGGACGCCCAGGTCGTAGTAGTTCGCGCTGGTCAGGCTGCTCGTCAGTATCCTGGGGTTGGTCGACTTGACCACAGCCACAGTGTCGTTGGTCACCGTCGTATCCGAACCGGCTTTTGCCCCCCGACCAGGATTCTGGAAACTGAAACTCCGCGCGTCCACAGGGTGACGGTAAGGAATGAAGTCTCCCGTGGGCTCAAGGTCAGCGTCGAGCAGCTCAACCGAGGTCACCCGAGCCAAGGGCAACTCCACCCCCGCAGTTTGCCGTCGCACTACCTCGTATTGAATCGGGCTGGCCGTCTGGCCCAAGGTCACGTTGAGGAACAGGGTTGAGCCTGAAACCGTCGCCAACGAGTAGAGGCCCTCGTCGTCGCCGTTGAGGATGCGCAAGAAATGGTCGGTGGTCACCCCGTAGTCACCCCACACTGTGCCCGCCGTTGTGTCGACCAGGTCAGACCCAGCAAAGGTCTGGAGGTCTGTCCCTGCCACCAAGACCTCTTCCGGATCGTTGAGCGATAGCGTCAGATCGTTATGAAGCTCATAGAGGACGCCCGTGTCCGTAGTGCTGAGCGCCTCAGGCAAAGTCACCGTGAGGTTTGGGCTGGCATAGCTCGAAGCGATAATGCGATACGTCCCCGTGTCCGCCCCGCTGACGAGCCGAAGGACTGTGGTCCCCGCCGCCACCACATCTGCGACGTCCTGGCTGACATTCGACAGGACCACAGTGCGGGCCGTGGCCGTCGTCGCCGCTCCGGGCTCTCGAGAAACGGCCGTGTCCCCGGCCACCTGGTCGAAAGCCACCGTCTTGTCCTCAAAGCTCGAGCCAATGACGTAAATGTCGGTGCAACCGCCGACGTGGACCTCATCAGGCTTAATCGTGAGCTCTTGGGCCTCCGTTGGGTTGAGCAAGCCTCCCGGCACACCGTTGAGGAGGATTTCGCGCTTGCGAACTGTGTAGGGCACCGAGGACTCGCCAGAAGGGAAACGAAACGCAGCGCGTAGCCCCGATGATATCTCAAGCTGTGTTGCGCCTTTCACACTACCAAGCTGATAGTCCTCAGGCCCCGTCGACCAGAATGCCGTAAGCGTGTAATAGGTCAAGTCCGTGCCCACTGGACCTAACTCCGTCGTGAACAAGGCCCCCGCGGAATCGAAATAGGGGGTGTACCCATCGGCGTCCCCATCATCGACTGTCGCACCGTCAACACCCCACACCTCAATCGCGCCCAAGCTGCCGCCTGAGATGACGTCCCGTTGCATCTCTTCATCGCCGAAGCCGATGACCTGGAGAATGCGGAGCGCGGGGAAGAGCTCGAACAGACGACTCACAATACCAGACGAGGTGGTGAGGCTCCGCTCACCAATGCTCTTCTCCGCCCGGGTGACGAGCTCGACCGTGGTCTCTTCGTCCTGGCCCAAGCTGGCCTTGCTCATGTTGGTAACACGGACCGCGGCCGGCATGTTGGTCATGCCTAGGATCTCAGAGGCACCGATGTTGTACGCCGCTCCGCGCCCCTCAGCCACGTAGTCCGCATCGAAGTAATAGAGGTCGCCGTCCTGGTTGAACAGCATAGCCTCACTGGTGATGCGCTGAGCCCCCAAGGGGACGAACCGTCGACCCGAAGAGGTGAAAGCCACATGGAAGCTGCCCAGGTTCACGCTCGTAGCGTGCTCGAAGTAGAGCCGCACTCGAACCCTGGCGTAGTCACCCCCCAGACGCGTGACAAACACGTTGGACACCAAGGAGTCCGCCTCGTCCTTGTTGAGCACCGTCGGGTCCAGAAGCGTTTGCTGCCGCCGAATGGCGCGGATTTCACGAATGAGAGGTTCAAGGAGCAACTGCATCGCCTTGACCAAGAGGTCCTTGACTGGACTTCCCTCTCCTAGAAAAAGGTCTGGATACTCCTGAGAGAGCCGCTCGGTAATGAACAGGTCAACGTCCATCTCGAGCGGGTCAGGCTCAAGGCGGCGAACGAGAGGCTGCACCACTTGAATGTCCGCCGGCGTCCCTGTCTCAAGACGAATCGTGGAGTCATAGGCGCGGAGCCGTTCTTGGATGAGGAGCTCGAGCTCTTCCGCACTCGACATAGTTACACCTCCAGCGCCACCACCGAGCTGGCGAGCGCTTGGCTGGCAAGGTCAATCTTGGTGAACAGGGCCCCGGCCTGAGCGTTAAACTCCGCTTGGAGGAGCCGGGCATAGAGCAATCTCTCGTCAGCATGCAGATGGGGCTGCCGACTTTGGAGCGCCATGAGCTGCTGACGAGTCCGGTCGACCCCCACTTGAACCGCAGCGACCATACCGCCGGCTCCTTGAATGTTTCCGCCCCCGCCGACCGCCCGCAACACCCCACCCCCGATGTTCGGAGCGAAGGCGTCGGTCCCTGGCGTTTGGAGCAGAATCTTGAGGAAGGACTGCACGAGCCGCTCCCGGCCCGACACGTACCCTGGGGTATTGCCGATGGCGAAGGTGATAGTACTCCGATCCGTCCGCGTCAGGCGCTGACTGATGGCCTCCACCGTCTTGATCGGGGCGCCCTCCATCACGGTCGGCACTTGAGCCAGTATCTCCGTCGCACTCACGATCACGATGCTGGGCGAGGGACTATCGTTGATATAGAGCTCGTGCACGTTCGACAGGTCGCTACCTCTCACCCGCACCGTCCGAGGGGAGAATCCCACAATGGGTTCCACCGACGTGACGGGGAGGACGTCTCGAATTTCAATCACCCTGAGGTCAATCATGGCTCGTCCTCCTCAAGAGCATCCGTCGGCTCCGTACCGTCCTGATACGTGTTGGCCGTCCCTTGCTCACTCCTGAGCTCGAACAGCTCGGCCGGCAGCTGAAGTGCTTGATCCACCGCAGCAATGACCTGCTCTTTCAGCGTGGTGACTCGAGTAATCTTGGAGGGGCGAATATCAGAACGGTCGACAGTGATGTCCTCAATGGCCTGAGCCAACACCTCCTCAAGGGTGATAGAGGCCACTGACCGTGCGTTTTCACTCCCTCGGACAGAGGCAACACCGTCGGCCAGGGTCGCTCGTAGTCGGTCAACTGTACTTCGTTGATTTTCGGTGCGCTGGTCCTGGTCCTGTCCTGGCATCTAGCGCTTGCCTCCCCGTGCTGTGGGCGTGTACTCGAGTTCAACCGCGCTGGAGAGCTGTTCTGGATAGGAGGACAGCGGACTGTCCGGCCACTGTTCTTCGTCCTCTACCTCAAAGGCTGGGTTGTCGTCCTCTTCATAACCCACCATGGCCCGCTCAAAATTGCCCTCTTCCTCGTCGTCATAACGAGTTGGCTCGTTTACATCGGCTGTGGCCACCGTGTTGAGCTGCGTCATCAAATGCTGACTCTTCGACGCCCCCTCACGTGACAACCCCAAGAAAGTGCCCAAATCCCCCTGGAGCAACAGCTGGCGGGCCCGGTCATGCCCGTGCTCTTGCATCACGCGGAACGCCTGCCTGACCACCGAGGGCTGAGTCACGCTGTAATCCGTGAGCACCGTCTCCAAAGCCGCCAACTCGGTATCGTACTCGTCCAACTTGGTCCCCACTGCGATGACCTGGTCTCGCGCCGGCTGTTTGTTCCTCAGCTGCGGCAGCAAAAGGTTCCCGATGACGGACAACGTGTCGTCCTCAAACGTGGTGAATCCGCGCCTGAAGGCAGCAAGGGCCAGAGCGAAAGCCCGATACGCCTCCTGAGACCCGCTCTTGATGGTGAACCCCGTGGTGAGCGAGAAATCTGAGTCAACCGCGGTCACTGACAGCAGCCCCTGGTCCACCTGACTCACCCCGGTCACCGTAGCTACCAAGGTGCCTGAGACGTTGTAGACGGTGTCGCCCGACCGAATGGAGTACGGCCGCAAATCCAGTGCCGTCCACCCCTTCACCGGGTCATCTATCTCGATGAGCACCGTAGTGGTCGTCCCCGTCACCCGGGTCAGCGCAAACCCGAGCTTCCCGTCGGCAGAGGCCGCCGGCGATTGCACCTGGAGGTATGTCCCCTCCGTGGTGTCCAGCGACGTCAGCTTGAGCCGCTCACTGATGACCGATACATTGAAGCGACTCGCTGCCGTCTGGTCTCTCAAGTCCCGGTCCAGCGTCAATGTGAGGTACGGAGTCGAGTACGAAACCGAGTCCACGGTGTACGTGCCCTGGTTGCCCCCCGTAGCAATGGCGGCCTTGATTGTCGATACGTCCCACCCGGTCGACGGGTTGAAGGTACCCACGTCAAAACGCAAGGTGTTGGACCCCGTCACCTCGGCCGCCCGTGCCTCGTACAACGTCGTCCTCAAGCTCGAGGCCACCGCCTCCGCAGTAAAGGCCGTATTCGCGTTGAGTACAGCGAGGACCTGCGACATGGGGATGTCGCTCTGTCGAGACTCAAGGTACTCGACGAAACCCAATTCCTCGAGCGTCCGCTGACTGACCGACTTCGAGTCACCGCTCAACCCATCAGTGGCGATACGGATCAGAGAGCCCTCGCCCTTGAGCTTGCTCTTGATTGTGATGCGGTCACCAGTAGAGACCGCCTCAAAGGCTGTCCCGCCCGCCGTGTTGATGTCGTCTCGCACCTCATCGGCCGTTCGTTCGTAGTCCGGCCACACCCCGGGGGTCAGCGTGATCGTTGTAGTCGTCGCATCATCGTTAGCATAGAGCTTCAGTGTGTTGCGCTGGTCAGCCCCAAACGAACGCGTCCCCGCAACCTCTCCGGAAGGCCCATCCAGCCGCCAAGGCGCCAAGTCCGTCGCATCGTTGAGCCCACTGACCACACTCATAGACCGCTGATCATACTGGTCGGGCGGCGAAGGGTTGATGTAACTGATCCGCACCCAGTCTTGACCACCCCCAGTCGTCGCTATCGCAAAGACGTCGCTCAACGCGCCATTGATAGTCGACGCAACCTGAGCCGCTGTCTGATTGGAGCCAAAGGCCACGGTGTGCGTAGCCCCGTCCACCATCAGATAGAGGTTGGTCCCGTTGACCGAGTACGTGCCTCCCGACGTGATCTTCTTCGTAAACAGCGCCACAGGGTTCGTGTTCGCTGAGACCACACGGAAAGGCTCAAAAGTAGAGCCCACGAGCTCCGCGGCCTCAATCCCGACCTCGTTGTCCGTCGCCGAGACGAGGTCCACGCTTACCGTGGTCCCGCTGAAGTCAACCTCGAGCACGTCACTCGCCGCCTGCTCAAGCGGCCAAGGGGAACTGACCGACCCTGTGATCGAGGGCGGGGTGGCCGGTGTCGACGCAGTGAGGCGGTACCCGGCCGTCACCTCTATCCGCGGCTCTGTGGGGCTCCGTCTCTCTTCCAGCCGGCGAGCAATAGCTTGACCGCCCAACAAGTCCAGGAAGTACTGCCGCATGACCTCGCGGGAACCTGCGTTATCCAACGTCTCCAACGCCTCAACGACGTCACCTACCATATCGTCGAGGCGCTCAAGCTGCGTCAGCGATAGCTTGGCCAAAGCCTCTGAGCTCACATAGGCCTCGAAAGCGCCAGCCAAGTAGTCCAGCCCGTCCCGCAGTGTGGCGTGGCTCCCCTGAAGGGCCCTAAAGTCTGAGGCAAGGCTACGCTGAACAGTCGTCCGAGCTTTGACCACCTGGCGGCCCTGGCCGCTGTCTATGGCCGCCCCAGACTGGACCGTCTGCTTAGCCATGTCCTGCAAGGCAATGTCGACCAACCGACGGTATCGCTCGAGCGGCCTCGTCCCCACCTTTGCCTGCGCCGCCGCTGTCACTCGCGCTCGACCTACCGTTGTCTTGGCCCTGCGCAAGACGTCGAGACGTTGAAAGGTCCGATCCTTGGTCAGGAGGTAGGACACGTCCTGGCGCAAGTTCGCCACTCGGGTGCGCTGAGCTGAGACCTGCGAGGCCCAATAGTCGGCCGCCACGTCAATTAAGGCGAACACGGCGTCAGGCTCGTAGTAGAGCCCCGTCAACACCAATTCACGGAGCTGGCTGTAAGTCGAGCTCGTGTTGCGCCCTTGAAAGGCGTTGCGGGAAAACGTCAAGTCCTGTTGGGTCAGAGCCGATAACGCCGCCCGCTTTTCTGCTGTCGTGTAGCCCATTTTGATCTGTTGGTCGACATTACCACGGGGGCCCAGTAGAGGGCGAGCAGCCTACGCCACCATGACCGAAAGAGAATCAAGGGTCACTGCGGGCACTGTGACGATGGTCGTGTCCGTAGACTCCACCATAATTGTCGTTGACCCAACGGCCCTGCCTGTAACCACAAGCTCGCCGTTGCTGATAGCCACCGTAGCAATATCAGTATCACTTGAGGTAAACGTGAGAAGCGAGTCAGCCAGGTCATGAGTTATCCCTGTGGTATCAGTCACAGTGACCGCCACGTTTGCGCTGTCACCCACGGCGACCGAGACTGACGTCGGGTCGTAGACCACGGACCCAACCACGGGGAAGAGAAGGTTGACCAGGTTGACGGCCGTCGAATCAGGAACAGTGACACAACGCTGGTGCTCAATTGATTGGAGCTCAACCAGGTATTCCCCCCCGCGGTAAAGATCAACTTCAAAATATCCGGATGCGTTCGTGGTTCCATAGAGATGGAACCCCAGCACCCCATATCCATCGACCAAAAGAGGGTTCCGCTGGAGTCGGAAATGAAGGTCGGCATTAACCAGCGAAGCTCCAGAAGCGTCCTTAAAGAATCCACTTGCCCGGCATAGGCGGGGGTCCGCGGCCACTGGCAGGGTGAAAGTCTGGCCTTGTACCGTAAAGTCATTAGTTGCCGAAGGGGCTAGCGACGCCGGGGAGTAGATGTCGATAGACTGCGGCGTGGCCGAGTCATCCCCCAGCGTACTGTCAAAAGCAACCCCCGTCTTGCTGAGCCTCACCGAGTACGTGATGGCCGGGTCGTCCCCGTCAACCGTCACCTCAGCGTAAGCATCACCCCCCACCAAGGAGGAGTACTGCTGCGTGACGAAGGTACCTACGTCATCAAAAAAGCGGACGAGCACCCCCTCCAGGGCGCCGTCGTTCTCATCCACAGTATAGACACGCACAGTCTCGGGAGTCGCCATCAGAGCCTCGATTCAGAAGGGCCGGTCGCCGGCGCCCCGCGCCGCTGCTTCCGCTATGTAGGGGGCGCTCGTGGGGTCACCGTACGCATAGATGCCACGGTCCTGCAACGCCATATGCATCCGGGCCTGGGTCATCTGCCGCTCACGCTGAAGGAGCTCCCCCCGGCGCTGGGCCTGCTGCATTTGGCCCTCCATCTCCCGCTGACGAGTCTGTTGGACCAAGCGCTGCGCATCCCGTGAGGCCTGCTTGCCCCGATGCCGAAGCAGCGCAATAACTGCGCCGATGGTAACCACTCCCGCAACGGTCGGACTAGGCATCAAGACCTCCGGACTGCGGCTGGGATGGTGGGGACTTGCAACTGGAACAGGTCATCCGCCGCAGCCACAGCGCCCAAGACGTCAAACTCGGTTCCAGTAGTCGGCACAGCAATACGCCGAATGATCCCAGTGTCGACCACAACGACGTCCACAATTGCCCCTTTGACAAGCGTCACCTCCGCATAGCCCGCGCTGTTTGTCGTGGCCTCCACAGTACCGCCCAAGATGCCGTATGTCTCCACCACCAAGGGCGGGACCATAACGTGATGGAACACCACATCCTTGTCGGCGTAGGGCTGTCCTGAGATGTTGGCTAACCGAATCTGACCCGTGATGAGCGAGCTAGCAGTGAGGACGGACCCAACGGACCCTTGCACCGCGGTCGACAACGTCGAGATGCCGCCGCTCCCCGTGTTGTAGTACTGGGTCTTGTACCAGTAGGAGGCGTCACCGCTCTGGTCGTCGTACTCGTAGCGCGTCTGGCCTAAGGCAAGGGTGATGTGCTGGTCCAACCCGTTGACCACACCCACGGTGAAACCCAACTCGGTCAAGCCAGTGCCGCCGGTTATCTCGAGCAACGATGACGTGCCAGTCGTGTCCGACGTAAGCAGGAGCTGGCTCCCTGAAGCTGAGGCAGTGACCCCCGTGGTCTGGTCATTGACCTCATCGACCACAGAGTCGATGTAAACCGGATTGGCCGTGGCGAAGGTCACCTCCTGCTCCGACCCCCCATCGATCTTGAACTTCAGCGTGAGGCCGTTGAGCGTGAAGGGTGCAGACTCGGTGCCCAAGAGGAAGGCGGCACTGGCCGTGTCAGCCGTGGTCAGCGCATAGGGCCCAGCCTCATCGACCTCACTCCGATACACTCGGATGACGTCAAAAAGGGAAAGGACGTTCGTCAGGTCGGTAACATCAACCTTGAGCTTGATGATCGCCATCAGAACCGCCTCTTCTTCGCGGCCTCAAGATCGGCCGCACGAATAGCACCCGGGGCGAGGCCGTAGAACGTGCCCCCCATCGCTACGTCAGCGGCAAGGTCTCTCGGCGAGAGAAGGCGGCCGACCCCCTTGATTCCCTGCTTCAAAGCACCAGGATCTTTGATCACCCGCCGAACCAACCCTGTCCCCATGATGAGGCCCGTCCCGATGCCCACTCGACGCTTGATCTGCCCCGGGGTGAGCCCTCGACCAGCCACGGACTCTACTTCATCAGGCGTCCGATCCAGCTGACGGGCCACAGCCCTTATGTTGCGCCGCTCGCTGCGCGTGAACTTCTCTTCGGCCAACTTGTCGAAATCAACAAGGAACTCTCCAACAGCCGTCCCCTGACAAAATGCCAACGCCCCTTGGGCAATTTTGTTCATGATCACTCCTCGTCTGCTGAAACTATCACTGGTTTCAGGGGCGTTGCAGCAGCAATCGCTGGAGTAACGTCCTGAGTCGACGGGCTGTCCGTCGCACTCTCTACGAGCGGTGCCACTGGATTGGCCTCAGCCACCTGAGGCACAAGCTCCTCAGCGTCCGGCTCGAAGTTGGCCCTCAACGTCGGCCGCACCTCAACCACAGTGATCGTCGACGGTGCGTCGCAGGTGATGGCCTGGATGAAGTCCTTGGGTGGAGGGCAGATGTACCCTCGGGTCGCGATACACGTTGCGTGCATTCTCTACTCCTTGAGCATCCGGTACTGCCGCATCTTGCCCACCGCCTCATACTCCGACTCAATCGTGTAAGTCGCCACCAATCCAGTTGTTTCAGCTCCACCGTAGGTTGCCGCCTGAGTATTGGCCTTGCCATCGTAGATGCGCAGCCGAGCCGTAAGTAGTTGATTGCTCTCGTCGAAAGTTGTGTTGTCGATGAAAGAGTTCTCGTGCACAAGTCCGAGAAGGCGCGTGATCGACACCGCCAAAGCATCCACCGAACTCCCTGAGACAAAAACCTGCTCAGCCTCCCGGCTGTAGACGATGCTCTCTACGGTGTGCCCCACATCGGCATAGACGAAAAACTGCGCTGTATACGTCCCCACCGTAGAAGGGACCCAGCTCCCCTCATACCTGCCCTTGGCCTGGTGAACCAGGTCTACCGTTGCCGTCGGCGTCCCCGCCCCACTCGCATAGACCTCGGCTTGTGGGTAGAAATTGCCCTCGCCGTTCTCGAGGACCATTACCAGTATAACCGTCTCACCTACCGTGGCTGGTGTGGACATTACTCCTCCCGACAGGCAGGCGGTACCTCAAGCCGGAGCTGTAGCAGTTGCCTGCGCATCAACCGTCGCTGACCTACCGAACTCTCACTGCAAAGTGCTGAAAGGTCATCATAGCGCGCTGGCGTGCGCTGCTCCAGCGCGTGGCGAAGTTGTTTCAGCTCTTGATTCACTGCGCGCTGGTTACGCATCGACGAGCTCTCGACCTGTTTTTGCAGACGGTTGTACTGCTCTTTCTGAACCGTCTCGTTGTATTCCACCCGTTGGGCCAAATTGGAAAGAAGCCAAACCCCCGAACCGGCTGTGGTAACAATGGTTAATACTAATCCTATCACCACCTTAGCCCACTCCCGGCGGGTTTTATGGATATCCTTCACGTCGAGTTGCAGCGTTTCCTGATCCCCAGACACCTCCGTGACCATCTGAAGCGTTTTAACACTCTGGCGACATTCAGCTTCGATTCGAGCAGACACGTTCCGCTGCATCTCCTTGAGCTGATCGATAGTGGAGGTACGGATACACCGATGGCCCTGGTCTATCTTGTCCTCAGCCTTTGCGATGCGCTCACGCACTGCCTCGAGCGTGGTATCAAGGGCCACTACATGCTTGCTCGTCTCGGTCACATCCTTCTGGATATTGGGCAGCTCCTCCACGCGAGTACCCACCCGCTGCAGAAGACGGTCAATCTTATCAATACGTTCAATAATACTCGAGCCCTGCTCCGGTGTAGGTGTGAACACCGGAGGCGGCGGTCGCGACTGCCTAGTCATATTTTAAGGTTAGCACCCCGAAACGCCATAATGCGGCAGACGATTTGCGAAGCCAGCCCCAGCGCCTCCGCTGCGCGAGCAATTTCCGCCGTCGCCTCAAGAAAATCCCCCCGAGCAGCGTGGTTGTAGTCGATACCGTAGTCGTCGCCTGCTAGAAATTCGAGATTTCCACACCAGCAACGCAGCCGGTCTGACTCGCGGTCTAGCTCGTGGAACAACCGTTCGAGTTCAAGATGGTTCAACCTAACCCCCTCATCCCTCAAGGACCACAATGGAAAATCGCCTGCTTGATTTCAACCTTACCCCTATGGTACCCCGTCGACAGCCAGGGAGAGAGCGGAAATGGCAGAGAGGAAGCAGTGGCCAAGAAAGTACGCTGCTCAAACGCATCGACGAGCTGCTCCGTGCTACAAAGAAAGCTCACCAACGGGGTGGCGTTCGCCCGCTGGTCAGGATGCAGGTAGGACAGAAGTTGATGGATTACATTCTGAAGGGTGTGTGACTCCGCACATGCGCAGGGTAGTGCCGACCGTCAAGACGCGCAGGTAGGCAGGGAGGCCTACCCCCTTCTCCCCCTGAGTTTGGGGAGCTTCCCGGTTCAACTCCGGGGCTCAGGGGCCGCTGTACACTCCACGGGGGTCAGGGTTGGCAGCTCCACCATTGCCAAACCCCCTTTCAAACCGCACACTCGTCCCCATCAGCGAAGAGGAACATCGTGGATCGACGCATTTGCTTCTACCATTCCGCCGATCTGGACGGGAAATGCTCCGCGGCTATCGTACAACGCTACTTCGGCGCAAAAAACATCGAGCTCTACGGATTCGACTACGGCCACCAATTCCCCTGGGAAAAGGTTGACGGTGAGACTGAGGTCATCATGGTCGACCTGGGGCTCCAGCCCTTTTCCCAGATGCTCGAGCTGAACCGTGTGGCCAAAAGCTTGACCTGGATTGACCACCACAAAAGCGCTATCGACACCTACCTCGCACAAGAGGAACGATGGCAGGGGGAGCTCCAAACAGACCGGGCCGCCTGTGAATTGGTCTGGGAGTACTACCACGACGACCAACCCATACCCCGGGCTGTCTTCATGCTTGGCGTCTACGACACCTGGCGCTGGCAGGACGTGAGTGGCGCCCTCGAGTTTCAATACGGCATGCGCTCTGTCGAGAACGCCCCATCAGGCGCCATCTGGGATTCCCTGTTCTGCGCCGGCCACGAGGTCAACCTAGTCACCGAGAGCATCATCAGCGCCGGCCGAAACATCCTGCGCTACACCAAACGCCAAAACGCCATCTACGCCAAAGCCACTTCGTCCGTGCTGCACTGGGAAGGGCTGACATTCATCGCCTCCAACGCCCAACTCACCAACAGCGCCCTGTTCGACAGCGTGTACGACCCTGAACAACATGACGCCATGCTTACCTTCGGCTGGAGGAACAACTCCTGGACAATCAGTATGTACGCCCCCAAAGAGGTCTGCGAAGAGCGAGGCTTCAACCTGGGGGCCCTCGCCAAAAAGCACGGAGGCGGAGGTCACGTCGGAGCGGCCGGCTTCCAAGCCCCCCTTCTGCCCTTCGACCTCGTGTAAGGAACCAAGTTGAAAGCCGACCTCCAACGCGCAGCTACCCTCCTCGGCGTAGCTGTATCCACCACCTCCGACAAACGAGTGCTCATCACCTTCGATAAGTGCGTTAGCTCAATCGAGATGAGCCAAGAAGACGCGCAGGACTTTGCCCTCTCCATCCTCGATCAGGTCGAGAACGCGGGCCAACAACAACAACTCAACTAGCTAAAAAGAAACCGGATGCCAAGCATCACAGCAGGAGCTGAACGTCGTCTGCACGGGACGAACAAGTCTTGGCACCCGGGTGGTCACCTTAGTGCGACCTGGCCCGATCCTACCCTGATCGAGAGAAAGGAAAACCTGCGCCGGACAGAAAATCAATCAAGTAGCCGCATCGACGCGATAGCTACGAAAAGGGCACCTACGAGGAGCACGAAATCACGGGGTTCAAGCACCATGGCGGAAAGTCTACACAATCAAATCAGAGTCTTGTAGTAACCAACGAGCGCGTCAGCGATGTCCTCCCAATAATCGCGCCGAGCCGAGTAGGGCAGCTCAAGCTGAACGCCAGTCGAGCTGTAGCGGTTGACAATGTTATCTGGGTCAACCCCAGCGTAGCTGTCTCCCGCACCGACCACAGTCACCGTGTAGCTCCACGAGATGGCATCCAGGGCGTCCTTGACATCCTCCTTGAAACTCGTGGAGGCCCCGCCACCGACGAGTACCTCAGAGCCGCTGTAGCCGTGCACAGTGACTGCGTAGTCATAGGTCCGACCCGAGAGGTCATTCAGGTAGCCGAAGTTGGCCTCGTTGATGTCAGTCGACGTAATGTGCCAAGCGTCGAAGGCCCCGATGGCGTCCTGATGACCAATGCAGTACCAAAGGCTCGCGTCCTTCGAGTTGGTTGTGACCAGCCCATCGTAGAACCGGGCGGCGAGCTCATCGGTGTAGCTCTCAATCGCACCACCGTGAGGGGCCATGATCAACATATCGGTCTGGCTCGAACTTGACTCCTGCTTGAACTCGCCCATCTGGTCGTTGTCATTGAGCCAACTGTCGGTCTTCCCCTGCAACGCTGTCCAGGGGTCGATATAGGCGTCAAAGGCATCGGACTGGTCAAACCTCTGCCGGCCCGACAACCTCATGCGGATGTCGTCGTTATCCGTGCCGTCTTCGTAATCAGAGTGAATCGTAACAAGACCGTACTTCGAGGTGGCCCCGTACACCGTCAACAAAAACTGCTCCCCGACGGCGAGCCCCTCGGAAACACGCAGCTCATCATCGATGGTGCAGTTCTCCTCCGTCAGATACTCCAGCATCTCCGTCTTTGCTTTGAGGACATCGATCTTCGTTCCCAAGGCGAACCTCCCTATTCCTGGGGTTGTCCCCCCAAGATCTCCATCGGATGGTCCGCTGGAAACACAAGTCGCCCCAAACACTAGCGCCGCAAGTGCTACAAATCCCTTCATTTCTCTTGTCGCCTTCTCCCCCCACTGGTTTGGTAGAGATTTCATTTTACAACACAGGGAGAGGGCAGTGGTATGGACTATTGGCCCGATTGGCCGGCGAAGGACCAGCCGGTGTACCTGAGCTGCACACCATGCACAAAGAAGCTGGTAGTACACGTATCCCCAGCGTCGTCACCCAGGCGGTCAAAGAAGAAGCTCAGCCAGTCATCGTCTTTGGAGAAATTTGCTGCGGCCAGGGTCAGGTCGAATCCGTAGGGCTGATCCCCGATCTGACTCGACACGTCGTAGTTATCCTGCTCGTTGTGCATCGTTTCAAACGTTGTGCCGATGGCATCACCTCGCCAGTAGAAGTCGTAAGCAACCGCCCGATTGGATGCTTGTGTGGCACTAACTGTGTAAAGGATACGGAAAGTTAGATCACCAGAAGCGTAGTTCTGCGGCACAGGCAGAGCAGTGCGGAAACCCTGCGTAAAACCATTCTCCAGCCGAATACACAAACGATCGTTGTTGCTGTACCAGCTCCCCCCGGAGACCGCGAGGTACCCCGCTCCATAGGTGGCCTTGCACGTGGTCTTCTCGAGAATGGTATCGCCGAGGACTATGATTTTGCCGTCATGGTGGAACTCGATATCCTTATCAGCTGAAGAACCCCCATCCCTCAGCTGGATACGAGCCTTGCTGTGCAGCGTGCCCGACGACGGGTCATCCCACCGAAAATGCAATGACCCCACATCCCGAAGTGTCCCACCGTCATCATCGAGTTGGAAATAGAGCCCGGTGCCGAATCCTGCATCAACCTCACCACTACTTCGCCGAGCCAGCCGCAACAGGCTCGTAACCGTCGATGTATCACTCGTCAACTCTTTGATGGTGGCGGCCTTCGAGCTGCTCACGGTGCCCGTCCCAACCACTAGGGCACCAGACAGATCCTCACTGGGCTCTGAGCCCGAAGCAGCGTTGCCGATATCCGCATAGGTCAAGCCCGCCACCTGGGCTACAAATCCCGTACTACTCGGCGTACCGCCCGCCGTCGTCCGGTACACACCATAGGACGTCGCACCGTCAACCGCTGACCAAGAAACCTCATTGAAGTTCGTAGTGCTGAGTGCTGCGTTCCCATCAGTGATCTGCGTCTCGCCAGAGGCTAACGTCTCCCCCGTATCGCTGAAAGCAGTGACCTTGTACCCCCACGTTGTGCTGCCTGTTGTCCCTTGAGCGGAAACTGTAGGTACTTCCGGGTCGGACAAATCCTCTACGATTAGACCACCACCCCTACGAACAGTCCCAACCGAGGAATACCCCTCATGGGCGGCCAAAACCACATCCAGCGCAGTGATCTCACCCGCTGATAGCTCGGAAACGAAATACACCGAACACGTACCAGATTCCGCGTTTATGAAGTCTAAATCCGTAGTAATTCCAACGTCACTCCCAATCTCCTCAGTCAGCGCGCTCAGGGCGACAACTCCACGTTTTGTTTCAGTAGTGATGTCATACGTACGGGGCTGTCCATTGCCGCTAGCCATCAGCTCACCCTCCAAATCTCCAGTCGCGCCCGCCGGATGTACGTTGTGCCACCCGTAGCTGCCCAGTAGTCAAGATCGATATTGACCGATGCACCCGCCCCCGTCACATAGTAGAACCCTCCGACAGGATGCCAGTTGCTCACATCCTGCGGCTCCATCGTTGCCTCCATAATTGATGTCGTGTCGTTTATTTGCACGCGGTAGTCGGCGTTGGTCGAGCCTGACCCGTGCTGCCACTCAAAAGACCACCCAATTCGGTAGACGGCGGCTGATACTAGCGTGCCCGTGGTGAGACGCACTTTCTGCACTGGCGTGGTCGAGGTCGTCGACGACTGACTATCGCTGCTCGTCTGCGAAAACCCAGGACTGACCCGTGCATCAGAGAGTCGTGCGTCATTCCCCTGACAAAAAGTCCCTGAAGCCGTTCCGAATGCAGGCAGCCCGTGGGCGTGATCAGACCGGGCCAGGCTCGTCGCCGACCCCTCCCCAGCAGAATCTCCGGGCGTGATGGACGCAGCCGTTGCCGTTGTCACGTCGTGCTTGTGGTCCTGACGGCTCGCCTCCGTGGCCGTGCCCGCCGATGCTGCCGCCTTGGTGACGTTGACGGGAGCGGTGTCAGAGAGGTCAATATTGGACTCCCCGGCCACCGTCACATTGACGGTGCCGGTCTCGGTCTGTGTACCCTCCACCGACCCGACAAAAGCCTCAAGTGTTGCCCCGCTTGCGACACTCCAAGCCGTGTCACAGTCGATATGGGTCACGCAGGCACGGACTGTCCCAGTCTGCACATCAATTCCGGTGGTTGCGCCAGCACCCACATCCTCAAGCTCCTGGACTATCGCATAAACCCCCCCAGCGCCCCCCGCTGTGACAAGGCCCCTACCGTCCCCGTTGATGTAGATGTCCCCGATAAGAACATGAATGTGACCATCACCGCTCGAATTGTCGTGGATTGCGTCACCGTCCTCCACTCGGATGTAATCAAGTTCTGCAATAATGACGCTATCGGTCCCATCATTTTTGATGGCATTGCCGCTTCCAGTGCAAGAAATACCCGACGCCTTTACAGAGCTTGTCTCAGTGCCCGACGACTTTTTGACAGCCGTCTCGCCAGCACCAACGCGAATCTGGAGAAAATCAATTCCCGAGTAATCTTGAAGGGTTACTTCTCCGATAATAGTGGCCCCGGGAGCAGTCACCAAACAGTAGCTATAGACTGTGATATCTTCGACGTACCCCCCAGCGTCAAAGCACTGAATACTGAAGGCATTGACCGAAGACGGCGTCTGGGAAAGCGCCTCAGCTAAAGCGGCCCCGAAAGTCAAAAATGCTTCTTCTAGCGTCTTGCCGCTATTCGAGTCATTCCCGTGTTTGCCCACATAGTAAATCTGGGCCTGGTCAACCAATTCGGTCGGATGAACATGGTCAGAGGCGCTCGACGTGTTGGCCGTGCCTGTCGCTGCTACTCCAAGAGCTTGGGGCGCCGTCGTGTACTCGATGGCTCGGAATCCGAGGATATTCACCCCGACATGCCCATCAGAAGCGTCGACGCTTAGTATCACTCCAAGCGCCTGCGTCACGTACGGCCCGGGCGGAGGGGCACCCGCTATAGCCCCGGCAGTGGTGTGGGACACATAAATCGGCTGTTGCGCCGAAAACGCCGAGGTATCCACTCCGTCCAGCACACCGACAATTATCAGGGTACCAGTCGAGGAGTCCGTACACTCCTGGTCGATGATGCCGACGGCTGGCAGAGTCGAGGCAGAGTCCGCCTTGGCCGCCTCGACCAACGCCCTGGAGTTATCGTGGTCGTAGCCCGTGGCGTAGACGACAGTGCCAACACTCAATGTGCCCGCCGAGGTCTTCCGGCACTGGATACGCACTTTGTTGAGCTGGGCGGTTGCCCCGGCATCAAACGTAGCCCAGGTAATCGGGTCGTCTTTTACCAGCCAGTTGAGATTATTCGTATCGAGGTCGATTGCCACCTTGCCGACGTCCGCCGCAGTGAAGCCGGTAGCCGCCAGCCGAGCCGTAGAATCAGCGTAGGCGTACGCGATAATCGTGTGGACGCCTTCGGTCCTCGTTTGTGCGCTGTGAAGTAAGCTCATCCCTGCACCACCATGTGCCCGTCCCCATTGGTCAGCATCCCCCCTAAGTCAGACACAAGCGGAGAGACCAGATCAAAAGTCGAACCGTCCAACGATGCTAGCACCTGACCAACAGCTGTAGCAGGAGGCAAAGCCCCAGAAGCAAGCTGCGTCAAAGTGAGCGGGGTTGTGTTCTCCGAGTCCTTGAACGTCATCCTGTCAGATGAGTCCCTCGTCCACAGAACACTCTCATCATCGGAGGTGTTGTTCTGGATGAACACCCCACGCACATCAATGTGATCCTCGTTAGGGTCCAACTCAGTGGGCGTTGTGTCCAGCTGCGTGCCGTAACCGGGAGTCTCAAACTTGAGAGGATAAACTCGGTCAGCCATTCACCGAGTATACTACGGAGCGCGGCGACGACCCATGTTCACGATTTGAAGAGCCAGGTCGTTGGTGTTGAGGCCGTAACCCATACGCACGACGTAGCTGGAGCCTGTGGTGGGAATCGACGTCGAGAGCACGCCGGCAGCTCCCATAAAGTACTGAGCTCCCGCAGTACCCGTGCCTCCCAACACACCACGAG